TGTTCCAGATTTCTTTCCAGAACCTTTTCTTCATTCTTTTCCATCTTTTTTTTTTTAGAAGTGAAACAATAAATGTGGTGTATCTTAGGACTCGAACCTAACCTCCAGCCCAACAGCCAGTGTGCTACCAATTACACCAAGATACAAAGACAAGTTACACATAGCAAATACCTACCAACACAAAGCCAATATCAATAGCAAGAACCTGTTACTCCACCAAGAACAAGAACATCCCTCCATCAGTCAGACTTCATAGGGTTGGTTATTTTGGAATAACAGACTATCTAATGGCTGAGCATTAGATATATCACTTTTCATTAGCAATTATGTATATTCTATGAATAAGAACAGATACCTGCTATGTATATTCAATAAGGTTAGGGATTAATATCCCAAGTCCTTATTTACTTGCCCAAAGAGTTGATAGTATTATAAATACCCAACAGTGAGTTAGGTACCACAATCTTCAACTTGCTGTACTCTTGAGACTTCTCATCCTTCCATGTCTTGAAGGCTCCTAATACATCTTTGAGTTCAGCTTGGTACTTTTGTGAAGCAGCCATATACTCTGTGTTCACCTTGTTAGTGGACTCATTGATAGCCTGCTCACAGCTGTACTTCATAGCATTCAGCTGAGCCTGTATTTCTCTGTGCTTCTTTTGAAGTTCATAGAATACATTGTCTACTATAGCTATGCTTGTAGTAGGAGTGTAAGTGTAGATAAGGGCATCCCTACCTTTACCATCCACTTTATGAGGATGACAAATCTTATCCTTTAACTCCTTTCTTGCGTCAGATAAGTGCCCATCAGGATGGATATACTTGCCTAATACAGCAGCCTCAGTCTCTAACTGATAGTATCTGTTCCTCTCCTTGATAGGAAGAGAAGCATAATACTCTACCTCAGTCAATACATGACCATAGTTAGGAGTTTCAGGCTTAACCATTCCATTCTCCTTACACCAATCCTCAAGGCTGATAGTCTGCAAGCCCTTCATCAGATTCTCCTTAGCTTTGATGCCTTCTCTCAACCAAGCTATAAGGGATTTAGCCTGTGCTACTTCCTCAAGCAATGATTGTAAGCTATCTAAAACTTCGGATGATTCCCCCGTCTGGATGATGTTTGCATCTGCCAAAGTACCTACCAATGCTACTCTAACATCAAAGAAGCATATATTATTCAGTTGTGTTTCCACACCCTGAATATACTCCTTAGCTAAGTTAGCAATATGGTTAGCACTTGTAGAAGTTAAGGCTACTCCTTCTTCACCTTCTTTCTTGAAGAAAACTAAATCCTTTTGCATATCTTACTGTTTTAGTTATTCATGTAAATGTTTTAAGTAATCCTTATCTAAGTCAGGATGTTTGTGTATTAAGAATCTGCAACTTATACACACTATCAGGTGAGCTACACCTTCTGCTGCTATAATTCCTATTACAATATCCTGCCACTTAGGAAGTGAGTCCCAGCTTGTCAAGAAGAGTATAAGAATGAGCATGGTTATCCAAAAGGTGCTACAATAGATGCAGAATCCCAATGGATATGCTATAAAATGTAAGAACCTATTGCCACTCTTAACCATAGGTACAAACACTTTACTGTACAAAGGATAGAATATCATATCCTCAACCTTCAGGCAATTCCTATAGAATATACCTAATAGTCCACCTATTACTCCCAATAGCATGAACTCAAACATTAATACATAAAACATACTTTTTTTTTTAGTTAATACTAAGATTATTTTGTGGAGCATAGGGGACTCGAACCCCTGTCTTACCAACCTTTAATAAAAGAATTACACATGCTTACTACTTTTTAATGTGGTCAGTTACCCACTGGGTCTGTCTGGATTTACAGCATTTCCACCACCTTATTTTATTGTCCATAAACAAGGAAAAAGTTGAGTTACCTTCTGCGAGACCACAGCCTATTAATGCTCTTAAAGTCGGACCCTCAGCCTTAGTCTTCATTCAGGCTTTGCACCTTTCTGTTTCCAAGTAAGTGCTACTCAGCCTATTTAGGCAGCAACTCTATAAGAAGTATTGCCAGTTATTGTTTTGATGTCTTTCCATCAGTCTTTGCATGTTCTCTTACCAAATAATCAGTAATCAAAACCAATCATGCCCCATTATGAGATAGGAATGCAGTAGGAGTCGAACCTACATCTTGCTCTCATTGTTTTGAAGTGGTACCACGCTGCTTTACCATTAAGCTATACATTCCCAATGTGATTCCCCAATTGCTTTGCTTCTTTTCTAAGAACAAAGTACAAGCTAAAACAAGAAACTATGGCTTACCCATTAGCACCACATTTTCAGTCATTTTGCCCAGCAGAGTCAGGAAATAGTGGTTAAATAGACATTGTATCTCCAGTGAGACTCGAACTCACAACCCACAGCTTAGAAGGCTGTTGCTCTATCCAATTGAGCTATGGAGACATCACAAAAGGTCAGATATTCTCACGAACCTCTGACCTGTAGTGACAATATGTCACCCGAACTAAAAATCCTTTACCTAAAAACAATCAAATTACCTTATATGAGTAAATACCTTAGTACTCCCAACAAGACTCGAACTTGTGTCTACTCTTTAGGAGAGAGTTGTTCTATCCACTGAACTATGAGAGTATTTATACTGCCTATCTTCACAGACCAGCAGTACTTGTTATGAATTTAATTCTATTAGTCAAATAGACTCTTTACTCTTTTACCCAAAATCTTGACTGCTTTGATTGCATCTTCTTGATTCCTGAAATACACAACACCTGCATACTGTACAGTATTGTGCTGATATACACCAACACCATTGCAAGTATCAACTACAGGACCACATCCAGCATTGAAGTTGCCAAGGAAATATCCTGTATTGTTTGTGGTTTTCTTCCAAGAGCCATTGAAGAACTTAGCAATGATTGCCAAGTCTGCAAGTGTATTGTACTTCTCTGCTTCATTAGCAGGAACACTGGCACAGAAGCATGTATTGCATACCTTGCTGTTGATATACTTGAGATTGAACTTCAATTCATCCTCAGTGTATGCACTCAGTGCTAATGTACGCAATGTACTATTACCACTATTATACCACTCCATTGCCTGTTCAAGTGTTACCTTGATGTTTCTTTTCTCTTCCATGTTGCTTGTTCTTTGTTTGTCAATGTCAAAATCACTTCCTGCTAAGCTACCATTAACCAATCCAGCAGGCTGATTGATAACTTGCCCATTTACTTTGGTAATATAGATGTCTTTCAATGTTATTCCTTGCTGAACTCTATCAGTATCACAAGTAAATCCTACTACCATCATCTTACCAGTGTATCTTGGGTCTTCTACCATATCATAGAGAGATACAGTATCATAGTTGCATAAGAATTTATACTTCTTGTAGGAAGATACCTCATTGAGAGATACCTTCCTGTCTGTGAAAACTACAATTATTGTTCGCATGATTCTTCTCCTGTTATTTTGTTAAACCATTTATAGAGAGTCAATATTTCAAATTCCTCTTCAGATATTAGCTTATAGCAAGTATAACATAATACTACACATACAATGATTGAGTGTATAAAATATCCATTGTCATAAATGCTATCTACTCCTGATATAAAGAGCATAACTGCAAAGGCTGTTACCCATAGTAACACTCCTTTAAGTATAAGCTTGAATCTTTTCATCTTTCTTCTGTGTATTTACAATTCTCACACTCATGTCCATCAAAAGGCTCACCACAGTTAGGACATATAAACTGTTTGCCATAGTCACAAGCAATGGATTCTTCTACCACTTGCTGTGTTTCAAGTTCTAATTCTGCCATATTTCTAAAGTAATAACTTGAATCTACTTTTGTTGTTTCTCTCTGTTCTTCAAATGGCTCTTGTGGTCCACAAGAACATACCATAATTGATAGTAATAATAGAATGTATTTCATTTGCTATCTCCATTTACTGCATCAAATATGATATAAAGAAAGAGTAGGCTTAATGGTAAGCCTACTAATAAGTATATGAATAAATCCATCACTTCTTTCTTTTATATTTGTAGAACTCTTTTCTTGCTTCTCTGCCATTAGGATAAACAGTCTTTATTATTCTTTCTCTTGTGTGAATAGTTATAGACCATTCAAAGGCATGTTGTCCACCCAGAACTATTGTTCTCCCATAGACATCTACTATGACTTCTCTTATGAAACAGTCACAGTTTTCTCGGTGATAAGTGTATTTTCTGCTCATTTGATTGTTTGTTTATAGGTTGATAAAAGGAAAGTATAATGGACTCGAACCATTACTAAGGTGTTATGACTGCTACTGTATTTCAAGGCAACTTCATTCATCCTTTGTGCTACCATTACACTAATACTCTCTAATTCCTAAATCATCTAAAATATTAGTTGCTGTCTTTGATATGCCTTAATTCTGACCTAAATATATTTAGTTTCTTATAACCTTCTTACTCTTATCATAGTTCTAAGTTGAGCCTATTCCTTCATACTCACTAAGCTATTGGTGTATATTCTGGGTGATGAAATCACTCTTTTCAACCTCACACAGTCCTTATGGGTGTATGTATCTTTACTTCTATGATGCAATTTCAGTAGCACTCCCAATATTATTGGTACTCAATTGAAGACATTTAACAACAATTAATATGTGTTTGTTTGATTGTTTGCTTGTTAGAGTGTAGTTTTGCATATAAACTGTAACAGTAAAAACAGTCATACATTATTGGATGATTGTTCTACTAATTGTTGATTATGATGAGAGGTATTTGTGGGGGTGTGTCATAATGTCACACATCTGACAATATGTCAGTCCATACTATTAACTCTCAATAAATCAACAAGTTACATTTCAACACAAAACAAGGAAGATAGGACATAAAGTGTATTCCACACTCTATTATCCTATCCTACTTACTCAATGCACTAAACTTCTAAATACTCTACTTACCTTTCTAATCCTCTTGTCAGGAAGAGATGTAAGTAGAGCATATTTCATCTCACTCTATACATTGACAAAGTTAAATCCTATTACATATAATATAATGTGTAACATATCTTAGAGTTATACTAAGAGCATATTAATGCTTACTCATATAACCTTTACACATAAAAACTATTAATGTTCAAAGGATTAAACACTATTAATGCTTAGAGGAAATAAAAAGGAAAGCAGGCATAAAGCCTGCAATCCCTTAGAAGCTTGCCAATACAGGTGCACCTCCCTGACCTTCCTCATGCAGAAGCCAGAAGCTTGAACCATCAGAGCCTGTGACATTGCTGAGCATAGGATGAGCTGGAATGCCTTTGACTGCAACTGCACCTGTCTTTGCACCATAGGTGAAGAAGAGCTTGCCTGTCTTAGGATTCTTCTTCACATCAATGCGTGATACATTCATTTGTGCCTTGAACTGCTCTACTGTCAGAGTGTCATTGAAAATAAGATTCTTTTCCATAATGGTAAAATGTTAAATTGTTAATAATAAAATTGTTTTAGCTACGGGGGTAGGACCCCCTTGGGCTAAGTGATGGGGAGGGTGTGGTTGGTGTAACTACCACTCATAAAAATATCACAGAAAAAAAAAATTAGAAAAAAAAAATTAGAAAGTGGATAAGGGGGGGGTCAAAATCACCCCTATACTAATTAGAAAGGTGGAGAAAAGCAGTAAAAAAAAAAGAGAAAATTATTTTTCCTATAAATTTTTCATTTATATATTTGCATATATCAAAACTTTTATCTACCTTTGCATCCCAGTAGAGGTTAATGGTGGATTAACCTTTCACCCATGAGGTTAAAAAGTAATGGGTTAGAAGTTGGGTTAGTACTCTCACACTTACATAGAGAGGAGGTTGTCCCCAATACTACTAAAATTGCTACTATATAAATTAGATTGCATGGGCACATCCACCTGAGAAAAGGCACAGGGAATCATGCTATAGGGGTATAATCAAGAACTGGTCTAATGAAGTTAGTAGTTAAAAGGAGATTAGAAATAACTCTTATGAAGCCATAACAAAGCTTCAGGGATATTACTATATACAAGAATGAAGAAGATAGGTAATTACATTAAGGATTCTATTAAATGGTTATGGCAGTTTCCACAGAATATGCTTGCTCTATGTATAGAGGGTGTATTGTGCCAAGCTGCATATAGAGAAGGTAAGGCAGATGGTAATACTATTATAGTGAATAGTACTCTACCTTCAGCTATGTCTTTAGGAGATTATCTCTTTGTGAATCCTATGTCATCACAAAAATCCATTCAACATGAATGTGGTCATAGTAAGCAATCTGATATATTAGGTCCACTATATTTGATAGTAATAGGAATCCCATCACTACTACATAACATAGTACATTATCTGTGTAGTAAGATAGGAATTAAATGGAACTATTACAGTTTTTATACTGAATCTTGGGCTAACAAGTTAGTAGGAATTACTTGAAAGAATATAGATAAGACCTAAAATCAAGCCTAACTTTACTCCTTCAAGACAAGAAAATGATACTTGAATTGAAAATAATTGGAGAAAAGCTTGCACAATTCAAATATTTTGCTTACCTTTGCAGTGCAATTAAGGAAAATTGGTTTTAGGAAATTTCCATTTATTAGGAATGTTACTTTAACCAGTTGTTTAAGGTAACATTCCTTTTTTATTGCCCCATAGTGTAACTGGTCATCACATGAGATTTTGGCTCTCATAATATAGGTTCAAGTCCTATTGGGGTAACAAGTAATAGAGAAGATGCCCTCTTAGTACAATGGATAGTACATGAGTCTTCTAAACTTAGAATATAGGTTCGATTCCTATAGGGGGTACTAAATGTTGGGTTAGACGAAGTGGTTAAGTCACCACACTTTCAATGTGGAGATTATGGGTTCGAGTCCCATACCCAATACAATATGGAGCTATCTACTAATGGTTAGGTAACTGCCCTCTCAAGGCAGAAATTTGGGTTCAATTCCCAATAGCTCTACAACTTAGGGTGTGTAGCATAGTGGTTAATGTGCCTGACTGTCAATCAGGAGATTGGGGTTCAATTCCCCCACATCCTGCTAATCCACTTTTAATCTACTGAAGTCCTATCCTACAGAGGTAGGTAGGCAAATGGAGAGGTAACTCAGTGGGACTGGGAACTGTCTTGAAAACAGATTGAGCAGTAAAATGCTTGGGGGTCGGGACCTCATCTCTCCGCAATAATAGGTGTTCTTTGACATATTGGTGAAGGAAAATGGAGAGTAAACCTAAGAGGTCTTAGGGACTGTCTGCTAAACAGATTGTACCAGTAATGGTATGTGTTTCAAGTACACTGCTCTCCGCAATATATAGTAGTAGCCTAATTGGTGGGGCACTGCATTTGGGATGCAGAGGATGCAGGTTCGAGTCCTGTCTACTATACTAATGGGGTTTGTGGTGTAATTGGCTAACACACCTCCCTTGCAAGGAGGAGTTCAGGGTTCAAGTCCCTCATTCTCCACACTATGTTTTCATGTTTTCATAATGTTGAGCTTTTGCTTGAACCCTCTTTTGGGCAGTTAGAGGTTAAAGAAACTGCCCTATCAATGCTCCTTAGTTCAGTGGTAAGAATGCTTGGCTTACATCCAAGAGGTCATTGGTTCAAATCCAATAGGAGCAACATAATGGGGATGGAGCTTATATGGTACAAGCTACTGACTGTTAATCAGAAGAGAGTAGGTTCGAGTCCTACCTTCCCCGCAAGAACTTTTGCAAGAAGTTCAGTCAAGTAGCTTGCAATACTTGATGCCATCATTTCTGAAAGTTCTCTGAGTGCAATAAGGAGAAGTAATCAATGATTTGGTGTTTTGTAGGTTAGAGAAGTAGTAATCTCACCCCACTGCTAATGGGGAGACCAGTGGTGCAAATCCACTACCTACAGCTAATTAATTGGGAAGTAGTTCAATTGGTAGAACACTGGTCTCCAAAACCAGCAGTTGTGGGTTCAACTCCTGCCTTCTCAGCTATAATGGGCATGTCTTCTAATTGGTCAGGAAGCTACTCTGATAAGGTAGTAATGAAGGTTCAAGTCCTTACTTGCCCACTCTAATTCCTTGTCTCTAAGGAATATATGTTGATGTACTTCAATGGTAGAAGGCTGCTCTCATAAGGCAGTAGTTGAAAGTTCGAGTCTTTCCATCAGCACTGTGTTAGTATTTTAATTGGTTAGAAGTCCTGACTGTGAATCAGGAGGGTATGGGTTCAAATCCCATCTAACACCCCAATATACTCACATAGCTCAGTTGGTCAGAGCAGGAATCTTATACATTCAAGGTCAGGGGTTCAAGTCCCTTTGTGAGTACTATCTTGGAGTACCAGAGTGGCTAATGGCACAGACTGCAAATCTGATGATTCGTGGGTTCAAATCCCACCTCCAAGTCTATGAGTTATTTAGGTAAATTAATAAGTAATAATACAGGAGTTTCTTCAAAGAACTTCTTCTTAGTAGCAGTTACTTTAATAGGCTTAATTTTGCTATTAGTTCCTGCTGTACTTCTTATAATAGAAGTATGTTATAATCATACTATACAGACAGACCTTAATGGTCTTGCTGCTTATATAGGTGCTGTTGCTGGAGTATTTGCATCAGCAGGTATTACTAAAGCATGGTCTGAAAAGTATGAAAAGAAATAATGCTCCTATAGCTGAATTGGTTAAAGCACCTGTCTCTTAAACAGGGGACTCAAGGTTCAAGTCCTTGTGGGAGCACAACCTCAACCTTGGCAAATATTCCCCCAAAGCATTGATGGTGGATGCTCTGGACTTTTAATCCTGAGAGTAAGGTTCGACTCCTTATGGGGGAACATAACATATTATTAACTCCAAATTTTAATTGTTATGAAAAAGGTTATTTCATTAATTAAGAGAGGTGCTAAAGCATACTTTAGACAAGCTGCTAAGACTTATGCTTGGACACCTACAGGAACTATTCCAGTTGGAATATAGTTCCTTTGATGTTGGAGTGAGTAATAAATATATATGGGAGTACTGCTCAGATGGTGGATGGGCACCAGACTGTAAATCTGGCACATTAGAAACACAATAGGTTCGAGTCCTTTTACTCCCACTTCAATAGAAATCTTTGTCCTTGACTTATGGAAGGTGATGTGGGTAGAGACACAAATAAGTCTTATGGGTGCTGGGCAGGTATGGTTACATTGCGGAGGACTGAAAATCCTTAGAACAAAGTTCGATTCTTTGAGTACCCACTTATACTCCTGTGGTGGAATTGGTAGACACACTTGCCTCAAAAGCAAGAGCTTGAAAAAGAGTAAGAGTTCAAATCTCTTCAGGAGTACTTATAATGCCCTCTTGGTGGAATTTGGTAGACACGCTGGATTTAGGCTCCAGTATGAAGTAATAGTAGTGTAAGAGTTCGAGTCTCTTAGAGGGTACTAAAAATAATTTGAAAATAGTTAGGAAAATATTTGGTAGTTCCAATTATTTTGCTTAACTTTGCACTATCAAAATAAGAGAATATGTTTGAAGAAGATAGCCTATTTACTCCAATGGAATCAAGCAGAAGTACAGAAGTATCTGGTTCTCAGTTCTTTATTAACTTCTTAAATCAACTTGAAGGTTGGAAGACCAAGTGTAAGAACTTGCATTGGGCAGCACCTAAGAAGAATATCCATGTATATCTTGATGAGTTTCTTGATATATTGTCAGATTATCAGGATGGTCTTGCAGAAGGATATATGGGAATACTTGGTAAAATGCAACCTAATGCTATCAAGGGAACTCCAAGTGATGCACTGAATGCTTTTGACTTTATAAGTGAAGTTAAGTCTGCTACTATTGCATTTTATGATAAGATTCCTCAAGAGACTATTTATAAAGGTATAGCATCTGAGTGTGAGACCTTTATTCAGAATATCAATAAGTATGACTACTTATTCCACTTATGTGATATAAGACCTTACTAATGACAAAACTGAGAAGTAGAGAAGTATATGAAGAGGCTATAAGAAACAGTCTTAGTATAGCACAGGTATGTAGATACCTGCATATAAAGCCTGTAGGAGGGAATTACAGAACTATACATCAAGCAATTGATTTATACAATATAGATACTTCCCACTTTACAGGTCAGGGATGGAACTCTGGTGAAAGATATTCTCCAGTAGTTAAGAAATTCCCTCTTAGTAGGATTCTTGTAAATCCTTCAAGATATAACTCAAACAATCTAAAGAGAAGATTGCTTTCAGAAAATATAAAAGAACATAGATGTGAGAGATGTGGATTGTCCGAATGGCAAGGACAAAAGATACCTTTAGAGCTGCATCACAAAGATGGTAATAATAGTAATAATGAAATAGGTAATTTACAGCTCTTATGTCCTAATTGTCATGCTCTGACAGACAATTACAGAGGGAAAAATAAAATGGTCTAATGGTGGAACTGGAATACACAAGGGACTTAAAATCCCTCGCCCTTTAGGGATTGAGGGTTCAAATCCCTCTTAGACTACAATGCCTCCTTAGTGTTAATGGTTTAGCAAGCCTGTCTTGTAAACAGGAAGAGAGGGTTCAAATCCTTCAGGAGGCTCTATAATGTAGGTATGGTGTTAGTGGTTAGCATATGACATTGCCAATGTCAAGGGGTCAGTTCAAATCTGATTATCTACTCAAATGCAGGTATAGTATAAAGGTTAGTATGTAACACTTCCAATGTTAATGTGTGGGTTCGATTCCCACTATCTGCTCAAATATACATCGTGGGGTAGTGTAATGGAAACATGCAAGGCTCATAACCTTGAGAAGCAGTAATACTGTGTTGGTGGTTCGAGTCCACCCTCCGCAACTAATTTAGATAATATGGAAGAGATAGAAAAGGCAAAGATGACAAGGACCAAAAAGACCAATGGTTCAGAGGTTCATCAAGTTATGACTGCATTAACTGATACTACAATCAGAGGTATTGTAAGGTTAGCCAATGAGGAAGGAATTAAGAGAGAGGATATAGTTTCTCTACTTAAAGAAAATGGTCAGTTTGTATTAATCTACTTTAGATAAAAACATTATGGAAATGGAAGAGCAGAAGACAATAGAAAGACCCTTGATGAGTGAAGAGGAGTTCAAGGATTATATGGAGAAGAATAGAGTAGATATTGTGGGAGATTTCTATGGAAAAGGTATTCTTCACCTAAGAACTTATGAAGCAGTAAGCAAGTTCAAGTCTGTAAGGAGAGCAATCAGAAGAGGTCATGTATCTCTTGATGGTATTATCTTCCCTAAGAGACCCTTCAATAACAAGGCTAATACTTGTAAGAGAAAGGGACATCACAGTAGGACTATTAATGAAAGAAAGAAGATGATTTATGAGCAACTTAAACACAGAAAATCAGCCTAATGATTACAATGAAGTGCCAGTATTATACTGCAAGCATTGTCTATCATTGAATATTAGGAACATTCCGAGAATGGAGGATTCAGATTACTGTGATGAGTGTGGCTCCACTGATATAGGAGAATGTTCAATAGAAGAGTGGGAGACTCTATACAAGAATAGATATGGACATAAATTCCTTGAAGAATATTAACAACTTAATATAAATTAAAATGGAAGAGCAGAAGGGAAAGGTTGTAGAGATGCAACCAACAACAAAGGAAACAGAGAGACCTGAAAAGATGTCTTATGAGCAGTTAGAGAACATAGCTCATCAGCTTAGTGAGCAGGCTAAGCAGTTATATATGAAGCTGCAAGCTGCTAATATGGGTAACATGTTCAAGAGACTTGACTACTTGTTTAAGGTAGTAGAGAATGGACATATGTTTAAGCAAGACTTCCTTGAGAAGTGTATTGCTGAGATTGAGGAGCTTATGACAGTTCCTGAAGAGGTTGAGGAAGATAATAAGGAAGAGGAAACACCAGATATTAAAACTGAAGAGTAAGATACATGATGAAGAAGGCTAACAATATAGTTAGAATCCCCACTTCATTAAATGGTAAATTCTTTAGATATTGGTTTGAATTTTTAGAGCCTTTTCATAAGCTAACTGATAGAGAGATTGATGTAATTACATCCTTTGTCAAGCAAAGATATGAACTCAGTAAAGTTATCAAGGACAATGAGATACTTGATAAGGTTACAATGAGTGAAGATACAAAGAAGAAAGTAAGGGAAGAGTGTAATATCACTCTCCCACACTTTCAGGTAATTATGGGCAAGCTAAGGAAGAATAAAGTTATCATTGATGGTAAGATTAATCCAAGGTTTATTCCCAACATTGATGAAGAGACTGGCACTTTCCAACTATTGTTACTTTTTGAATTGAAATGAATTATCCTGATATAATTGGTAAGGTTTCTGAAGAGTTGAATTTACCTAAAGAAGTGGTAGATAAAACATATAAGGCATTTTGGTTATTTATTAACCAATCAATACAGTCCTTGCCATTAAAGGAGAATCTTAATGAAGAGGATTTTGCTAAGTTAAGAACAAATTTCAACATTCCATCACTGGGTAAACTGACTTGCACTTATGATAGGATGTTAGGTATGAAAAAGAGACTCAAGTTTATTAAACAGATAAGGGAGAAGAAATGAAGAAATTGTTTATTAGTCAGCCCATGAAGGGTAAGACAAATGAAGAAATAGAAGCTGAAAGAGCCAAAGCTGTGGAAGAGGCTAAGGCAGTACTCAATGATGATGTAGAAGTGATTGATAGCTTCTTCAAAGATGCACCAGTAGATGCAAGACCTCTATGGTTCTTGGGTAAATCAATTGAGCTATTATCTGTAGCAGATGCTGCATATTTTGCTAAAGACTGGGACAAATATAGAGGTTGTAAGATTGAGCACTCTTGTGCTGTAGAATATGGTATAAAAGTTATTGAGTATGTTGAAGGTTAAGAAAATAAAGCCAATGTTCACTGCACTTATCACTACAATGGATAAGTATGAACATGATGTAACTACAAGAGGTGGTCTAATTGATACTACTAAGCAGCAGGGTGGATTAAAAGAATATCAAACTGTACTTGCAGTAGGTAGTTCAGTAAGAGATATAAAGGTAGGTGATATAGTGTGTGTAAACCCTACAAGGTTTGCAGTAAGAAAACATCAAGTAGGCACTCTTAAAGATGGAATTGTAACTGACAATCCTGTTACTACTTACAATTTTGATGTTGTTGAGATGGATGGAAAGCAGTGTCTATTGCTACAGGATAGGGATATTGACTTCATTATCGAAGAGTATGAGGAAGTTCCTGACCCAACTCCTTCACCTATTATTCAACCAGAGAAGAAGAAATTAATTGTATAACTCAAAAGAGTGTATCAGGAAAACCAATCCTAATACACTCTTTTTTTTTTTACCAGACTTTATGTTGAAATTATTCAAATATGAGGGTTACAAGATAGTAATATCTGAGGAAGCCTTTGCTCTTAAACCATTTAGGCAGATATGGCAAAGAGACAAGACTGTTAATAAGGATAAGGCTATTATGGAACTTGGCTTCATATACTTCTTTTGTGACCCAAGAAGTGACTATCAATACCTTGTAGATGACAAGGAGAGAATGGAAGCCATTAAAGAGGGAGAAGGATTACCTCCTAAATGGGAACCAGACAGGATAGTAACAGAAGCAATGGAATTTTATAAATCATTCAAGCCAATCTCTGCATTACTCCTTGAAGACACGAGGTTTATGGTTAATAAGTTCAGAGCAAAACTAAGAGAGCTGGACTTTGATAGTCTTGAGGTTAAGGAGTTTAAGGAGATTACAGCCATTGTGAAACAGATTACACCTCTCATTAGGGATTTGGATGAGGCTGAGAAAGCACTTAACTCTGAAATGAGGAGTTCAGGTAAGATGAGGGGACAGGGAGAAAAGACTATATTTGAAGATGACTTGGCACTATAACTATGAAAGCAGAAGATATTATAGAAGGTCTTAATAAACATATTGAGACAAGGAGAAGTGAGAAGGGAATTGAGAATGTGGGGCACATGGTATTACAGAAAGAAATCATGCCTCATTCCTCATTCAAGGTTTATAAGATTTACAAGTACACTCTTTGGTTCACTAAGAGAGGTAAATCTTATAGAGTAATAACAGTACAGCATACTGCTAAGGTTCCTGATGGTCAGGAAGAGAATATGTTAAGAGAGATGAATATCATGTTGAGTACACTAATATTCAATTGGATAGGCTCTGATTTTTATGAAGCAGTTATAAAGGGAGAATATAATGGAGTTTCAGAAAATACCAATGAATAAATATCAAACTGAGCTAACTGAGGAATTGGTTAATAGCCTTCCTCAAGAAGTTCAGGACCAATTATTTGATATTATAAATAATGTAGAGTTTGTCAAGAGATTGATAAGCCCTACAAGAGAATATGCTAAGGATAGACCAAGGGATGATAGGGGTAGAATCATTGTAGACTTGGCTAATCCTCATATATTAGAGGATATGGATTACTTCAGACCATCTGCTATACATTATGAGAAGTATGGTACATTTACTAACCTTAGACCTAATGCCAATCCTAATAGTGAATATGGTAAGTGGGTAAGAGAGGAAAGAAGAAGAATCTGGGATGGTTATGTAAGGGAAAGTGATGGAGAATGGGTTACAGGATATATGTATTGGTTCCTTAACTATTCTCCTATGATGCTCTCTAAGATTAGAGAGTATAAGGATAAGAATGGTAAGAAGAGAAAGTCCAAAAGAGCTGATAGAGTAGAGGCACTACCTGAATGTTGGGAAGGTATCTATTGGAGATTCCATTGCTTAGACCAAGCATCAAATGGTGGCTTGTATAATAACTTTGAGGGAGGTCAGCACATGGCTGAACTTGCTTCCAGAGGTAAAGGTAAGTCATATAGTCTTGCATCTATACTTAACCATATCTTTGTGGTAGGTGAGAATGAGGAAGCACATGAAAAGGTAAAGGGTATAGTGACTGCCTATCAGAAGGAGTATCTTACTAAGGATGGTGTCCTTAACAAGTTTGTAGATATGGCTAACTTCTGTGCAACCAATACCCAGTTTCCAAGAAAGAGATTAAAGAACTCTTTACAGGAAATGACATGGATAATGGGGTATAAGGATGTAGAGTTGGATATTGAAAGAGGTACTCAGAATACAGTACTTGGAGTATCATCTAAGGATGATGAGTCCAAGTTGAGAGGTAAGAGAGCTGCTAAGATTTTAATTGAAGAGTTTGGTACATTCCCAAGATTAGTTGATTTGTATAATGTGCTTTTACCTTCAGTACAGGAAGGTGATATTGTCTTTGGACAAATCTATATGTTAGGTACTGCTGGTGATAATGAGTCAGACTTTGCTGGTGCTCAGGAAATCATGTATAACCCTAAAGGTTATAATATGTATGCTTTACCTAATGTATTTGATAAGTACAACCAAGGTAAACCTTACTTTGTATTCTTCTTTCCTGGCTATGTGAATAGAAAGGGATGTTATAATGAGAATGGTGTATCTGATGTAATTAAGGCTCTGATTGAAATTCTTATGAATAGGTATAGGGTAAAGTACAATTCTACTGACCCTAACACTATTATTAAGACTATTGCTGAGGTTCCTATTACTCCTGCTGAAGCTATTGTTAAGACAGGTGTAAATATGTTCCCTGTAGCTGACTTGACTGAAAGAATAGGACAATTGGATGCTAATCCTACAGAGTATGATGATGTGTATGTAGGTGATTTGGTATTCAATAAAGATGGTCAGGTGGAGTATAAACCTACCTCTGCTACACCTATTAGGGATTTCCCACATAAGGATAATAAGATAGAGGGTGCTATTGAAATATATCAGTTACCTGAGATTGATAGGAATACAGGCAAGCCATACAATGATAGGTATATATTAGGTGCTGACCCTTATGATGATGATGAATCAAATACTATGTCTTTAGGTTCTATATTTGTACTGGATTTATGGACAGATAGGATAGTAGCTGAATACACTGGAAGACCTCCTTTTGCTGATGATTACTATGAGATTTGTAGAAAGCTTTGTCTATTCTACAATGGCAGGCTGAACTATGAGTACAATAAAAAAGGTCTATTCTCTCACTTCTCGACAAGAAATAGTCTCTATCTTCTTACAGATGTCCTTGATTTCTTAAAGGAAAAGCAGATGATGAAAGATGGCTATGGTAACAAGTCAAAAGGTACTAATGCCTCTCCTGCCATTAATGCTTATGCAAGAAGTAGATTGAGAAGCTGGCTATTAGCTCCAGTTCCTATTATGCAAACTATTGATGGAGAAGAGAAAGAGGTAATGGTTCCAAGACTATTTACTGTAAGGAACAGAGCACTGCTGAAAGAGCTTATTAATTACAACTCTGAGGGTAACTTCGATAGAATATCTGCTATGGGTATGCTGATGCTTCTAAGGGAAGATAGAATGATAAGATACCAAGGAGATGTTAGTAAGGAAAAGCAGGAGAGGGCTAATAATAGCTATGATGGTAATGACCCATTCTTCAAGAGGAACTATGACTTTAGGTTTAGGCAGTAAATTTAGTAAAAATGGAGACTGATGGTTAATAAATTACTTATATACTTGCATAGGTCAAGGATTTTACTTACCTTTGCACAGTAATTAAATTGAAGTATAATGGGATATGAAATGATAAATTTGCCTCCACAGCAACTTCCCTTCAGTAAGAAAAATAAAGCTTGGAGGAAGAAGCACTTGGATTGGGCAGACAGTAAGACCTTCTTCAATTATAGCTTAGTTAGAAAATCTGTAATACATAAGAAAATTAACTATGACTTGCTCAATGGTAAACTACACATGAGTGACCTTGAGATGATACTGAATCCTGAAAAGCTACAGGCAGGTTTCATACCTGATAGGATTCAACACTATCCTATTATGAATAGTAAGTTGAATGTGCTTAGAGGTGAGGAAAGTAAGAGAGTCTTTGACTTCAAAGTAGTAGTTACTAATCCTAATGCTATTACAGAGATAGAGAATAACAAGAAGCAAGAATTACTACAGAAGCTACAGGAATGGGTATCTAATACTTCTCAATCAGAAGAGGAGGCTAACCAAGAGCTTGAAAAGATAAATGATTACTACACCTATGAGTGGCAGGACATGAGGGAAATTAGGGCTAATGCCCTTCTTAACCATTATGTAAAGGAGTTGAATATTCCTTTAATGTTCAATCAGGGATTCATGGATGCAATGGCAGTTGGTGAAGAGATTTACCAATGTGATATTGTAGGAGGTGAGCCTACTATTGAAAGATTGAATCCACTCAAAGTGAGAATCTTTAAGTCAGGATATAGCAATAAGATTGAGGATGCAGATATGATAATCCTCGAAGATTATTGGAGTCCAGGCAAGGTTATTGATACTTACTATGATGTATTGACAAAGAAAGACATGGAGTATATAGAGAAAATGCCTGACCATGTAGGTCAAGCTGCTACAGACTCTATGGATAATATTGATGAGAGATATGGCTTTGTCAATAATCATATGATAGGGGATGAAATAAGTACAGAGGGATTCTTTTGGGACCCATTAGGAGGATATGATGGAGTTAATAACTCACTTCTTCCTTATGATGTTGCAGGAAACCTGAGAGTACTTAGAGTATATTGGAAGTCAAGAAGAAAGATTAAGAAGGTAAGGAGTTATGACCCTCAAACAGGTGAAGAAGTATTTAACTTCTACCCAGAGACTTATGTAATAGATAAGGATGCTGGAGAAGAAGAGCAGATATTCTACATCAATGAAGCATGGGAAGGAACTAAGATTGGTACAGACATTTATGTCAATATGAGACCAAGAGTAGTTCAATATAACAGACTAAGTAACCCTTCAAGATGTCACTTTGGAATTGTAGGCTCTATTTATAACCTTAATGACAACAGACCATTCAGCTTGGTGGATATGATGAAGCCATATAACTATTTGTATGATGCAATACATGATAGATTAAATAAGCTGATAGCAAGAAACTGGGGTTCATTGGTGAGATTAGATTTTGCCAAGAAACCTAAGGGATGGGATGTAGAGAAATGGTTATACTATGCAAAGACTATGGGTCTTGCAGTAGAAGATAGCTTCAATGAAGGTAATGTAGGTGCAGCTACAGGTAAACTTGCAGGTGCATTAAACAATGCTTCTACTGGTGTAATTACAGCTTCTGATGGCAATCAGATACAGCAATACATTAATCTTCTTGAATTTATCAAGATGGAAATGGCAGAAGTTGCTGGTATTACTAAGCAAAGAGAAGGTCAGGTAAGTAATAGAGAAACAGTAGGTGGAGTAGAGAGAAGTATGATGCAGTCTTCTCACATTACAGAGTGGCTATTTGTAGTACATGAGGATGTCAAGAAGAGAGCATTAGAGTGCTTGCTTGAAACAGCTAAGATAGCATTGAGAGGCAGAAGCAAGAAATTCCAATACATCTTATCAGATAATTCAATGAGAGTTATGGAGATAGATGGTGATGAATTTGCAGAAGCTGATTATGGTCTTGTAGTAGACAATAGTAATGGCATTCAAGAATTAAACTCAAAACTTGATACTTTAGCTCAGGCAGCATTGCAGAACCAGACTCTATCATTCTCAACTATTATGAAGTTATTCAGTTCATCTTCACTTGCTGAGAAGCAGAGACTTGTTGAAAAGGATGAAAGAAGTATTCAAGAAAGACAAGCTCAAGCTCAGCAACAGCAGTTGCAAGTACAGCAACAGGAGATAGAACAGAAGGCTCAGATGGAACAGGCTAAGATGCAACAGGAAGATGCTCTTAACCAAAGAGATAATGAGACAAAGATTCTTATTGCACAGATGCAGGCTTATAGCAAGAATAGTGAAGATGATGGTATAATAGAACCTGAATATTCACAAGAGGCTAAGGATAAGCTAATGGAGCAAATAAGAGAATTTGATGAAAGAATAAAACTTGACAGGGAAAGGCTTGAGCTTGATAAGACTAAGGCAAGTACTGATGCAAGATTGAAGGAAAAGCAAATAAATAAAACTTCAAATAAAACAACTCAAAAATGAGAAGATTTAGAGATATTATAGAAGATATAAAAGCTCCAAGTATTCAGAACTTATGGCTTAATGGTGGAAAACTTAAATACTATGGAGAGAATGGATGGCAAGATATTAAGGGTCAGGATGCTCCTACTATAAAGTGGGATGATATTGAAGACAAGCCTAAAACTTTTGCTCCATCATCACATACCCATACAAAGTCAGATATAACTGACTTTCCTACCTTAGCTGCTGTAGCTACGAGTGGCTCATATAATGATTTAAGTAATAAGCCTACTATTCCTTCTGCTTATACCCTTCCTATAGCCTCGGCATCTGCTTTAGGTGGAGTTAAGTCTGCCACTACTGGCACTACATCAGAAAGAGATTACAATGTGCAGGTTAACTCTGATGGTACCATGAAGGTTAATGTGCCTTGGACTGATACTAATACTACCTATAATGCAGCAACTCCATCAGCTAATGGTCTTATGAGTGCTGCTGATAAATCTAAGTTAGATAATATAGCTTCTAATGCTAATAATTATACATTACCTAATGCTTCTACCTCAGTAAGAGGTGGGGTATTGATGGCAGCAGCAGTTGCAGATTTGGCTGGTACTGAGGATGCTGCTGCAATATGTGCTAAGGTTAATGCTTTGTTGTCAGCACTTAGAGCTTCAGGAGCATTACAATCATAAAAAAAAAGATGAAAGTAGTAAGAAATTTATTGATTAGTAGTACTGAGCCTACAGATACAAATGTAGGATGGCTAAAGCCATTACCAGATGGGAACTTCAAGCTATTTTTCTATAATGGTGGCTGGACTCCTATCTTGATAGATATTACCATAGAATCTGTGGGTCAGTTAGTATTTCAGTATGTAGGAGATGTTCCAGATATAGTAATATCATAATAGAAAAGAAATGGGAAAAATAAAGAAGATTTTAGAAAATGAATTAGTAGGTGGTACACAGACTACTGATGTATATCCTGTTACTTCTGTCAAGGCTGTCTATGATGAGAATAATGAGAGGCTTGACCACATCCTTAATAGGAGAGGCACGGTAAATATATCTACTAACTACAATGATGACCATACAGCAGAAGTATTAACTTTAGCTCAAGCTATTGCCAAAGTGCCTTCAGAGGATAGAGTACTTGGATTTCAGGGTAGATTCTTGACAGAAAATGGATGGGTAACATACCAGTTTAATGGAAATAGTGTATCTGATTGGAGTAATCAGGAATACTGGAGTCTATTATCTGACTCTACTAATATGGCTCAAGAGTTAGGTACATCTGAGGATGTAGCTATCAGTCAAAAAGCTACTACTGATGCTATAAGAAGATATAGTGGTGGATTTCCTGTCAAATCAGCAGCTTCTACAGTTGAGGAGTTTGCCAATGGAATGTTATCCTGTAAGATAGTACCAAAGTTTAGTTTGGATGTAGAAGGATTATCAGATTTTAGACTTTCCAGCTATAGTAAAAGCTCTTCATCATATTTTCTTTCAGGTGGATTCTATCACAGTGGGGGATGGTATAAGACTATTCAGTTTATAGGTAGTATTTCTTCTCTAATAGAGAACAAGTATATTCTATTTAGAAATGACCCCAATGATGATTGGGGGCAATGTTACATACTCGCAGATGTAACTAATTTCCCCACTGTAGAGTCTGGTACTTATCCTACTATAACCTTCTACACTGAAGATGTTGTATCTCCATATCATCCATATCTTGATTTTGCAATCAGAACTTTGATTGATAGACCAGATATAGACTCTCTTTTAGAGCAAATGGATATAGTAAATAAGGTATCATACCTTATTGAGATAAATAAAAATACTCAGTATGGAATCTCCTTCTATGGTTCACAGTATGTAAAGAAATACTCTAATGACAATGCTGGCTTGTGTTCCTATGTGCCTGTTAAAAAGGGAGATACCTTTAGTGTAATTATAACCCCATTCATCAAATATGATGAGAATATTGCATTTCCTGATACTACATTTATACAAGTAAATTTCTCCAAGAGTATAGGAACCCCTGATGCAGAAGGTATAACTACTATAGTTAATAAAAGACATATAACATCTGAGGATTATAAATATGGTCAGGTAATAATATCTATTGATGATGATTTTGTTGTAGAGGAAGATGGATATGTTCAGGCTTTCATATTAGTAGGAGATAGACCTTGTAATGAAGGCAATGCAGCATTCAAATACCTTAACTTCGGTAAAAGTGATGCTACTGATAAATATATATCAAGGTGGTATAGGCAAAGTGTATATCCTACTGCAACAAATTATCCAGCTTGGGAGTTATTCAATGTATCAGAAGGTAGTAATTATAATTATCAGTATCAAATTCCTTTGGTATTGCAGAAGAAGAGCCATTTGCTGTATCAGGTACTGGAAAATCTAAAGAGTATCACTACAGATACTAATGATATATTAGAATTAAATGAATATCTTAGCAGAAAATTCGTATCATCTACCAGTAGTATTATAAAGCCCTTTGCTGATACTATTATAGAAGTATATGTCTTGGCAAAATTTGATACATCTGATACAGATGGGTTATTCAAATTTAATGGTTGGTCATCACTACATAACATTTCTGGAGGTATTTATAAGGATGGTAATTGGGTACATACAGTCGGCATTAACAAGACTGATGTTGAGATTGGGGGACTTACTCTTTGGTATGGAGAAAATGAGTACTTCCAAGTAGCTTTATTGGGAGATGATAGCAAATGGGTAACTCCTGAATTAGGTACATATCCTTCATTTCAAGTTAAACTTGATAAGGTTAGTAAGCCTGTTCATCCTACAATATGGTCAGCTATAAATAAGAGGGATATTAGCATCTTAGATGCTAATAGTGTAAAGGAATCTGTTGATTATGCTTATACAGAGCATTATGGTAATTTGCTTGACCTTTCTCAAGCCATCTTATATACTGGTGATAATACTGGATTGTGTCAATATGTTAGGCTTACTACTACTACTACTAAGGTTAGTACCATTGAGACACAATTCTATAAAGTAAGTGAGCTTAGGAAGGGTACTAAGCTAATGGTAGGTATATTTGATTTAGGAAGTTTGGTTAATCCTACAGATAGTCCAGACTTGTTTACTGTAGTAAACAGGGATTTGCAATTATCTGATTTTGTTAATAATCAACTTATAATATCATTAGATGATGTTGATATTGCCGTAGGCAGTGTAGTACAGGTAGTTATATTTACTGGTGAGTTAAGTACAATAAGTTCAGGGGTTAGGATGAAGTATCTTAACTTTGGAAAAACTGAGCCTGAGTTTAAGGATGAACTCAGCTCTTGGTACAGACAAAGTAATGGTCCTACTGAGGAAGTTCCTATTCCAAGGGGTTGGGGTTTCTTTAACAATACAGGAGCCTATGCCTACCAGTATCAGATACCTCTGATATTGAAAGATAATTCTACCTATACAAGATTAAAGGACAGAGTAAGTGCATTAGAGGAATCATATCTCCCTAAATCTAATACTGTTCAAGAGGCTGAAGATAACTCTAATTATGGGAGCTATTATGATAATTCTCACTGGAAGATATTGCAAGATAATGGATGTAGAGTATTATATGCTGTCACAAGAAGTCAGATAACATTTGATAGAATTTATACTACATTATGTCAGTCTTCATCAATAGTTTCAAATAAGGAATGTAAGCTTAGAGTATATGTACTTGATAGGCAAGTTACTACTTCTGATTTAAGAGGTGAGGAAGGATTTATTCTTGAAAAAAGTATTAATCCTTATACAGATTTGCCTACAAGGTCTAATAAGACCTTCTATGCCATAGACCTACCTGATAGGGTAACAGTTGATGCTAATAAGACTATTAGTGTGGTATTATTTGACCCAGATGATACATTGGAATCAGGCATAGCTCCTATATCTTCATGGGTATATGAAGGAGATGAGGAGTACCATGATTCATTACAGTTAGTATATAGGTGTTCAAGCTACAACTATGATACTCAGGTTTTTGGTCTTGGATATTTTTCATATGCCAATATGGTTACTTATAATAATTACATTGGTAATATTGAGCCTATATTTGCTATCATAGGAGAGAGTGGTGATACCTTGAGAAGAGATATAGATAGTAATAGCCAAAGGATAGCAGAATTGGAAGAGAGTGGTGATACCTCCAAATTTACTTCAAGGTCCATTTTACCTGCCACACTTCATGCAGCAGTAGGATTGGAGTTTAATTTGTACTATGATGGATTTAATCTTTTACCTGATTATGGTAAGGGTGAGCCTTCTTGGATGTTCAACATTCAATCTGAGATTGAAAGTCAGTGGAAAGCTTTGAACTATAGAAGTTACCAAAGAACTATGCAATCATCTGATATTGGGAAGCATACATTAACTATTGATTACTACAATAATAAGAATCAAAAGTTCTCCACAGAATCTCCCGATGAGAGATTTACTGTTGGTCTTGAAGTAGTAGATAATGTTAATCCATCCACTCAAAAGAGAATCCTAATTATAGGTGATAGTACTAATGAAAATGGTAATGTAGCAAATAGGATATATAAGAATTTCCATGAAGAGGCTACTGGAGGCATAGCTCCTATAATGCTTGGAACAAGAAGCGACAGTACTAAGACTTGGAGACATGAAGCCAGAACTGAGAAAACATATAGTATGTTTGCTAATGGTGAGACTGTTATTAGAGTAGACTTTAATGTGCCAGAAGGATTTACAGAAGATGATATAGCAACTGCTAATCCATCACCTTACTATAACATAGGAGGAGCTAATGTATATCTAAGGCATTTATGGCACCTTAATGGAGATGGTACAGGATATGCTATTGGATATAACAATAGTAGTGTAGATACTTCTTGGACTGGAACTGCTACTAAAACAAGTGGGGCTGCTTCTATGCCATCCAGTATAGAAGTTACAAGAGTACAGAGGCTAAGTGGATGGTCTCCATTTAAGAATAATGAAGGAGTGGGCACATTGGACTTTGGGTATTATAGAACTGTTATATTAGGTTTGGAAGAAGATGAGAAGATTGATTTAATGTTGAGTGATTTAGGCATTAATGATATATATACAGGAAGCAAGACCCAAACAGATATTAATAATATAGTCAATAATGCTAAAAAGCTAATTGATGCTTACTTAGCAGATGGTAATGGTAAATTTGCTATTTGCTATCCTAAGAGTAGGTCATCTGCAATAGCTGATTCTGATAGAAGACATTATCCTATGAGAATAGATATGCAGAGTCTTAGGGAAGCTCTTGTTAAAACATTTGATAATGGTGCCTACAATGAAAATGTTCTTATCTGTGGTAGTGGTATGCAGATTGATAGATGGTATGGATACCCATTAGCTGCTGCAAATGTAGCATCAAGAATTTCTATCCAGGAAACAAAACCTACTGAAGGTGTGCATCCTTCAGACCCTGGCTACCAGCAAATTGGTGATGCTATGACAGCTACTATTTGGGCTGTACTACAATAAACTAAAATATCTGATTATTAGAAATAAATCACTTATGCTATTGCATAGGTGATTTATTTTTTATATATTTGCACCCTGATAAAAGTATGTGCTTATGGTAAAGAAATATATAAGAATTGGGATAGTCATTTTAATAAGCTTGCTTGCTGTAAGTACATATACATTGTACAACAGAAACCAAGACCTTAAAGAGGAAATATCAGTATCAATATCCAATCAAAAGGCATTCATAGCTGAGAACTCCTCCCTAAAAGAAGAGAATAGAGTATTCAAATTTACTGTAGAGCAACTTAACTACTACAATGACTCTATCTTGCAAAAGATGAATGATGTCAGGAAGGAGTTAAAGATAAAGGATGATAATTTGAGGCAGATGCAATATCTTTTATCTGAGGCTACAAAGAAAGATACAATAGTATTTAGAGATACTCTGTTCAGAGAACCTACATTAGACATAGATACACTTGTAGGAGATAAGTGGTATCAAATGAAGCTTGGGCTTAAATACCCAAGTACAATCACTACAGACCCTAAGTTTGTCAGTGAGAAGTACATAATGGTGGATTATAAGAAAGAGACTATAAATCCCCCAAAGAAATGTTGGTTACTCAGGCTATTTCAAAAGAAGCATAAAGTAGTAGAAGTGAATGTTGTGGAGAAGAACCCTTATATTGAGAACAAACAACAAAGATTCATTGAAATTGTAGAATAATTATGATTGACTTAGGAATACTAATCACTGGAGGTATAGGGCTTATTACCACAATAGTCAGTGGCTGGACATCATGGTTCTTTGCAAGAAAGAAGTATGATAGTGAAGTTGATAGTAACCTCATAAATAACATGAAAGAATCATTAGACTTTTATGAGAAGCTCTCTACTGATAATAGAGAGAGGTTGGAAGAGGTGCTAAAAAGAAATGCAGAGTTAGAGCAGGAAGTGGGGGAGCTTAGGAAACAGATGTTTAACCTTATGAGTTCCATATGTACTGACCTTACCTGCCAATTGAGAAAGAGAAACTTAAACCTTTTTAATGAGCATGGAGTTAATAGTAGACAGAAAATGGAAGAAGCAGAGCTACACCATAAGTAATCTTACTATTGATGGGAAGTGGTTTTGCAATGTACTTGAAGATGCTGATAGAGGGTTAGATGACTCTATGAGCATAGCCAAGATTAGAGAATTGAAGAAACCTTCAATTACAGCTATTCCAAAGGGTACTTACGAGATTACCTTAGATGTCATTTCTCCTAAGTACTGTACTAATAGTTTTTACAAGCAAGTATGTAATGGTAAAGTGCCAAGACTACTTAATGTAAAGGGATTTGAAGGCATACTTATTCACGCTGGTAATACTGACAAAGACTCAGCAGGATGCCTATTAGTAGGTGTCAATAAAGTTAAGGGTCAAGTAATAAACAGTAGAGAAACTTTCAAAGAGCTATACAAGCTCCTTAAAGACAAGCATGATAAAGGTGAAAAAATAACCATTAAAATTCTATAGTTATGGCAAAGAAATGTGGTTGTAAAGGAAAAGGTAAAGGTAAGAAAGGTAAATAACTAAAAGTGTAAAATTATGGCAAGAGGAAAGAGAAGACCAAAGCCAATGTCACCAAAGGCTGGTATCAAGAGAACAAGGTATGGCTGTGGAGGAAAACTTAAATAAAAGTATGTACAAGTTACTTATACTAATGCTTAAATACATACCTATGTTAATATCATTAGTATATGTACTAAACACAGCTTTATCCTACTTTTATATAGACATTCCTGTATTGAGCAATCTGGCAGGAATGTCTATATTGCCTTGGATATTTATGTATTTATCTGCAACAGTATTTAGGTTTTGTTTATATCACAAGATGTTCTTACATTATATCTTGGTAACTGATATAATAAACATAATTGATTACTATGTAGGTATTCCAATTGAGGACTTAGAGCTGTTGATGATTCATGGAACTATAACAGGATTATTCCTGTTTGTAATATTGTATTTATATGTTAAGAGTCATAAGAAGCCTACTATTAAAGATAGTAGATGATATTGATGCAGGCAATTCAAATATATCTGAGGGAGAAGCTATAGAAATAGTAGATAGTTTGAAGAGGTTTACTGATAAGGAGAAGAGATTAAGCAAGTATGCAGCTTGTGAATATTTGAATGTCAGTAGAGCAACTTTTGATAACTATGTTAGAGAAGGAAAATTACCAAGAGGTAAGCATGAGATAGGTTTCAAAGAATTAAGTTGATAGGATGATGAGATACATGAGAAACTCAATGAGAAATTCAATGAGTGGAGAGCACTTCACTGAATCTGAGGCTAAGTATCTTGTAGCTGATATGTATCATACTGAGAATGGCAGAAAGTACAGTGGTGAGAAGTTTGATATGCACAAGGCAAAAGAGATTTGTGAGAGATATAGGGGAATACTCCCTACATCTGCTACAGTTGCTGATGTATATGTTGCAATCAACTCTCAGTACCATGACTATGCAGAACTGTTTAAGAACTGGTTTGGTGATGGTATAGAACAGAAGATAGTTGAATCTGCTATTGTATTCTGGTTTAAGGATGCAGATTGCAAAGCTGAAAACAAGGTAGTAGAATATCTTGGAGAATACTAATAAGATAAGGGTAAGAGGTAATCTTACCCTTTCTTTTTTGTCCATATTGCAAGTATTTTACTTATACAAGTAAAAGCAATTTATTTACCATGTTGTAGATATGCAAAACTTTACTTACCTTTGCACTGTTTTAAGAACAAAAAGGTAGAAGAGTATGGAAGAAGAACTTAGCTTAGATAACATCTTAGGAGCAGAGGAAATTGAGAATCTGTTTGTAGAAGATGAGGATACACAGGATACCCCACCTGCAAATGGGGAGCCTCCTAAGAAAGAGGAGGAGCCAGATAAGGATAAAGAAGAAACTACTGAGGTTGTTGATGTAGATAACTTATTTACTGATACACCAGAGAGCGTAGGTAGTGGAAAAGAAAATACAGAGGAAAAGGAAGATACCACTCCTAAAGGGGATGGCACTTCTCCCAAAAACTTCTACTCTTCCATTGCCAAAGCCTTGAAAGAGGAAGGTATCTTCCCAGACCTTGATGATGAGGGCTTATCTAAGGTTAAAGACCCTGAAGACTTTAGAGATTTAATTGACCAACAGATAAAGGCAGGTCTTGATGAAAGACAGAAAAGAATTGATGAAGCCTTGAATGCTGGAGTTGAACCTACAGAGATTAGAAAGTATGAGAATACTATAAACTTCCTTGATTCTATTAAGGAAGAGAATATCTCTGATGAAGGTGATAAGGGAGAAAAACTTAGAAAAGACCTGATTTATCAAGACTTTATCAATAGAGGTTATAGTAAGGAAAGAGCTGCAAGAGAAGTGCAAAAGTCTTTCAATGCTGGTACTGATATTGATGATGCAAAAGAGGCTTTGAAAAGTAATATTGACTTCTTCAAAGATAAGTATGATGAGCTTGTCAATGAGGCTAAGTCAGAAGTAGAACAGGAAGAGAAAGAAAGAAAGGAACAGGCTGAAAAGCTTAAATCATCAATCCTTAATGACAAGGATGTGTTTGGGGATTTATCAATAGATAAATCAACAAGACAGAAGATTTATGATAACATAGCTAAGCCTGTGTATAAAGACCCAGAGACAGGAGAGTACTTTACTGCCATCCAAAAGTATGAGATGGAGAACAGAACAGACTTCCTAAAGAACATTGGGTTACTTTTCACACTAACTGATGGCTTTAAGAACCTTGATGGTTTGGTGAAAGGTAAAGTAAAGAAAGAAGTAAAGAAAGGTCTTAGAGAGCTGGAACATACTCTCAACAACACAGCAAGAACCTCAGATGGTAATCTAAAGTTTGTCAGTGGAGTTGATGAGGACCCTGAATCTTTCATAGGAAAAGGGTGGAATCTTGATGTCTAAGCCTATAGTATAGAGTAAAATAACTGATAAATTAAATTATTTATGGCTGGAAAATTAGGTAAGTTTCAAATGGTAGGCTTCCAACACTGGAAGGGTCTTACTAAGGAAAACCACCTTGGTTCTATCTTTCAGTTAGCTCCACAGAAGGCTACAAACCTAATGGTGCAACTGTTGGCTTATTACAGAGGAAAGACACTTGACACATTCCTAAATCAATTCCCAACAAGAGAGTTTGAGGATGATAATGAATACTACTGGGATGTTATTGGTTCTTCAAGGAGAAACATTCCTCTTGTAGAGGCAAGAGATGAAAATGGTACTGTTGTTACAGATGCCAGTGGTATGATTGGAGTAGGCACTGCTCCCTTCTATTTGGTATTCCCTGAGGATTGGTTTGCTGATGGTGAATACATTGTAGGTAATCTGAATGAAATCTATCAGTTCAGAATACTTGGAGACCCAAGAATGGAGGGTACTAATGCAGTGTATAAGGTAGAGCTTGCTGGTGGTAACACAGCAGGTGTTCCTGCTGAAAGATTGCTTGCAGGTGAGAGATTCTCAGTTGAAGCTGCATTTGTTGAGAAGGAACTTTCAAGAAAGGTTGGTGATGTAAGATTTACAAGCCCTGTTTCTATGAGAAATGAGTGGTCTGTAGTAAGAATCCAGCACAAGGTTCCAGGTTCTATGCTGAACAAGAAGCTGGCTGTAGGTATTCCTATTGTTAAGGAAACTGAGGGTAGATATACTAAGTCAGTTGCTACAATGTGGATGCACAATGTAGATTGGGAAGTAGAACAGCAATTCTCTGAGTACAAGAACAATGCACTTGCATTTGGTAGAAGCAACAGAAATGCCAATGGTGAGTACATGAACTTTGGTAAGTCTGGTAATGTTATTAAGACAGGTGCTGGTCTGTTTGAGCAGATGGAAGTTGCTAATACTATGTATTACAACACATTCAGCTTGAAGCTTCTTGAAGATGCTCTATATGAGCTTTCTGCTTCTAAGTTAGACTTTGGAGACAGATACTTCTTGATTAAGACTGGTGAAAGAGGTGCTATCCAATTCCACAAGGAAGTACTAAAGACAGTATCAGGTTGGACACAATTTGTTCTTGACAACAGCTCTATTGGTGTTATTCAAAAGACTCAATCTAAGTTGCACCAAAACTCATTGAGTGCTGGTTTCCAATTTGTTGAGTATAAGGCTCCTAATGGTGTTAGAGTTAAGATTGATGTAGACCCATTCTATGATGACCCAGTAAGAAACAAGATACTCCATCCAAATGGAGGTGTTGCATTCTCTTACAGATATGATATTATGTACATTGGTACTATGGACCAACCTAATATCTTTAAGTGTAAGATTAAGGGTGACAATGAGTACAGAGGTTATCAATGGGGTCTAAGAAACCCATTCACAGGTCAAAAGGGTAATCCTTACATGTCATTTGATGAGGATTCTGCTGTAATTCACAGAATGGCTACTCTTGGTATCTGTGTTCTTGACCCAACAAGAACTATGTCACTAATCCCTGCAATTCTACAGGGCTAATGATAAAAGGGGAGTAGGATAAGCTCCTACTTCCCTTATTTTATTTCAAAAAGTTAAGGAGAAGATATGGCAGAAAAGAAAATGGAAGAGAAGGTGGATTATACTGTACCTGACTTTGATATAGACAATACAGAGACTCCACTTCAGGAAGTACCAAAAGAAGAGGCTACTGTAAAAAGCCCTAAGAAGACACAAAAGAAAGTAGAGGTATCTGATGATGCCTTAGTTAGTTGTCTGAGAAATGAGAGAATTATTGTAAGACATGTGCCTAAGCTGACAGGTATGTGGGGTAATAACCCTAAGCATGTATTGTCAGGAGGTATGGCAGAAGGTGCAGTTAGAACATTTGTAGTACCAAGATTATCTTCAGGTATGTTTGTTAATGTCCTTACAGACAAGGAAAAGGCATTTCTTGAGGAAATAATGGGTCTTGAATATAATGCACTAAGTATCTATAAGAAGGTAGATAACTTTTGGGATGATTCCAATGAGAATGGTATCAATAAGGTAAGATTGACAAAGCAGGATAACTACTTCAATCTATCTGACCCAGAGGATTATATCAGATATAAGATACTATTAGCCAACAAGGATTATATTGCTCCTTCATTGCAAGCATTGCAAGATACTCCTAAGGCTACTTACCAGTTTGTTATCATTTCTGAGGGTGAAGAGACTAAGGTTGCTAAGAATAATATGAGCACTACAATGATGTGCTATAAAGAGTTTGGTAAGATTGAGGATGATGTTGATACATTAAGAGTTATTGTTGAGACCATTGATGGTAGACCTACATCACAGACTGCTAAACTTGAGTTCTTACAGACTAAGGTTAATAGCTTGATACAGGCTGATAGCAAGATATTCTTGAAGGTTATTACTGACCCAATGCTTTCTACAAAGGTTCTTATCAAGAGAGCTATAGAGGCAGGTCTGATTTCTAATAGGGGTAATTACCTATACTTGAGAAAGGATAATACTCCACTTTGTGAGGCTAATGAAGAGCCTACATTGAATGTAGCAGCTAAATACTTAAACTCTCCTAAGCATCAAGAAGTTAAGTTTGCTTTGGAAGCTAAGCTGAAGTAGGAAAAAAAAAAGAGTATGACAACACAGGAATTTTCTAATGAATTTGATGTTCTGTATAACAATATAATGAGCAATCAGGCTCCAGGTCTTGATGAGTATGAGAAGTCTGTCTTCCTAACTAAGGCTCAATTGGAGATATTGAAGAATTACTTCAATCCTAAGGGTAATAAGTATGGACAGGGATTTGATGAGAATGCTAAGAGACAGATAGATTTCTCTACTCTAATAACTGTTGCTAAGCCATCACAATATACTCCTGAAGGAGGCTATGTTAAGTTTGATGACAGAAGCCAACTCTACAAGATGCCACAGGACATTCTACTTATGTTGAATGAGACAGGTATTAACACTGTAGATGGAGTTAAGAGATTGATTAGTATAATTCCTATGAATTATGAAGAGTATGCAAGACTTATGTCTAAGCCTTGGAAGCAGCCCCTAAAGAATCAAGGTTGGAGACTATTCCAATCTACTGGTGGAGTTGATTTTATTTCTGAGGTGGTTATTAAATATAATAGTTCTTTGGCTGATTACAAGATTAGATATGTAAAAAGACCAAAGCCTATTATACTTGCAAATCTGGCTGATGAATATTCTAATGTATCTATTGAAGGAATAAATACTATCACAGAATGTGAATTAGACCCTATTCTTCACCCAGAAATTCTTCAAAGAGCAGTAGAACTTGCAAAGTCTGCTTATACAGGAGACTTGAAGAGTAGTGTAGAACTTGGTCAAAGAAGTGAATAATGACAACTGAAGAATTTTCTAATGAGTTTGACACCTTACTGAATAGCTATTCTACCATAGAGGCATTTGGAAAGACACCCAGCACTGTTGAGCTTGATGAATATGAGAAATCTGTATTTCTCACTAATGCTCAAGAAGAGATAGTGATAGGTATGTATAATGGTAAGAATCCATTTGGAGACTCATTTGAGAGGACTGAGGAAATCAGAAGATACTTGAGTGACCTAATAAAGACTTACACAACTACTGATAAGAAAGTAGGATATACAGGACTGTCCAAATCCTCAGTATTCTTTGAATTACCTGATGACTTATGGTTCATAACCTATGAAGCAGTTAATTTGAAGGATGATGGATTAGGATGTATGAGTGGTGAAGACATCTCTGTAATACCAATTACTCAGGATGAGTACCATAGAATAAGAAAGAATCCTTTCAGGGGTACTAATGAAAGAAGAGCTTTAAGGCTTGATTTGAGTGGTAAGGTAGTAGAGATAGTATCAAAATATAATGTGGAGAGTTATCTTGTTAGATACCTTTCAAGACCTGCTCCCATTATATTAACTGATTTGACAGATAATCTGTCAATCAATGGCATAAGTGTAAAAACAGAATGTGAATTGAACCCTGTAATACATAGAGCTATACTTGAGAGAGCAGTAAAACTTGCCATCATAAGTAGGGTTCCAAATACAGGAAAAGAATAAAACTATTGTATAATTTAATATTAAATTAAAATGGCAACATTTAGTACAAATCAAGTAAGACAGCTTTATGTAGCAAAAGCACTGAAGACTCCTCATGTACTTGCATCAGATGCTGCTGGCTCTATTGCAGTAAAGAATGATACTGCAAAGAATCATCTGTACTTTGAATATAAGGGTGCTGACAACTTGATGAGAAGTGACCTAATTGACATCAAGAATATCCTTTATGCTAAGGCTACTGACGCTGATGCTATGGCACATGAATTGAAGTCAGTTACTGTGACTCTTGACACCAATGTTAATGGTGGTGCTCCTGTAGCTGGACAGGATTATATCCTGAGAATTGCATTCAGACAATATGTAGGAATGTCAGATGAAGACCAGTACTTCAAGTATGGTATGGTTCATGCCTATGCTGGTATGGATGCAGATGAGTTCTATAAGGTTCTTGCATTATCAATTGCTAAGAACTTCAGTAGAGAGGTAGTACCTCTGATTAAGATTGAAGTACATAGTAAGGCTACTAAGAGCAAGGGAGGATTTGACTCTAATGGTTACATGGTTGTAACTCCTACTACTAAGGATAATGGTAAGAGTGATACTACTAACCCATACTATGCAACAGATACCCTTGTAACTGATATTGATAGTATCAGAATTACTGAGGTAGAGCAGCCTTGGAGATTAGGTGTTATGGCACAGACTCCTGTGTACTTTACAGTACAGCCTACAACAGTTCTTGTAAGTGGTGATGAGAGAATCTGGGGTACTGTTACAGATAATGAAGATGCTGGTACAATTGACAATGGTAAGAAGATTGCAGACCTTGAGTACTTCTGCATGGGTGAGAGAGGTGATATTTATAGAGGAGTTGGATTCCCTAACAATATTCCTACTACTTATCTTGTAGACCCAACTGTTAAGTATAATGTGATTGACATCCACTATGCTTATGTAGGTAGCAATGAGAGTGTACAAAAGTCTGAAAAGACAATTACTCTTGTAGTACCAAAGGTAGGAGCTAATAATCAAGCAAGTAATGCTCTTGCTAACAGCATTATTTCTGCAATTAACACTGCTACAGGTTTAACTATAGCTACTCTTGATGTGTCAGCAAGCTAAACAAATTTATAAGGGAGGCTATTAAGTCTCCCTTTCTTTTTATATAAACATTTAATTATGGTACAATTTAATGAGTTAAGAATAACCCCTGATGGGCAAAAGCTGATTATAGATGTATCTGTCAAGGACTTAGAGTATTACACAAATGTATATCTTGATACTATACAGATAGATACTCAAGATACCTTTGTTGAGTCTGGTCCAAGTAGTGAAGTTGTATATACAGAAGTTATAGAAGGAAATACCAAGTCAGTCAGATTAGAACTGGGAACAGGAGACCTATTACCAACTCTTAATGACAATCTTTTCTTTGTGTATATTAGGACTAAGGGCACACCTGCTGCAAATACTCCTTGTGGGATGGATAATATTACTACATTAGGAGTTGTATCTAACCTTTATCCTCTGTACCAACATGCCTTTAGTTACATTAAAGAATTGAGTGATACTTGTTCTATTCCTAAGAACTTCATCAACTACATACTTCAATATAAGGCATTTGAACTTGCTGTAAAGACAGGTCATTATACCGAGGCAATAAAGTATTGGAAGAGATTCTTTATGGGAATTAAAGATTCAGTGATAACCCCTAATTGTGGATGCTATGGACAAGGTACTTAATGAATCACTTACAAGATATTTCAATGTCCTATCAAAGTTAGGATATATGAGTTATTCAGAGGTAGATAAACTATTGGTGCTGATATTCATATATGATTTGTTTGAGAGTGATTGTAAGTCCTTTATAACAGAAGAAGAGTATAGAATTTTAGATAGTGCCCTATACTGTCTATATGGTTCTACTTGCTTAATACCTTATCCAGAGTATATAGCAAACACTTCAATCTCTTGTACAGGCAAGTCAGTATAATTATTACATTAATACTTCTGACATAAAAATAGTAAAATCCTTGTGTAACTGATAATAATTACTTATCTTTGCACAAGGATTTTTAGTTATAGTAAATAATGATGTTATGAGTACATATAAAGAATTAACCTACATGGTACTTGATGAATTGAAACTGTACTCAGATGATGCCCTATATACAGAGGAACATGTTATGTTTCTACTTGGCAAGTATAGGACATTCTTACTGAAACAGAGATATTCAGATGTAAAGAAGCAGATACCTGAGAGTAATTATCAGACTATATGCTTGGATTTAATTGAGGTACCTGCTATATCAGGTGAGCCTTGTGAAGGTGGTTCTTATCTAAGAAGTAAGGAGAAGATACCTTTCCTAATGAAGATAGGTAATCCTATGGTGTACCCAGTTGATTATTATCAAGGGGAGATTACTTATGTAAGTAGAGAAAGGATGAGATATGTGGGGTATAATAAGTATCTGAAAAATATCATCTATGCTTCTATTGGTCCAGATAATTACCTATACTTTAAGTCTTTCAATCCACAGTACTTGTATCTTGAAAAGGCAAGAATGACAGGTATATTTGAAGACCCACAGGCTGCATCAGAATTGCAGTGCCCTGATGAGAATGGTGATACAGTATGTGATGTATTAGATAAGACTTTCCCTATTGAGGATGCTCTTATACCTCCTATGATTGAACTTGTAGTTAAGGAGTTATTAGGTGCTGAGTACAGACCTAAGGATGAATCCAATGATGCAAAGGATGAGTTGTCAGAAGTAGCAACCAAATAGTGAGTTATGGAGTCTTGTCAAGAAGAGAAAGATAGGTGTTATTTTGTATATGGACATTATAAGTCTGATACAAATGAGCTGTTTTACATAGGTATTGGGAAGAAGAGAAAAGGAGCTTCCCATAGTCAGATTTATGCAAGAGCATATCAATGTTCATCATGGTCAAGAAATTATTTATGGCTAAGATGTTTTAGTAAGCATGGTAGGATAGTTAAAATTTTGTATGATGACTTAACAGAAGAAGAATGTAAGAGTAAAGAAATAGAACTTATATCTACTTATGGCAGAATTATCAACAATTCAGGATGCTTATGTAATATATCTGGAGGTGGAGAAGGTAGGTATAAAGATAAATCTAATAATAAGAAGATTTATGTATATAATCTACATGGTACATTGATTAATGCTTTTAGTTCTTGTAATGAAGCTGCTGATTATTATGGTTTAGATAGGAGAAATATTGGAATGGCAGCTAATATGAAAAGGAAGACTTGTGGTGATTATCAATTCAGGTATGAATATAATAAAGACTTGAACTTGATAAATCTAAACAGCTCTTTAAGGAAGAAGGCTAAACCAATAATTTGCACTAATAGTAATACTGGACAAGTGCTAAAGTTTTCTTCCTCCTACAAGTTTGCTAAATTTCTTGGTGTATCTTCTAATGTTCATATATTAGATGTACTTAACAATAAGAGAAGTAACATTAAAGGTTGGGAGGTGAGGTATGACTTATGAAGAATTTAGGTCCGAGGTTCAGCATCTGAATAGTCCAAGAAAACACAAAGTTACTAACTCAATTGGGGTTTACTCAGCCTATAAGTGGATAAGAAAGAATGGCTGGCTCAATATAGGAAGATGTCTTACAGAACATGAGTTCTATAGTATTGTAAGGAAAGTCAATGACTACTTAGCTGATAGTTTCCTTCATGGTAATGATATTAAGTTACCACATAGAATGGGTAGAATAGAGCTAAGGAAATATGATGTGAGAGTTAGTTTTGATGGTGAAAAGGTTAAGACTAACCTACCTATAGACTGGGATAAAACTCTTAAATTATGGTATGAAGATGAGGAAGCCTATAAGGAAAAAACACTGGTTAAAGTGGAGGAAAAAGAAATCTTTAAGGTCTACTATAATAAGCAGTTAGCAGACTATAATAATCAGGTCTTCTATGAATTTAATGTTAATAGAGAACTGAAGAAGAGATTAAAACAAAGAATAAAAGAAGGAAAGATAGATGCTTTCAAGATATAATTATGGTAAAAGAATATAACTACATAAATATAAGAGAAGCTCTAAGTAGAGTACTGAGACATCCTCTTCTTCAAGATGTAACTCTTGAGCAGGCTGTACAATATACCATTGACTTCATTGGTATATTTGGTATGCCAAAGTTATATCAAGATAAGGAAGAGGTTCTTCATATAGAGGATTTTAGAGCTAAGCTTCCTTGTGATTTAATATCTATCAATCAGATTAAAGAGTGTAAAACTGGTGTATGCCTTAGAAGCATGACATATAATTTCATGCCAAGAGAACACTATGACAGAAGTGCTGGCTACAAGATACCACAAGAGTTGTCCTTCAAAACACAAGGACAAGTATTATATGTATCCTTCAAGACAGGAGATGTGTCAGTGTCCTATAAGGCAATCCCAGTAGATAAGGATGGATTTCCACTACTTATTGATAACCCTGTATTCCTGAAGGCACTTGAAGCATATATCAAGAGAGAGGCATTTACTATTCTATTTGATATGGGTAAGATTGCTCCTGCTGTATTACAGAATACTCAGCAACAATATGCTTGGTTGGCTGGTCAATTGCAGAGTGAATTTACTATTCCATCACAGTCTGAGATGGAGAGTATATCAAGAATGTGGAATACACTCATACAAAGGACAAGTGAGTTTAATAATGGATTCTCATCTCTTGGTAATAAGGAATACATTAAATTACAATAACTATGCAGAAAGTTGTACAATTCAAAACAAAAGGAATGCAGAGGGACTTATCAGCTTCTGCATTTAACTCTGAATATTCTTATGAGAATAAGAATGTTAGGGTAATGCCAACTGATGAGAGTACTCTGCTTAGTTTGATAAATGAGAAAGGTAATAAGAAATCAAGTATAGCAGGTGTAGGGGACCATATTAAAGGTATTCCTATTGGACAGGCATTGGTTAATAATGAGCTTATTATCTTTGCTGCTGGAGATGATGATTATAGATTAGCAGATATAACTCCTAATATATTCGAGGCACCTGATATATTCCCTTGTGATGTTCTCATTACTGACCTTACTGCTGGGGAAGATACTGCAAATGATATTACTCCTGACCTAAGTTCTATTGGAGATATTACCCTTGTAGATTGTCCATACAAGTTGAATATAGATGTAGATTCTATGTTGGATGATAGAATCTATAAGCTATGGTTCAACAATGGTGCATTAACTGGAAAGAGACTGTTTAGAGGAGACTTAGGATTTAATTACAAGCATCCTATAGAGACTATTTCTTTCTATGAGAACACTGATATTAGAAAGGTGTACTGGACTGATGGTCTAAATCAGCCAAGAGTAATTAACATAGCTGCTGCATCTGATGTAGTAAGCAAATGGAATACTGATTCATTCAACTTTGTGAGGACACTTAGTCTGAATGAGGAAATCACTATTGAAAGGAATATTGTAGCTAATGGTAGTTTTGCTCCTGGAGTTATACAGTATGCCTTTACCTACTTTAACAAGTATGGTCAGGAGAGTAACATCTTCTATACTTCTCCACTTTACTACATCTCATATAATAACAGAGGTGCAAGTCCTGAGGATAGAGTAAGTAACAGTTTCAATATAGAGGTGACTAATGTAGATAAGAGATTTGACTACATCAGAATATATTCAATACATAGAACAAGCATAAATGCAACTCCAGATGTTAGGAGAGTTGTAGATTTAGCTCCTCCTACAGGAAGGTCAAATTATAAGCTTAGTAGTTATGAGATTAATCTCCCAGCTAATAAGATGACTATGTATTTAAGGGATGGTTATAAGGCAGATAAAACACTTGACCAATATGAACCTTCTTACTCAGGGTCAAACTACAAGTCTTGGACATTTGATACTAATGAATATTATGGTATAAACTTTGGAGGTGACTACCTGACTTGGGATACAGGCACATCATTCATTATTACTATTACCAATGGTAATAAGGCAAGTATGCAATTGGCTAATAATGGTAATATGACTGGTACTCTTAGTATAGCTAAAGTTACTTACACTGACAATGGCTCATCAGGAGATTCTGTAGACCCTACTGAATTGTTATATATTGGTGGAGAGGAAGTAGTGTTTGGTACAATGGCTCAAAAGGATAATACTCTGTTCCTTGGAGACATTGAGACAAAGAGAAAAACTCTTGACTCTACTATTAGAAGCTACTTCAAAGGCAAGAGTATTACCTTCTCTACCTATAATAAAAGTATAAGTTCTCCAGAAGCTAAGGGCTACTATCCTTATAGTAACCAACTCAAGATGAACTCTTATCAGTTTAAGACATTCAAATATCTTGAGTATTACAGATTTGGTATTCAGGCTCAGCACTATACAGGTAAATGGTCAGAACCTATATGGATTAATGATGTTAGAAACACTGTTCATATAGACACTACCTTTTATAGTGATAATAAGATAGGATTACCAGTAGCTGAATTTACATTAAATGATACTACTATTATTGACAGGCTTCTTAGCAATGGATATGTTAGAATAAGACCTGTTGTAGTATATCCTACCATTAATGATAGAGAAGCTGTATGTCAAGGCATTCTTTGCCCTACTGTGTATAATATATCCGATAGATTTGGTAATTCTCCATTTGCACAGTCATCTTGGTTTACAAGACCTAATGCACCATTTGATGAATACAAGGCTTTCCACTATGTTCAGAATGATGAAGGTGCTTGGGGTGGAGACTGGGTAGGATTAGGAAGATTCTTAGGAGACCCATCTGCATATTCAAGGGCAGGTATCATGTCTAATAATAGGACTATAGTTACTTCAGGAGAGACACAATACAATATTGATGTAGTCAATAAGGGAGCTTGGGCAGAGTTTAGGCATAATAGACCTATTCCAGGCAATAGTAATAGAAATGCAGAAATCCAATGTATTTGGAATCCTCCTTCTGGTCCTTATGTTGATGATACTGCAACTGACTCAGATGTTGCAAGTTGGGTATCTAACAATGCAGAGAATTACTACATTGACCAATCAATATTAACTTTCCACTCACCTGACATTGAGTTTGATAATGAAGTAAGAAGTATTGATACATCAGGATTGAAACTGAGGATAGTAGGTATGGTTCCCCTAACTGCATTTGCCTCAGATATTGATATTCAGACTTCTACTCCTGTTAATAACTTCTATGATAGTTCAGAGTTGCCTGCTGGATTCTATAAAGAACCTGTTGGTGTAGAGAATGATTTTAGTTATGAAGGGCTTGGGTCACATCTTGGTGATTCTCATTTTGGATGGAGAGGATTAATCTCTGGAGCATTCTGGTTTGATGAATTAACTGCATACAAGAAAGATACAGGTAATACTCATCACTATACTACTGGATTTGTTGTATATCCTTGGCACAGAAATGGCTCACTTAATAACACTAAGTTTGCTACTGATGGGTATAGGTCAGCTATGCTTGACAAGAAGAAGATGTCTAATATGAGGTATTCATATAAGTCAGTCTACTTGGATTCAGGTAATATATGGAATGCTTATGTGAGTGGTAATGGCACAAGAACTGGTATATCAGGAGTTGCAGTATTTGATTCTAATGAAGTATCACTTGTTAGATTACCTGCACAAGAGAACTCAGGTCTTACAGATATTAACTACTATGGTAATGTAGATAAGCTTCTTACTATCTCAAGAATTGGTGATAAGAAGGATGGTTATCCTATTATGACTACTGGAGTTCAAAGTGCAGAGACTAATGCACATACTTTGTTTAGTAGTGGGTATATGCAGGTAGATAGTAGATTTACTGACCAAATTACAGGTACTGACCCTGTTAGAATCAAGTATAAGTCTACTCCTCATGCTGTATTAGCTCTAAACTATACTACATCAGGTGCTCAAAGGATATTACCTAATATCAAGGATGGTGATTATGATGATACTTGGTTTGTAAATGCACAGAACTCAGGTGCTCCAAGTGGGCAACACATGTATTGGGATAAGTCAGGAAGTACCAAGAGTGTATCACAAGATACTATTATTACTGGTGCTCCAAGAGGTCCTATATCTGCTGTATCAAGTATTCAACATGGATGGCTATGGTTAGGAGAATTGTATAATGATAGTGTACAGAATAGGTTTGGAGGTCAGACAGAAGAGGCATTTGAAAATAATGTATGGCTACCTTGTGGAGACCCAATTTCTCTTGTAGATACTAACAATGGAGTCAAGAGCAGTATTACTATCAGGTGGGAAGAAGGTGATACCTATTTCCAAAGATATGACCATATCAAGACTTACCCTTTCACTCTTGAAGACCAGAATGCAGTAACTGATATTGTATCATTCATGTGTGAAACAAGGGTAAATATTGATGGTAGATATGATAGGAACAGAGGACAAACAAGTAATTTCTCAATTACTCCTGAGAACTTTAACTTGATGAATGATGTATATTCTCAACCTAATAATTTCTTCAACTATAGGACAATTAATCCAAACAAGTTGAACTTGGATAACTTCCATAATTCAATTACTTGGACTAAGACTAAAACTGCTGGAGAGTTAATAGATACTTGGACTAACATCACTCTTGCATCTACCCTTGACCTTGATGGGGATAAGGGAAATGTAAGGGCACTGAGAAGGTTTAATAACAATATACTTGCTTTCCAAGATAGAGGTATCAGCCAAATCCTATATAATGAGAATATGCAGATTTCTTCTACTGATGGAGTCCCTATTGAGATTGCAAACAGTGGAAAGGTTAATGGTAAGAGATATATCTCTGATAGAATAGGATGTACTAATAAATGGTCCATGTGTGAAACATCTAATGGTATTTACTTTATAGATGACATCACAAAAGGAATATTCTTATTCAATGGTCAGTTGGATAATCTATCAGATAGATTAGGTTTCCACTCTTGGATTAACAGAGCCTCTGATAGTATAGATATATGGAACCCAGTAGACTTTGATGGATTTGTTACCTACTATGACAAGGTTAATGGTGATGTATTCTTTATTAGCAAGGATGAGTGTTTAGCATTCTCTGAGCCATTAGGTCAGTTCAGCTCATTCTATAGTTATGAGAAGATGCCTTACTTCACTAACCTTGAAGACAGAGGAATTGCTCTTAATGTTGAAGGTACAGGTACATTGTATAGACCTTGGTTGCATAATGAAGGAGACTATAATATGTTCTTTGGAGTATATCAGCCATTCTATACTACCATAATAGCTAACCCAGATATGCCTGTAGACAAGATATTTAATAACCTTGAGTTCAGGTCAGATAGCTGGGACAAGAATGGTAATCTGCTCAATACAACATTTGATACTCTAACTGTATGGAATGAATATCAACAAGGTACTTCTACTCTAAATAATATCTTAGGAAGACCTTCTGACTTGAAGAAGAAGTTTAGAATTTGGAGGGCTAACATACCAAGAGCTAATGCTGTTGGTTCTACTAAGAAAGGTAGAGATAGAATGAGGAATCCTTGGTTATATATCAAGCTATCTATGGAAGAAGAGAATGTAAATAAGACTGTATTGCATGATATGATTGTGCATTACTTTGAGTAATAATAGGGGGGAAGGTAAGTTTATTACTTATCTTCCCTTTACTTTTTGGATAATATCCTTGTATAATTCAAATACTTTGCTTATCTTTGCAAACAAATTAGTATGATATGGCTAAAAGAAAAGTTATAAGAAAGTCTAACAGACCATTTACATACAACCCTCATTACTATAGTTGGGGTGGTGATTTCAAGAATGCTTTAGGTGGAACTAAGCCTTTTGACTTGAAAGGCACTTTCAGTGGAGGCAATGTTGCTGGTATGCTGAAAGGAGGCTTAGCAAGTGGCATAGGTAGTGCAGTGGGTAATATTGCAGGTGGTGCTATTAGTGGAGGACTTGAATCAGGTGCAGGTAGTGCAATCAGTAATATTGGTGGCACTATAGGTGGTGCAGTAAGTGCAGTTAATCCTGTACTTGGAGGCATCATATCTGCTGGTACTGGTATTATTGGAGGTCTTACAAATAGGATGTTTGGCTCCAAGTTAAATAAGGAGAAGATTGCTGAAGTTGAAGGAAGCAACAAAGCTATAAATACTGTTATGGTAGATAGCAGTAGTGCTGATTCAGTTATGGACCAGTGGGCTAATCAGGACTTTGGCAAAGACTTTACTAAATCAGATATTGGTAAAGATGGTTGGTTTAGCAATAAGGCTAAAAACAAATATAAGGAACTAAAGAAGCAACAGGATATTGCAAGAAATAGAGCATTGACTTCTTATGAGAATGCAGCAGATGCAGCAGATACTCAGTCTGACCTTAATGCTATGGCAAGCTTTGCTGCCTTTGGTGGTCCTCTTGGTATATGGGGAGGATATGGAAGTGGGGCAATAGGTTATGAGTTAGCTAAGGAGAACTTAGGCATTAAGGCTCTTAATGCTGCAAATAAAGGTAAGCTGACTTCATTACCTAACTCATTTGAATCATCAGAATTGAATACTTTTGCTAAAGGAGGTAAGATACATATCAAGCCTGAGAATAGAGGTAAATTCACTAAGTATTGTGGGGGTAAAGTTACTTCAGAGTGTATTGCAAGGGGTAAAAGAAGTAGTGACCCTGCTGTAAGGAAGAGAGCTACTTTTGCTGCTAATGCAAGGAAATGGCATCATGCTTTTGGAGGAGATTTACTTACTCATGGTGCTGAGTGGGATAATGGTCTTAGAGTAATTGGTAATGGTGGAACCCATGAGGAGAATCCAATGGAGGGTGTACCTATGGGAATGGATGCTGAGGGAAACCCAAATCTTGTAGAGCAAGGTGAGGTTATATTCAATGACTATGTATTCAGTAACAGATTATTTGCTGATGGTGGTCTATTGGAGAGTTTTAATCTCCCTAAGTCTTATGATGGATACTCCTTTGCTGCAATAGCAGAGAAGTTAGGTGATGAATCAAAGGAAAGACCTAATGACCCAATAAGCAAGAGAGGACTTCTAAGCTCTATGTCCAGACTACAACAAGCCCAAGAGACTGTAAGACAACAGAATCAAGTAGGTCAAGAAGGAGTACAATATGCTCATGGTGGTAAAATGGGTACATTATTTGATGGTCTTGGTGATATGCCTAACTTCTTAGATGGTGTAGATTATGGAGATTGGCAAGACTATGGTACTTTATTGGAACCTATCAGTGCAGAAGATGTATGGAATGAAGCCATGTCAGGTACTGATGAGGGTGATAAAGGGGATAATAATAGCAAGCTGACTTGGCTAAGATATGCCCCTGTAGTAGGAGCTGCAATAGGATTAGGTCAGAACTTATTTAGTAGACCAGACTATACAAGTGCAGATACAATACTTGAAGCAGCTAATCAAGCAGGTAATTATACTCCAGTAGGATATACTCCAATAGGTAACTATTTACAATATAGACCTTTTGACAGAAACTTCTATTTGAATAAACTTAATGCACAGGCAGGTGCTACAAGAAGGGCTATTATGAATACTACAAGTCCTTCAAGAAATGCAGCCTTGCTTGCAGCAGATTATAATGCTCAAGGTAGATTAGGAGACCTTGCAAGACAGGCTGAAGAGTATAACTTGGCACAAAGACAAGCTGTTGAGACCTTTAATAGAGGTACTAACATGGCTAATGCTGAGATGGGACTCAAGGCTGCAATGGCAAATCAAGAAGCTGCATTAAAGGCAAGAAGTTCAAGACTAAGTGGTGTTGCACAGGCTATGGCAGTAAGAGATGCTGTTGATGCAAGAAGAGGTGCAAGTATGAGTGCTAACCTTACTAACTTCTTTAATTCTCTTGGAGATATTGGTAGAGAAGAGTATAGTAGAAATATGATTATGAGTAATCCTGCACTATACTACTCTATTGATAGCAAGGGTAATGTTACATATAAGAATGGATATGAAAGTCTTAGTGAAGCAGAGAAGAAGGAAGTAAGAGATGCTGCCAATAAAGCTAAGAAAAAGAAAGCTAAGGGTGGTTATTTAACTATTAAGAAGAAGTAATATGGCTAATTATAGTTTAGTAATAAATTCACAATTCAAGCCATTCTCTTATCAAGAGATGCTGGCTCCAACCTTGATGGCTACTCAGGCTCATCAAGAGTTGGAGAACCAGTATGGAGAGCTTGCTACTAAGGCAAGTGTATGGGAGGAAATGGCTAATGAACAGACTGACCCTTATGCTTACAAGATGTACAAGACCTATGCAAATGACCTTGAAGAGCAAGCAGGTCAGTTAGCAAGAGAAGGACTTAATGCTGCAAGTAGAAGGGATATGCTCAATATGAGAGCAAGGTACAGTAAGGAGATAACTCCTATTGAACAAGCCTATACAGCAAGACAGAAGCAAGCAGAAGAGCAACAAAAAGCACTCCTTCAAGACCCAACATTGATGTTGAGTAGAAGAGCTGCAACTACAAGTCTTGATGATTACATAAGGAATCCTCAATTAGCTTATGAAGCATATTCAGGTAAGTTAATTACTGCACAGGCTGCAAGTGCTGCATCTGCATTGGCTAAGGAAATGCAAGAGAAGCCAAGGAAGTGGAGAAGCATCTTAGGTAATTCATACTATGAGACTATGATGCAGAAAGGCTTCAGTTCTCAAGCAGTATTACAGGCTATACAGGATAATCCTAATGCTGCTCCTCAACTTACAAGAATTGTTGAAGATGCCATTAATTCAAGTGGAGTTAGGAACTGGGGAGACCAAGCCACTATTGCAAGGGCTATTGACTATGCTAAGCAAGGTCTATGGAGTGCAGTTGGTGAGACTCAATACCAGACTCTTGATAATTGGAGAGCTAAGATGGCTGAACAAGAAGCTATGCAGATTAGGGCAGAGAAAAGAGCTGCTGCAAGAAAGGCAGAAGAGCAGAGACAAGCAAGGCTTAATAGTTTAGCTATCAATCCTTTGAATATCTACAGTAGTAGAGAACTAAGTAAGGATGAGAAGAAGTATAAGGAGGATATGAAAAGATACTCTAAGTACTTCTACAAAGATAATCATGGTCAGATGAGAATGACTTGGGCTGGTTGGCAGGAATATACCAGAAATGCTACCCCAAGAGTAACATCAGCAGGTTCTGGTAGTGGTACTGCAAGACTTATGAATGTAGAAACACAAATGCAGAATGGCAGTAAGAAATTCACTCCTACTGCATTCAGGCAGTTCATGGACAGCATAGGTGCTTATAGTGTGACAAAGGGCAAGTGGCAGCCTGGCAATCTTGGTAATGTATGGAATAGATATGCTAATAATTCTCCAGCAGCAAGAACTGCAAGATATGATGCTACAAGAGTTACTGAGTATGACTACCCTATTGCAAGTGCCCAACAGGGTGATATGAAGGATGCTATTATGACTGCTGGTAGAGGATTAAGTCTTAAAGAGGTAGATTATGATAGCAAGTCTAAGCAATTCAGGGATACAGGTGAGGAAATCACTATGGAAGACTTGAAGAGTGATAAATACAAAGTAACTGCTACAAGATTCAGTCCTTATGGTACTACTGTAATGATACAAGATGACAAGGGCAATGTGAGAAGATTCAGAATGCCTGCTGGTATCAATACAACTAATGAGCAGAATAGAGATAGGGCAATGGCTGCTGCAAATCAATGGCAACAAGTAGTCAATACAGGGCAATATACTGATGCAAGAGGTAATGTACATCAGGCTACTCCAGATGAAATTACTTATGCACAGCAACAATATGCACAGGCTATACAGCAAGCCTACTTATTCCATTCTCAATTAGGAGTACAGAATAAGACAAAAGAACAAGAGTTTAATCCTTATGGATATTAAGATATGGCAAAAGAAACTAAAGTAAAGGATATAGATATTACTAAGAGTGGTCCAATGACTTTCAGAGATTTGCAGGAAGCAAATCAAGAGCCATACACTAACCTTAGTCCTGAGTTTCAGTCATTCAGCATGAATGTAGGAGCAAATACTGCTCCTACTTCATTGTATGATGCAAGGGCACATGGTGAGCAAATGGTTGCAACTTCATTAGAGGGAACTGCTACACCTTGGGGTGAGAGTATGTTTGATGAACCTACTGCAACAGAAGCTCAGTTCCAAGAACTGGGAGATATAAGAGCAGAGAATCAGCCTTGGTATGCACAAATAGGAGCAGGTCTTGCTAAAGGTGCTATACTTGCAGGTACTACTTTCCTTGATGGTACTGTAGGTTTGATATTTGGAGCTGGTACTGCAATAGGTGAAGGCAGATGGTCTGGTCTTTGGGATAATGACTTCTCTAAAGCTATGCAGTCTGTTAATGAATGGTCTGAGCAGGCATTACCTAACTATTATACAAGGGCAGAACAAGAGCAGCCTTGGTATGAAAATATCTTCACTGCTAACTTCTTAGGTGATAAGTTTATCAAGAACTTAGGTTTCACAGTAGGTGCTTTCTATAGTGGTGGTGTTACTGCTGCTGGATTGAAGGTAACTAAGCTACCTCAACTCATTGGTGCTATTGCTAAGTCTTCAAAGGCTCCAGCAATAGTTAATACTGCTGTAGGTGCTACTATCTCAGCAGTAAATGAGGGCAGAATTGAAGCACTCAACAATAGTAAGGATTGGTTTGAGCTTCATAAAGCACAGCTTGATGACAGTCTAAGGGAAAGGTTAGATGCAATACAGGCTGAATATGAAGCTAATGCAGGAAAGGAGCTTGTAAGAAGTGGTGTAGAAGGCAATCAGTTTGTAGACCCAGCTTATGTAAAATATCAGGATGCTATTGCAAGGGAAAGAGAAGCTTACAATGCAGCACTTGGTAAACTGAATGAGGATAGACTAAAGATGGGTAATGCAGACTTGCTTATGAATATACCTATCCTTACTGCATCTAATATAATCCAGTTTGGCAAGTTATATGCTAATGGATTCAAGACTGCAAGAAAGGCTACTAATATAGTAGGTAAGGCAGGAGAATATACTGCTGGTACTACAAGATTAGGTGCTGCTACTGCAATAACAAAGGGTGCATTATCTGAAGGTACTGAGGAAATGGCACAGGGTGCTGCAAGTAGAATAGCAGGTAATTATTACTCTACTGATGTAAACAACTTCTATAAGTCAAAGACTGACCCAGAAGCTTCTCAAGAAACACTAAGTTGGACTAAATCATTTGCTGAGGGAATCAATGAGACAGTAAATGATGGCTCTGTATGGGAAGAGTTCTTTATTGGTTCTTTGACAGGTGCATTAGGTATGCCAAGATTCAGAAGTGTAAGAAATGCACAAGGTGGTATTCAGTCTCCAATCACTATTGAGGGTGGTGCCATAAATGAATGGAGAGACTATAATGAGAAGATAGCAAGAGAGAATGAGATTGCTAACTACATGAATAGCAGGATAAACTCTCCTGAATTTAAGAACTACTATCAAGGTCTTATCAGGCATAATAAGTATCAGAATGATATGAATAGAGCTGCTGAGGAAGGTGATGAGTTCAGCTTCAAGAATGCAGAACATGCTCAATTAGTATCTGATATTGCCATGTTTGATAGTGCAGGTAGAATGGAAGACCTCACTACCTTAATTAACACAGCATTTGATACATCAGATGAAAATCTTGCCTCTATTGTGGAAAACACTACAACTACTCTTGAAGATGGCTCTAAGGTAGGTCCATTTGTTGATAAGAATGGTAATCCTATGTATGCTACTCCAGAAGGCAAGCAGGAAATGATAGAGAAGTTGCAGCAGAACCATGATGAAATGACCAACACTATCAACAATTATCTGAAGATAAAAGATGAGCTTGATATTAAGACAGGTCAGCAATTATCAGATGACCAGCTTGAAGAATTGACATGGATGAAGTCTCAGATAGGCAACTGGGCTGAAAGGGCAACAGCTATGTCTGGAGAAGTAAAATCTGCAATAGGTAGTGTATTAGGTAACTTAGATTCATTCCTTAGGTTCAATGAGCAGATAAGAGATTTTGAAGGTCAAACTCATGCTGATTTAACTGACAGATACAGACAAGCAGATGAGAATGTAAGAGCTATTCAAGGTGCAATAAATACTCTTAATCTTGTAAGAAGTCAGGATGATAAGACATTGGCTCATACATTGGCAACTAATCCTAAGTTTGTAGATGGTCTTATCAAGGAAATTAATGAGGTAGATGAGACTGTACTTAGTGCAGATGAGAAAGAAGATATTACAACTAAGCTAAATGATATTGTTAAGTTAGGTAATGCCTCAAAGACATATAATGCAAAGCTGAAAGAGTATCTTGAAAATCCTCAAAAGCAAGCAGAAGACCATGCAAGAGCTGATGAACAAGCTGTGCAACAAGAAGCTAAGAAGAAGTCTGATGACTTGAAAGTATCTTTGAATGCTGCACAGAATTTACAGGAGTTCAGGGGTATCATAGATACCCAAGATGATATAGAGAATAGGGATAGAGTTCTAAAAGAACTTGAGGATGAAGGTAGTGAGATGGCTAAGAACTACAGAGAAACTTCACAATACAATAATGAGGTGAGAAGAGTTCTTAATGAGTCAGATGCAGAACCACAGGTTAAACAAGATGCTATGAAGCTCCTTCAAGACCAGTTCAGTAACTCTGAAAACCTTGAACAGTTGGCTAATCCCAACTCAATTTATATCAATAATGAGAATGCCTTTGATGAAGATTCTGAGGGTGATGTTGAGTTGTCTGCAACAAGATTCCAAGAGGCTCAATATGCTTTGCAGAATGCAATGTCTCAGGTAAATAATGACAATAGATTCAAGGATAGATTCTCACCTGAATATAAGAAGCCTGTAGAGAAAAGAGAGGGGACTGTAAGAGGTGATGATAGAAGAGATACTACGGGGGATAGTGGTACATCTACTACTCCTACTGTAACAAGTAGTGAGGACTTACCTACAACAGAATTACCTGTAGGTAATATAACTGCTGAGATGGTTAATGAGGAGAATAAGAAAGCCAATGAAAGGGTAGAAACTCCACAGAGACCAAGTAGAGATACTTCTAATCAATTCTATAGACCTGCTATACCTGAACTGCATATAGAGGCAAGTAAGGAAGGAGACTTTAGACCATTTGATATTGTAGTAAGTGAGAGAGAAAAGAATGTAGACTTCTCTGGCATTTATGGTTATCTAAGAGACCAAGGAGCATTCAGATATGTAAATGAGGGTAACTTAAAGGCAGGTGATGAACTTGGCTTTATGATTGACCCAGACTATAATGAGAATACAATCTTCATTGTAGACAAAAGAAACAACCAAGTAGTAGGTAGTTTGGATGAGTCTGATTATAGTGTTTCAAGGTATGAGGGTTTGAAGGGTCTTGAAGAGAAGATAAGAGGTGAATATGCTAACAGGCAAAATAAGACTGGTAAGTTCATTGCCACACCTGTTACAAAGGTATCTAAGGTAATGGTAGGTAGGATTCCCTATGGTAATACTGAGAGAAGTCTATCTGAGATACCTAATGTATCTTCAACTGATAGAAAGCCTGTCTTTGGTATTATAAAGAATGGTGTTCTTACCACTAATGGTAAGATTGATGATAGTCTTATTATCAAGCCAGTGGATATGAGCCAAAAGGAAGGTAGATTATATCTGCTTATACCTAATGGAGCTGGTAAGTATTCTCCTGCTGCTGTAAGGGTTAAGCACTTCAACAATGAAGAGTTTAATCTGAATGATAGTAACATAAGTTCTACTCCTGTTGGAGAAGATATAAAGAATGCCATTACTAAGTTATCAACTGCTACATCACAGGATGATGTATCTGCTGCAATGCAAGACTTGGCACAAGACTTGTATATGCAGGATATTATGGTTACTTGGTTTAGTAGTAGGGCAGGTGATGGTATTGTTATCAGTAAGAAGGTAAGAAAGCCAGATGGTACTTATGAGAAGGTAATCATTAATGGAAAGGAGCAAATCAAGGAGGATAAGTATGATGTATATTTCTCTACAAGTAGTAAGAGTGCAGAGATTGGGGGTATAAACTTTGATGTAACTGCTCTTGAAGATTTAGGAGATACAAGTGCATTAGGTACTCCTAAGAATCCTGAGGATATATACAATGAAATACTTGGACACCTTATTAAGTTTAATCTTCCTTTGCAGGTCAGCACAAGGAGAATAAATGAAGGTGCATACAACAATAGGTTGATAAACTCTAATATCCTTACTTCAAATATTACTGAGGCTTCAGTAAGAGGTAATTGGTTTACAACTGATTACTTTGATAATGAAGGTAACTTACATCAGGCTATAAGTCCAGCTTCTGTAGCTCCTCAACCTAAGAGGAAAGTAGAAACTCCTGTAGGTGGTACTGAGGGTGCTATTGCAGGCACAAGAATAGTATCTATATTCTCAAATAAGCCATACTATGTAGACTTAAAGACAAACACTATCAGAGATGACCAAGGTAGGACTGTAGAAGTTACTGACAGTAACAGAATATTGTTTGATTTAGCTTGGGCACAAGATAACTTCGGGGATTCTACTAACTCTTCAATGATGGTAGATAACAAGGTTCTTACTCCTGATGGTAAAGTACTTGATAGAAGCAAGCAGACATATCTCAGTGGTCAAGAGGCACAAGATGTTAAGGATACTATTGCAGGTAGGAAGAAAGAAAGAGAAGATAGAGTTGCCAAGTCTAAGGAGGTTATCAGTGAAATATATGAGAACCAAAAGAGAATAGACAAGACAAGAACTGATGGTGAGTTTTACTATGTACTTGAAGATGATGGTGAATACCACCAATATAGTAGAGTGCATAGTAGATTAGGTTCTAATTGGGTAGAATCTCCTAAGCAAACAGAGGCTCTAACACAAGTAAGAACCAAGCTATCACAGTTAGTTGATACTCCTACTCAATTTGACAATTACTTGAAGTTCCTTGAAAACAAGTATAAGATTAATCTTGATGGTTATCAAGGAAAGACTGATGCTAAGAGTAGAGATACTATTGTGAATATAGTAAGAGATAAGATGTCTGGTACTAATTCACAAAGAGCACTTGATGCTGGCTCAGCAATAGATAGTATTATTAGACAGTACTTTACTATAAGAGATGTATCTAAGATAGCAAGACCATCTAATATGTCAGAGAGTGCTTTCATAGATTTAATTACCACTCTTAATAGAGTTAAGTCAAACATGGAACAAATGGGAGAAAGATTCCTTGCTGACAATATTGTATTGTTCCAGAAATATCCTGATGGTACAAGAGTTGCAGGTGAGGTTGATATTCTCTCTGTTGATAAGGATGGTAACTTTAGAATCTATGATGTAAAGACAAGTAGATACAGCTTCTATGACTTTACAGACAGATATGGTCATAAGGTTAATTACTTTACTACTCCATCTGCTACTCAGAGAATGAGTGCGAAGGATTACTATACTTTACAACTTTCTGCTTACAAGAACTTATTTGAATCTCAGTATGGTGTACCAGTTACTAAGTTAGCTGTAATGCCATTTGTATTGAGTTATGATAAGGAGAATGTATCAGCAGTACAAAGTGAAAAGGGTATTCCTATTGCATACAATCCTGCTGTTAATGTGCCTTTAGCAAGTGCAGTTAAAGTAGATAAATCTACAGGAACTCCTGCTACTCCAGCACAAGCTCAGACAGTATTACCTATCTTTGAGACTTCATTAGAGACACAGAACCCTATTGAAGATTTGACACCTGAACACAGTATGAATAATGCTGATGAGGGAGTAGGTTACTTTGAGTTGGATGGTAAATTACATAAAGGGTATTTAACTCCTATTGCAGGTATTACAGAAGTAGATGTCCATATAACCAAGGTTCCTAATATAACCAAGGGATTTGGCAGACAGGGAGAAGAATCTCATGTAGCTTCAAATAATTACTATGCAGTATTCCCTAATGGTAAAACATTCTTACTTATAAAGAATAACCCTGTACAAGGAGGTATGAGTGAATCTCAAGTTGAGGATTCCATGAGAAAGGCTTTATTAGGTAATCCTCAAAGAATGAAAGACTTAGCATCAGAAAAGACTATATTGTTTGACCCTGATGCAGTACCTACTGTAAGTGCTACTCCTATCACTACTGTGGAAACTCCTGCAACTATTAATCAAGGTAATACCCAGACAGGTGCTGCCTATACTGCTCAAAAGGAACAGGCAATAAATGACCATGATGAAGAGTTTGAGGATGAATTTACCCTAAGAAGAGTAAATGACACAGAAGCTACAGTATGGAATCAGGAAAAGGAACTTAATTGGATTAGTAGAGTGCTACCTCAATTAAGTGAGAATGATAAAGTACAAGTAGTAAAAGGTCTTATTAAAGTAGGCAGACAAGGTGCCTTAGCTTGGGGTCAATTTGATAAAGGTGTAATCACATTGTCTGACATAGCTGCTGAAGGTACTGCATACCATGAAGCATTCCATGCTGTATTTAATCTCCTTCTTGACAATAATGAGAGACAGGCATTATATGATGAAGCAAGAAAGTTATATGGTGAGAAAGATAATCTCTCTCTTGAGGAAGATATGGCAGAGGGTTTCAGAGAGTATGTAATGACAAGACAGAATAGGGGCTTAGGTAAGAGAATACTTGATTTCTTCAAGGAACTCTTTGCTAAGGTTACTAACTGGAATAACTTTAGACCTTCCCTAATAGATTACTATAGAAGAATTAATGAGGGTAAGTATGCAGATAGTACATTCAAAGTTCCTACTATCAGTGAATTGAGAGGTACTACTTCAACTACTACATCATTTAATACTTTAAGTGATTCTATGCAGGAGAATTTATTGAAGAAAGGTTGGACAGCAGAGAAGTTTGATTCAATCTCTCAAAAGGAGAGAGACCAAGCTGTTAAGTGTATAGCCTTTTAATCAGCAGGATGAAATTTTTTATAAAGGGGTCAAGAATAACCCTATGCTGTAATTAGTATAGGGGTATTTTTGACCCTTTCATTTATGTAAAAAAAAAATAGGGAGAGGAGTAAAACTTAATTTACTCACTCTCCCTATTTGCTATTATTGCTTAAAGAATGGAATACCTTCCTCAGGATGCAAACCTCTATAAATAGTTTTGTTCATTGGAATAAGTGGAGATTCAAAGAATAGTCTTGTTGCCTTAGACTCTCCTTTATATCTGCCTGATTGTATCAAAGCATCTTCTCCAGCAAATACTTCATAATTAAATGGATTCATAAGTCCAATTAAATCAAGAGTATTTTCAAGAGTATTAATGCCAGCAGCAGGAGACTTTATAATCTTCAATCCTTCTCCAACCATCTGAGGTCCAGGAATCAATGAACCTAATTCAGTGTATAATCTTCTTGCCTGATATTCTGCCATCTTAGCCAACCAAGGTCTATCCTTGTCATCTGACCAGTCCATAAGACCAAGTACAAGTGCTACTGCTAAGAAGTGTCCTACTTCAGTTGCAGCTCTCTTGATATTTGCTTTCTCAGTCTTGGAAAGTTGGTTCCAATTTGCAGCTAATGTAAACTGACCTTCTTTCAATTCCTTAGCAAGCTGCATCAAGAACCTACCTGTGGTATTATAGTAACCTTCTGTCCATGCTTGCAAGTCATAGTTATATGTGGCAGACTTGAATCTTCTGTTCAAAGATGGCTTAATCCACTTTCTAAACATGACACCCATTCTACCCACAGCTAACCTTTGTACTGCACTTCTGTCAGCCTTATTGTAAATACCGTGCATTCTCTGATTTATAGCAGCAGATTTCCTACTGAATGCTATAATATCATCTCTTGTAAATGCAGACCCATCTTCCTTAGTATAACCTTGCTTTAACTGTAACTTAGCACCTAATTTCTTGTTATTCTTATCAATAGGAACCACTTCCATAGCATCCCATAGAGACACTATTTTACCATCAGGAGCTTTCATTTTATAAGCATCTGCAAGTGCTAATGAGGTTCTATTCTGCATCCAATGTTCACCAGCATTATTCATAAGGAATAAAGCAGAGGTACCAAACATTCTACTGAACCAAGTCTTTCTGTCAAAATTTACTTCCTTAACATCAGTCTCATATTCCTGCATTACATTGAATAATTCATCCCACAAAGCAAGTTTACTTGTCTTGACTCTATTACCAATCTCTGCAAGAAATTCAGGTAGGGCTTGACCATAGTTCCTGTCAGCTCTTAGAGTATTAGATTCATTAAAGAACTCTCCAGAGAAAGATTCAATCCTCATCATAACTCCACCAGTAGCCACATTGGAAATACCTGATAGTACATTGACAGCTAATGTATTAAGAGAAGTCATCCTATTAACAAAGTTAGCCACCTTTCCTTTATCAATTTTAGTATTACCAAATGTGCCTTCATCAGCCATGTATCTACCATAGACCTGCATCTCAAAGAAGTCATTTAGTCTCTGCATAAATCTTGTTTCATCACCAGACTTAGTGAGAGTAGATTCTACTCTCCTACCTACAGACTTAAACTTCTCAACCAGTGGTTTACCACCTCTTGTCTGTATAATCTCCCTCTCCTTTAGCATATCCCTACCAAGCTCAAGAACATCAATTACTTTATTCATTTCATTGAAGTCATTAGCCATAGCTGCATAAGCTGTGAGAGTAGATACTATATCAGTAGATAGGTCATTAGGGCTTTCACCCTCTTTCATCTTAGTATAGTAGATAGGAAGTACTTGCACCTCTTTACCTTCAAAGTCCTTTACTGTAGCCCTATCTCCAAACTCAGTGTCATCTGTTCTTCTAATGAATTGGTCTTTAACAGCTTCCCATACTTGTGTACTACCTGACTTTACACCATCAGATGCCTTTACTCTTTCAAGTAGGTTCTTTCTGATTTTAACTGCATTAGTTAAGGTAGTGTACTTGTCAGGAAGGTATGAATCCAGCTTGGCTTTTATCTCCATAATCTTGTTGTAGTATTCTTTCTGGGCAGGATTCAAGTTCTGATAAGCCTTATTGCCATAGATTGATACTTTAGGTTGCTTCTTTCCATTGACTACCTCCATATTAGCATCAAACCAAGCTTGTCTCTCCTTTCTGTACTTCTCTGCATTATCTCCTACAGGATTCTTACCATACTTCTCATTAAGAGACTTGAACATTTCCCTGACTTTCTCTTTGAATAGACCTTGATTAATCTCAGAGATATAATTACCTGTAAGATTGCCTTTACTGTCTCTTTCAAACATCCAATCAGTGCTCTTAACTCCAGCTTGCTCTAACTTAATGGTAGCAGCTTGAAGCTCCTTCATAACATTGATAGTCTCCAACCTTGCATTTTCTTTACTCTTCTTGACAGCTTGGTCCATAACTTTCAGCATATAATCTGAAGAGTCTGCCATAGAGTCAAGCCATCTGTCAAAGAAAGATATGTCCTTGTCAGCTATCTTAACCAAGTCTTCAGCAGTCATAGTCTTGCCTTTGAACTTGCCAAAAGGAACAGTTATACTCTCTCCTACAAAAGGTTTAATGAAATCAACAAAGAGAGGCATTGCCACATTGTTGTATCTAACAAACAAGTCTCCAAGTAATGTAGTTGTATTGTCCAATACTACCCTTACTCTCTGACCATATCTATTGTCTGCATACTTCTCTTCATCAATAAGAGCCTTCCTAATATCATCAGTAATATGCTTGTAACTATACAAGTAGTTTCTGACATCTCTTAGTACTCTGGCTCTCTCATTAACATTAGTAGCAGGAGTATTTTGTAGCATAGTAAGCCTGTCACTTACCTTGGTTAATTCTTCAAGAGCATTCTCAACAAAAGTATAAATACCTTCAATCTCATTGTTATCAGCTAATTCAATATCCAATCTATCAATTAGTAACCTTTGATTAGCACTAAACTGGCTATTAGGATTTCTCTTTTCATAAATCTTCAATCTCTTCAACTCATTCTCAATGATTCCTTGAAGTAACTTCTTATCTCTTGCCACTCTCTCTGAGGTACTGTAAAATACCCCATTTGAAGCTATATTGCTAACATCAATAGCCTCATCCATGCTGCCATTAAGTATTTGCTGCGCTAAAGAACCAAAGTTCTTGTCAGCCTCCTTCATGGCTCTTTGTATAGGACTTGCACTAATATTCTTAAAGAAATTCTTAACTGCTTGGATTACTCTTTGCAGTAGATTCTTATAAGGAGCAGATGGGATATTCTCACCTTGAAGAAGATGCTTTGCAAGTAATTTACCCGCAGCTTCTTTTGCCAACTTAATCTCATCACTATGATATAGAGTATCATAGGTATCATAGTCCTCACCTATAATTTCTCTTGCCAGTCCATTGGAAGATATATTATTGATAAGTCTTGTGATAAGTGGATTATCTCCCATAGCTTCAATGGCAAAGTGTGCAAATTCCTCAGGAAGTGCTCTTTCACCTTGAATACCATCAGCAAGCCTAATCATTTCAACAAGACCATTTGCTGCATTTCTTGCAACATCAAAATCAGTCACACCATGAACACCCATTCTCTTTTCAAGGTCAGTCAAAGCACCTATCCCTATTCCATGAGACTCAAGAATACCCCTCAACCTGTTATTAAGGTTTTCATTGTATTCCATCTTATCTGCATTAATAGAGTTAAACCTGTTTCTTTTCTCAACCTTTACTCCAATGAATACTCTTGGAGATTCACTGTCTTGAATCTTAACTATATTAGCCACATAATCATCCCTATACTCTGAGTTCTGATTAAAGGCTATAGCCCTTTGTTTCAACTTTTGATAATTCTCATCATTGTTTACCCATAGGGCTGGTCTGTCCATTCCTTTCTTATAGTACCCAATCTCCCTATTAAGTCTCTCAAGTACTTTAGTTTCTGGAATGACTTTACTGAGATTAGTCTGCTTTAGCAAACTTCTCAATGTAGGTTCATTGTTTTCATCTAATGTTAGCCTTGGATTCCAATCTCTTATAAAAGAGTCAGCTTTTGTGATAAGATATAGTCTTGTAGCCTCACTTCTATTGTTTGAAGTGAAGGACAGCAAGTCCTTAAATAACTTGCTGTCCACTACTTGACCATTTCTATTCTTTACCTTTGGAATAATTGCACAACTTCTTGCCATATCTTATAAACTATATAATGTTGGAGCACCACAAATACTATCACCATTCTCATCCTTATACTCTGTATTAGGTTGAATAGCTGTTACATCATCAGCCTTTGGAGCAGAAGTATCAAGAGGAGTACCATATACCTGTTGGAAAGCATCAGTATCTACTTGTGGAATAGAATCCCAATACTCTTGAGGCATATCTTGATAGTCAGGCATAGAATCATAATCAACCTCAGCATCTCCAAGGTCAAATCTTGACAATGTATCTGCATAAGGGTCATAATCTTTCCTGTTCTTATCAATTACAGTTTCCATCTCTTCCACATCCTTACCATATTCATATTCAATAAAGCTGTTTCTGAAGCCTAATGGTTCAATCCTTTCATAGGTTGCAACATTAGTTTGTTCAGTACCTAATGAAGTCAGTTTGTAATAGACATAGTTTCCTCTAATTCTCTTACCTATATACCTAAAGAAGTCATAAGCAGGACCATCAGGAGTATCTATCCTTTTCTTGATAACTTTCTTATCTCCAAAGGTAGCATTATCATCAATTACAAATGTAACTTCATCCTTAACTTCATTATCCTCTCCTATGAATTGGACAGAGGCTGTATCAGGGATTTCAGGAACCAACTTTCTGTTATCCAAGTGGTTATAGACATATTGGTCTACAAATTGACTATAATCATCACTTGATGACAAGAGAGTTCTCAATGTACTTATGTACTCTGGGATAGCATTTCTCACTGCCACAGGTGCCAAATGGATGAAGGTTGAAGGTCCAAATGCAAAGCCATTTCTATAATAGCTATATCTGAATAGATTAAGAGCAAGTTTCTGAGCTTCTGGGTTACTCATATATAATAGAGATGCCCAATCCCTCATATATCTTTCTCTCAAAGTAGGACTTAACTGACCCACATTCTTAAACACTACTGTGTCTACAGGATTACTGTCATTTGCCCTAATTACCTTGAGCCTCTTAATAAATTCAAGGTCAGCTATATCCTCATTATCTGTAACCACTCTCTTGAAGTATTCAGGGAAGTTATTGATGAAATCCTTTCTCTTATCAGAGGAAGTTACAATAATATCACCTACTTCTGAGTCAGGGTTTACAATCAATTCAGAACCAAAGAATCCATTCTTTGACATGATATAGGCAAGCAAGTCATTATAAATACTATTCATAGTCTTTACATTCAACTTACCAGTCTTAGTCATGTCTCTAAGGTCATCAATTACAGTCCTGAATGATTCAGTATATTGAGGGAAATAAGACCCTAACATTTCTTCTGTCTTCTGCAAGCCAAGAGTATAGAAAGCCTGTAAGAAAGGGAGAGGAGCTGACAATAGTCTTTCTCTTAGAGTGTCAGTGTCAGGATTGTCTGATAACAGACCATCAAGTATTACATTGGCATTCTTCAATGGGAACTTGTCATTATTCTCTATTTGGTCTAACAGGTCTTTCACTTTCTGCATCTTTAACTCTGTATCTGCAATAGTAGGACCAGCAGCACCTCCTTGGGTATCAGACCTTGTAGCCTGTACTAACTGTCCCAAAGCATCAGCAGAGTTCATAATTCTCTTGAACAAATATCCAACTGCAACTTGTTTCTGATAGAACTCAATCTTTCTGAAATCAGAAGTCTGAGACCTGTCAGTAACAGCTTCCTTAGCAAGCATTATGTTATCTGCAAGCTCTTCAATGTAGAAGCTATTATTCTTGTAGTTATCATAAGTCAAGTCATTATTAAGAGCAGCCTTCTCCTTATACTTATCCAATACTTCATCAATGATGGTATCTTTACCTTTACCTTCTCTACTCTCTCTAAAATAGGTCTGAGTAATCTCTTGAACTATAGGCTGCATCATTAGCAGACCTATCTCAATAGGATTATAACCTAATCTTGAAAGAAGCATAGAAGCATCAGCAGTGAAAGTATTCTGATTAAGTGCTGCAAGCACAGGGTCTTTAACATTGTCCACAGAAGCAGCCAAGAATCCAGCATTATTCTTTGAGATAAATTCCTTGTCACCATTCATAATATCATGTAGAGATGTAAGTCTCTTTCCATTCAATACAAATGAGCCATTTTCTTCATCCAAAGCCAACTGAGTATGTTGCATCAAAGCATGGTTTGCATTATGGTTGGCATAAATACCAATCAACTTAGCACCAGTCATGTTCTGTTGATGTAACATTACTTGAGTTCTTGGTGATAATGGGTCCATTTTGACCTTTGTTTTCTCTGCTAATTCAGTAAGACTTATGAAAGGCTCCCCTTTCTTCTTCCTTTCCTCTCTCTCCTCATTAGATAACTCTAATGGCAAGTCAAAAAGGTAGGAAGATATTGGGGCTTTTATTTCCTTTCCTGCCCTTTTAATAGTCTTATTAAACTTAACACCACCTTCATTTAGAGCCTTAACCAAATCACTCTCATAAGAATCATTGAGAATAGTCATTATTCTTGCAGACTTCTTCTGATAGTCAAAACCACCTGGGTTAAGAATCTTTGAAGCTGTATCTGCATTAGTCAGGACTCCATACATCATATCTATCAGCAAGTTATTTCTTGCCTCAAGACTATTCTCCTGTGGAGACTTGTTGAAGTCATACTTTACCTTTACAATCTTACCCTTACCCAGAGAGTATTGCTTTTTTCTTGACTTGAACCACTCCTTGAATCTGTCCCTTGCAGTTTCAGAGAACTGGTACTTTCTGACACCTTGGTCTTGAACAAACTCAATATAATCATCTATATCAAGCTCATCCTCAGGGTGTTTTCTTTGATAGTCTTCAAAAGCAATTCCTATGTTCCTATCAATTTCTTCTACAATGTCAGCATTAGCTGGGTCAGTATAGAAGTCATCCCAAGCATCCTTGATTCTATACCTATCCAGTATTCTAAACTCTGGCAACATGATATACATCTTATCCACATCAAAGTCAGAACCTGATAGAGTAGTAATCTCAGCAGGAAGCATGATTGCAGAACCATTCTGTTGAGGAAGGAATCCCTTAATATACAGAGGAGCCATTGAGTACTTATCCTCTGTTGGAACTCTATATCCAATCAACTTTCTCAAATCCTCAGGAAGTTTAGTTACATCAAGCTGGTGAGTATTTGGGTCCATGAGAGGCTCATAAAACTCTCTACTATATGCAGGCATATAGCACTCAAGATACATGATAGACAACTTACCTTCCTTTTGGGCATTCTTGACAAATTCTTCATAGCTTTCTCTTGTAGCATTAGGATACTTCTTTTTGTAAAGTTCGTAATTCAAAGGATTGCCATTCTTATCTTTGAATACAATACTCAGTTGGTCAGTTAAGCCATAATCAGACACCTGAATTAAAGCTCCTCCTCTAATCTTCTGTTTAGTGATTCTACTCTTGATTACACTATTAAGAAGTGTCTGTACTCTTTGAGATTGCACAGGGTCAAAGAGAGGTATATTGAAGTTATTGTTCTCATCAAGAGTACAAGCCCTCATCATATCCATACCATATCTTTGATTACCTCTTATCTCTTCAAGTAAGATTTCCTCTACCTTCTTTGGGTCTTTGAATATCTTATCTACATCAGCAAATGCTTGAAGAATATTCTCTGTATTGATAGCATTATACAGGTCAAGCCACTCTTTCTTAGTCATCTTCTTACCATTAACCTCAATGATTGTGTCATCAGAGATGTCAGCAGTAATTAACTTTCTAATCTGAGTACCTACTAACTGAACTGCATCAATAGCATGTTCAGGAGTTGCAGTCTGAATACCATAATCTTCATAAGATACCTTATGTACTACATTAGGATTCTCATTACCAAATCCAATACCTGTGGTATCTTTAAGTCTTTGGATTACATCAGCCTCTGTATTAACATCATTCAAATCTATTACACCTTGTTTTCCAACCTTAGTAGTAGATTCAAACTGAACTACATCAATCTGATTATCCTCCATAAACTTATTTATGGCTTTCAGCTTACCTGACCTTCCTAAAGGACCAGCAATTAGTTCGTGCATAGCAAGTAATAGGAACTCTGAGTTCTTATGCTGTACAGGAGTCTTAATTCCAGTATGACCTTCAATGCCACTGTTATTATTGACTTGTGTATAAACATAAGGCTTCTTAGTCTGCCAAATGATATTGAAGTCTTTAATATTCCAATCTCCATTCTTGAAGTTGTTATATGCCTGCTCCATATCATCTGTCCACTGACCTGACATGCCAAGTATTGCCCTATAGGAACTCAAACTTCTATATGCCTGAGCATCTGCTACATTCACATTTCTAAACTTGCTGATGATATTATCTCTGTCTATCTTGGTCATTTCATTTCTTCTAACCCTTTCATCAAGTACAGTCTTGATGTCTTCAAGTACAGAAGATACTATCTCATCATCCTTCAAGTAGATGGTTCTTTCCCAGTCCCTACCAATTCTCTCACCTTTATAAGTAGCCTTAGTATTCAGTCTAAGGGCAGGAGCATGAACCTCCTTATATCTCTTCTGAAAGTCCTCAAGGTTCTTATAGAAGGCAAGGTCAGTAGTAGTAAGCTGGATAATCTGTGAAGTAGCTAACTTACTGTTCCAATAGTATTCCCTAAGTGCATCCTTAGCATTGTTCTTAACAAACAGACTTCTTGAGATTGACTGAGCATCTTTCAATTCCATCTCACCTCTTGTTGCCTTATCTGTCAGCAAATTCTTAATCTGCTCCATCAGGTTATTGGCTTCCCTACTATCAAAAGCACTATTATTGTTATAGGCTCTAAGCATCAGTTCCATATTGGTATTCCACAATGAACCTAAGGCATCTTTAGCCTTGATAAGTGCCTTTGCAGTTATTGCATTCTGCTTGGACTGACCCTCAAAAGGAAGATACTTGTACTTGCCATTAGGAAGCTCATCCAAAAGTCCTACCCTCATCCAATCTCTATAGGTCTGTTCAAAACCATCTTCCATCATGTCATTAAGAGTAGTTCTTAGAAAGTTCCTAAGTTCAGCACCAGTACCCTTGGATTTAAGTCTGCTTAGCCTATCAATGAATGCCTCTCCATTGTCATATCTGAGGTTGTTAAGTGCAGGAAGGAACTTAAATTCTGCACCTCCCATACTCTTTATACTCCCATCTTTCTTTCTGACAATATCATAGTTGGCAATAGGTTCTACACTCTTATCTCCACTCTGATAAGCCTCATCTCTTTCCCTAACCAGCATAATTCTGTCATACTCTTGATTAACCAAGTCTACCAACTTATCAAGAATAACATCATCATAGGTTCTCTTCTTACCATTTTCATCAAGTACATCACCTGTTGTGTACTTTCTGAATCTGATAAACTCAGCAGAAGGGCTATCTGAGAGAATAGGAACATGATACCAAGCATACTTTATACTTGACTTTGCAGAATCAGGGTCTCCCCAATATTCTGTAAGAAGAGCCAAAGTATAATCCAAATCATCCCAATTAGTATAATCTACCTTATCAGAGTTCAATACTACTTTATGGTTAAGACCTCTTCTCAATTCATCAGACTCTGCAAGCTGTCTTAGCCAGTCATTTCTCCAATGACCATCCTTAAAGAACCACTCATAATCCTTGAACTCAGTCTGCATAAACTGTTCAAATCTCTCCTTGTCATTCATAACATTCTTGAGATTTTTAATAAGTTTACCTAAGTAGTTAGGAGTAACATGAGAATAGTAAGACTTATCATTCTCTCTGACACTACTTTCAATAGCATCCTCAGTAACTTCTGCCATCATGCTTGCAATCATATTGTAAGCAGAGCCAAAAGTATTGATAAGGTCTCCTCTCTTCTCAGTACCATCCTCCCTTGTCTCAGACTTGACTTCACCTTTCTTAATACCACTGAATATAACATTCAATTGTGGTAAAAGAAGCATAATTGGGTCAGTAAATGTGATACCTGGAGCTGTCTTTATATCAGTTAATGCAGTCTTCAATACAGAAGGATTGGCATCAATACCTAACATATGAAGTAACTTCATTATGGTATTCCATACATCTTCTCTCTCTAAGAGTTGAAGTCTGGATTCTGTATCAAGGTTCTGGAACATATTGTTCAATGTCTCAGTCCATTGTAAACCTTTAGCTGCATTATCCTTGTTTATTTCCCCATTCTTCTCATATACACTATCATCATCAAGCTGTACTCCATTCTCATAGTTATCTCTCCAAGCATCAAGGAGGTAATACACACCTTCAGGCTTATTGATGGCAATAGTTTCCATCTTGAAAGTACCATCAGGCATCATCTTCTTCTTTTGAATCCAGTAAGGCATAAAGTCCTTCCTGAAGTCTTGGTAGAATTGAGAGAACAAAGTCTCATCACCTTGAAGTAACTTGGTTACTTGCTTAACCCAAGGCTTGATTCTTTGCAAATCCTGCATCAAAGGAAGCATATCATCAGAGTTAATCATGTTCCTTAACTTGTCAATGAAAGTAGCATGAACATAGTCAGCATCAAGGTATCTTGTGAAACCTAAATCATCCTTTTCATACTTGCCTCTATAGTCAAGTTTAGGTACTTGTCTGATTACTTTTCTTACAGCTTGTGACAGAGACTCATGTGAACTTACCTGTCTGAAATTAGTCATCCATCCATCCTTATAAGCCTCTTCTTGTCTCCAATCCTCTGCTTCATTATCTACCTCACTGTTACCATCAGGGTCATCATCATTGAGGTTTGCATCAGCAGGTGCAATGTAGTTAGGGTCTATCCTAATACCCTCAGTCATTACAAGTAAAGTACTTGCTTCCTCAGCAAGAGCCTTATAGACATAAGGGTCATCAACTATCTTCTTATACTCCTGATTCTTATAAGCAGCTTTCTTCTTGGCAGCTTCTAATTTCTGCTCATCAGAGAACTTATCTGCACCTCTCATAGAATTGATTGCATTAAGTTCTTGCTGTATTCTGCCCTCTTCTGTATCTTGTATATAAGAATTGAAGATGTTAGCTACTCTCTTGAATATACCAGCAGGAGTGTACTTCTTTATAGCAGAGAATCTATCCAAGCTATTAAGCTCAGCCTGTAATTCTTCCTTCTCTACACCACTGGCATCATCAATTCTTCTCTTCAAAGAATCAGTCATTTCCTGCAAGGCATTATCAACTTCATTACTGAAGAATCTTGCAATAAGTGTCACTCTATCTCTTCTTGTTCTTGGGTCAAAGAGTAAGTCCACCTTTTGCTGTTCCTCAACAGAAGTAATCCTTGGAGTATTAAAAGAACTGCTAAGTGCCTCATCAAGCTGTTCAGTAGCCTCACTACTTCTCAGCTCCTTAATAAAATCATTGAGTTCACTACCTAATGGAATATCCTCAACAGACTTATTATTCTTTTCCTGCCACAGTCCAACCAAGTTAAGTATTGATTGCTCTGTTTCATTAGGAAACTTCTTAGCTAATTCTCTAATTTCTGGTGTTATAATTAAACAACTCATATAATTAAAAGTATTATTTGTGCAAAGGTAAGGAATTTAATTGTAATACACAAGGTATTATGGGAAAAAGTTAAGGAGGAATAAGTGATTAACTTACTCCTCCTTATAAGATTACTCAACAATGTACTTGACACCATTGAATATAAGCCACTTGATAGTGTTGATATTGACTGGTCTAATACCTGACTCTTTATCAGTCTTAGTAATATCCATATCTACACAATCATATCTGCCATCTCTTGATTCAAATTGAATCTTATAGCCTCTAAGAACTCTATCTTCACCTTCTTCATAAGGAAGTACAGGGTTATTAACCAGCTCAGTAATAAGATTCTTTGCTGCATTTGCAACACCTTTCTTATTGTTCTTAACTGTGTCAATACTATTTGAGAACTGCTCTACAATAGCATCAATCTCTTCCTGTAACTTCCTCTTACTCTTAGGCTTATCCTGCTTCTTGAAGCATACAGTAAATACTTGACCAGAGTGAATGTTCTCCCAAATACTTCTAATACCAAGAGTACCATCCTTCTTATCTTCCTTAGTTACTTTTACTGTAGTCTCAAACAGGTCAGCAGAATTAGTATAGTTCTTCAAATAGCTCATACCAATCTGAACCTCTTCACCACTCTCAAAATGAGTAAGCCAAGCATTAGGGCCTGATACTCTGTTCACAATATAGTGAGAACTCTCACTAATAATGGAACCTTGCTTTAACTGATTTATTTGCTCAATCATATCAAATAAGCTTTTCTATATTAGACATAAATGTTTCAGCCTCTTGCTTAGTAACACCAATAGTTTTGATGTCTTCCTGCAATGCAGCAATTTGAGATTCCTTCTTTGCAATCTCTGACTCCATTTCTGCATGGAGATTACTTGCATTCTCATGTGCAGTCTTAAACATAGACTTAATGCTTGCCATTCTTTCACTGAAAGAAAGTGCAGCTACAACTGATTTCTTCGTACCAAAAGCCATACTTTTTTTTTTTAGTTATTAATATACTTTCTTGCAATAAACTTTTTCATTAGAGGTTCTGCTAATTCCTTAGCCTGAGGATGTGGAGCACCTGTAGTACCTCTTGCTCTTAGGTCAAAGAAGTGATTCCAATCAGATACAAATCCAGTCATAACCAATTCTGTCTTTAAGGCATTAGGTAATACTGCTCTTGCTTGCTGTGGAGTCCAAGGATTTCCTTTGAATCCTGTAACATATCTCCTATCAGTAACTCTGTTTTCCCAAGCACTCATTAACCTGAGATATGCCTTTTCGGCATTATCTAAAGCTTGAATATAATCATGCACTTCTACACAATTGCTTTCTTTATTAAACCAAGCTTTAGGGTTTACAGATTCTCCAAATATATTTTCCTCTGTAGCTCCAACTCTATAGTTTATTCCATCATGCCAATATGCCTTTCCCTCTGGTATATCTAACCAACAAGGAATAATGAAGGTGAGTTCATTTCCAAACTTATCCTTAGAATAGTTACAATACCTTGTACTTTCCTGAGCAAAAGACATAACTCTATGCCTTACAAATTCATGTGATACACCCCTGTCACATACAAAGTGAACAGTAATTCTCTTCTCATGGCACTCTGTAGGCTCACACAAGTATTGAAGTATATCTGGTATATACTCCTCAGCAAAGTTCTCTACTATTACTCTGAAATTAGTAGTAACATAGTTATGCACTCTATCATCCAAAGGTTTTATAACTACCTTGGAGTAAGGATTTGAGGCAAAGAAAGGAACTAAATTATAGTCTTCTGCTGAATTAGGCACATCCAAATACACTGTACCATGTTCCAACATAGCACCATGACCAGACTTAATCATCCTATCCACAAAAGGCTTGGCAGAATCTTCTGTTATCTTATCCTCAGACTTATAACATACTCTACCTACTCTCTCAATCTGTTTATAAACTCCTTCAAGACCAGCAGGCTGATTCCATATTTCAAAACTTGGCTTAATTAGCTTCATTGCAGAACTCTTTTAATTCTTGAACACCTAACAGACCACTATGCCTTTTTACAACATTTCCCTCATCATCTACTAAGATGAGAGTAGGTACTGTCCTTATCTCATACTTGGCTACAACATCATAGCCCTCTACAGATTGAACATCTATACTTTCATGTGGAATACCTGCAAGCTGGAGATTGCTCTCCAGTGTCTTACAAGGTCCACAAGTCTTTGAATAAATCTTTAATACTTTCATTATACTTCTTTAAGTTTAGTATGTTTACCACAATCCTCACACCAACATTCAGCATTATCAGTTATGTCATCTACATACTCATTGGTATTAGCATTTACCCATGCCTGTACTTGAATATTGGGGCTACCACATTCACTGCAAACATATCTATGGTTGAGACTATTAGGAATGTATAAAACAGTTCCCATTGAGTTTTTGTGTATATCTACATCAGGAAATGCCTTATGAAAGGCTTGTAGATTAAAAGGTCTCACAATGAGATGAATACCTTGTTTAGTAGGTATTTGGGCATAAATGTAGTCATATCCTACTTCTTTAAGTGCCTCTACTGAAATATCAGAACCTTTCTTTTTCCAAGCCTCTGCATATAACTCAAAGAGTTTATCTGCAATAGCATTCATCATAGATATATCATCTATATCAACTACCCATTTAGGATTTCTTGACTTCAATTCCCCTGCTGCACTATTGAGTATTCTCCTTGGGTCTCTTACAGTACCATTCAGATTATACTCTGCTAACTTAGCAAGTAATAAGTCTTGCAGATTCTTGAAATCCTTTCCAGCTACATTGATATAGGCTCTTGCACCATAATGTTCACAGAGAAATATCACTTCTTCTTTCACTCTATCAAGATGCTCTCTACTTCTAATAAAGTAAGTTTTGATTGCACTTTCCTTTACTTTCTTGTTCTCACCCTTATGGTCTTTGGCTCTCTGAACAATCTGTAAATGAAAGAACATATCATTTGCTTCATTGAAGTAGAAAAGACTCTTGATTAATTCAAAGTTGTCTATCATATCTTATGATTCTGTCCCACTTGAGGGAAAGTTATCCACACTTACTGTACCAGTGATAGATACAGGCTCTGAAGGAACAGTAGGCATATTGTCCACATAAGTATTCAAGTAAGCATTAGTAACCCTTACAGGTACCTCTGATACAGATACTGCACTTAACTCTACCTTCTGAATTTCACCTTCTTGACCAGACATAGTGTTCTTAATATCCTTCAAACTCTCCTGCATTCCAACCATAGACTGACTCATATTATACAATAACTTGTCAGTAGTGGATGTAACATTGTTAATATCCACATCTACAGATGGTGGAGGAGTCTCTTCTGATTGGGTAGCTGCTCTGTAATCTGCTGCTGTACTCATCATACTTTGGGCAATCTTAAATGCCATACTTGATATGAGAGTAACCTGCCCATCATCCAATGTCAAAGGATTTTCCACTTTAGCCAATATACCCTGCAAAGCATACATTGCAAAGTATTCTCTTGGCTGTAATACATCTATATCAATATTCTCTTCTGAGCCTGCATCTCCTCTGGTAGCTGTTGTGCCTGAGGTTGCAATAATCTTGGCATCTACAATAAACAGATTATGGAGTTCATTACCATCAGAACATACACCATTATCATTGAAATAATACATTTTTTTTTTGTACTTGTCCAGAGTATTTCTCTGTAACAGAGCCTATATCATTCAATTGAAAATTAAGTACATAGTCACTGACTGTTCCACTCAACTGTCCATTAGAAGAGAATGCAAGGGAGGCACCATTTAATGCCTCATCCTTGTTAAATTCTACTAATTGAATCTTAGTTGCTGTTGCCATATTATTCCTCTATAACTTCAAAGTCATCAACATTCCAGCCCTTTAAGTCAAAGATAGCATTAACTTCTTTCTTTGATTTAGGAGCTATATAATCCCAAGCCTTTTGAGGTAATACAATCTGCTCTTCAACTGCACCTTTAAGGTCACAGTTTGAGTAGTCTATATCCTCAAAATATTCACCATCTTCATCCTTTCCAGAGTCAGTAATCTCATAGTCAGATACCTTAATCTTTACAGTTTTACTAAGGGTGACACTTACTGTGACCTCAATTTCCCTTTCAGGATTGTCAGCCTGATTCCAGGGTGCATTAGGGTCATGTTCTGCCCCTGGGGGATAATATCCACTTTCAGTCATTTCTTTTTCTTTTTAATGTCTGTTACCAAGTTATTCTCTTTAATCAGTCTACGAGCAATTACACATTCAAGATTCTTAGGTATGCTGATATGCCTTCCCTTATCATTCACATAGATAGCATGGTCTCCATTATGTCTGCTATAATAGAAACCATTAAATTCCACTATCTTTATGAACTCTCTTGATGTATATTGTCTCATACTATACTTTCAGAATGTCTTTATACTTCTCATAAGTCTTCCTTATGACCTCTTCCCCTATAGGATTAGGTCTCTTTGAGTCCCTCTCTATACAGTCTTGAAGAGGTATGAAGAAATCTTTAATTTCCAATTCATACTTAGGTCCTATCACAGTGGGAGCATATTCATTAGCATTATTCCAATCATTAAGTACTCTTTCATAGTACTCCAACTCCTTTGGATTAAGATTCATATTGTCAATAACAATATCAAATCTATAAGACATAGCTTTCCACAAGAATAAATCCTTTAAGTCTTTTACAAGACCTTCTCTACTGGGAACCCAATACTTACCAAGCATATTTCTTATATCATCATTATTGAATCTTACTCTATGCTCAGGGTCTTCAAGTACCCATTGTTTAGCCCATGTAGTCTTACCACTACCTTGAATACCTCGGCATAAAATTATCTTTGGCATTGTCTTTCCTCCATGTATTCTTTGTGTTCTTTACAATATTCACTACCTTCCACAACAGGTTTTCCACAAAAGTGACACCTCTTCTTAGCATTAAATCCTAATTCAATACTTGACTCTACTGAATCTTGGATTACTCCTCTAATAATACCAAAGGCAGTATTCAGTCTATCATTCTCAAGAGGTGTAAGTACTCCTTCCTCAAAGGGAAAGCCTACCATACCTTTTAACCTCCAAAGTATTCTATTCCTTTTCTGCCATCTCAGTTGCTTCTCTGTCATATTATTTACTCTTGCTGACCACAGAGTTCAAAACTAACAAAGCATCTCTAAGGGTTTTCTTTTGAGCAGGAGTACAGTTACTCAATTCACCATACTCCTGTTCAAAAAGATATGACCTTAGATGGTTAGATAGTTTCAGAGTCTCTTTAGCCTTTGTTTTAACACTAACTTTAATCCCACTCATCTTTCTACCCTCCTATGATGGACTTAGAAAGACTCAATGTACTCTGCATCAGGAAATGTAGCATAGACATCATCCCAAGCTGCATCTCTCTCATGCTCTACATCCTCATTATACCTATTATTATAGGTCTCTCTATGTCCATCTTTGAAATGAATTATAAATGTCATACTTCACCACCTAATTGCTTTATCCTGTCATTGATATACCATATAGCCTTCTTCAAATCCTCAATTTCCTTCTGATTATCTGTAAGGCTTGCATCCTGCTTATGTCCTGCCCTAAGTATATACTTAATAGCATTGCCTAAGCAAAAATCCATGTGTCTTGTTATATCAATCACCTCAATCCCACATTTATCTTTAAGCCATGTATAGTGTGGGGGATGATTAACATTGTCCACTTTCTTTTGTTCCATTTTCCCAGTCTAAAAGTTTTACAAACTTATCAAAGAAGTCCTTCCTATCTCTGACATACAAATGCTTAGTATTGTAATCCTGATAGATTAGTGCATCAAACCACTCACCAGTTGCAGGACATTTCATCCTGCATCTGAAAAGTGGTAAGTAATGATGACCATTCTTAGGATATACATACATCTTACTCCTTATCTCTTCCCATCTTAGTTTTACTACATACCACGCACCTATGGTACATAATACAAGTACTACTATAGGAATAGCTATTCTCCAAGTCTCCATACTAATGAACCCAACAAGGGGCAATTTCTGGCACAGCTCTAATAGTTACTTTCTTACAGAAGATTGCTGCTGCATACTCCATACACTCACTTAACTTCTTAGCTTCCTGCTCTGCAATTTCCTCAGGTGGCTCTATCAGATACTCATCATGTACATCATTAGGAATGAGGACTTTGAATATAAGACCATCATTAACCAAATGATTAAAGTATCTAATACCTGCTATCTTAGTCATTGCAGCAGCAGTACCTTGAGAAGGATAGTTACATGACTGATTATCAGAAGCACTCTTTCTCTTCCATAAGTGTTTCATCACTGACACATATACAGTCTCCCTGTTAATATCAATGAATCTTTCCTCCACCTTACCTGCCTTTTTAACCTTATATGAATACCTAACAGCTATTTCTTCAATAGGAACACCTTGGGCAAACTTCTTTGCAATTTCTTGCATGACAGATGGTGGAATCTCAGATATTACTCTGCCACTATCTCTTGCAGCTTTGTATATATCCCAGAAATCTTCCATACCATTCTTTCTCCTTTCAATACCTTTCAGTATAGGATAGTCATAGATATATGCCCTTAGCCCAGTTATCTTTGAGATTAGGATATAGCCTCTATTCCACATGTCTCTCTTTTGTACCTTGAAATAGCTTGCTATACCATTAAATCTCTTGAAATAGTTGTTATAAATCTCAGTTGCAAAGTCCACAGGAATATTACAATTAGTTGCCATTGTGGGAGCCTGACCATTATAATTGAAACAGAACCTTGCTTTCTTAGCCAAATCTCTAAGGTCTTTTCTTACCTTCTTGACATCCTTCTCTGCAACCCCATCAAGGTCTTTAGGGAAACACATCTTGGCTACAAAGGAGTGTCCATCTCTTTGGTTAGGGTCATTGTAGAATGCAATCCACTCCTTATCATTAGACAATTCAGTGAACACATGACCTTCTTGGTCTCCATAATCACAATCTACTAACAAATGTCCCTTTTCAGGTACAAATGCTGCTCTTGTTTCTTCTGTGGCTGGAAGCTGCTGAACATTGACACTCTTATCATTTGCCTGTGTAGAAGTGTCCTTGCTTTCATCTTCCTCCTCTGCAATATCATCATCTTTAGTCTTACCTCCTTTACCTTTTCCTCCTGAACCACAACTCAATCTACCAGTATCCATCATTTGATTGAATGTTGGGTGGATTCTTTGTGTAACAGGGTTAATAGCATCAAGGAAGTTTTGACCAAAAGATGTTACTACCTTGAAAGCTGCTGAATATTCCAAGTATAAAGGAACAATACTACTCTTACTTGCCTGCAATTCTATAAACTTAGACTCCACAGACTTTTTCATCTTGCCTGTTTTCTTGTCTTTAACCAATAGGTCAAACCCAAGTTCTTCAAACAATCTGATTACCTGCTTGGAACTATTCCAGTTAATAATACATTGAGGTCCAGTATCAAACTCAGAGAATAATGAAGGTTGTGGTATTACCACATACACATTATCTGCAAGTTTGGCTGGCTTACCTTTCTTGTGAGTATCATAGTTTCTTGCAATGAGGGAAGGGTCATCCTTTTTCATTACATAATCTACTACCCAATCATTAAGTTTCTGCTCAGCAATCCTTAACCTCTCTGCATCTTTAGCCATCTTAGCCTTCCACTTAACAGGGTCAAGTTTAATGCCACAATATTCAATGTATGCAAGGACTCTTACAAACTCATTCTCAATATCAAGTGCCACTTTCTGACCCCTTGCATTGATAGTAACAAGCTGCAAGTTCATAATATCCTCAAGATGCACAACATCATTTGCTGCATAAACTATAACCTCTTCTGTCATACCTGCATGTATCTGTCCTCTGACAGTCTTGTCAAGATAGATATGTAAATACCTATCACAACAAGCCTGCAAGGACAAAGATACAATGCCAGGTGGGAATCCAAGAAATAGAATCTTCTCAGCTAAATAAGTATCATAGACATTTCTGACTACAATATGTTCCTTATACAGCCATCTTAAATCAAACTTTGCATTATGAATGATGAATAGTCTGTCACTTTCAAGATAATCCTTATACTGCTTGACATCAATAGTCATGCAGTCTATCACAACTTGATTTTCCTTGTTACCAAGCTGAAGAGTAAGCAATTTACCTTGCCATATCTCTGTACCTGTAGTTTCAGTATCTAAACCTACTACTCGAAGAGGCTCTAATATTTTAAGAGACTCTTCTACAGAGATACACTTATACTTAGCATCAGGAAACTCAAATAGTTCTCTCTGACCAGTAACAAAATATATCATTATTCAAATGTTATAGTATATCCATAACCCTTAACAAAGTCTATAGATTTGACAACTGCCTTGGCTTCCTCAAGCTCATAGCCTACCACAATCATTGGACCTCCTGATGGGTCAATAAACTTATTTCCTCCTTGAACTTCACCTACTCTCAATGTAGGCATATCAGTTTTGAGTACATAAGTTTTTGATTCAGAACCATCAGGCTTAGGCATCTTCTTGAGATAGTTTACAGCTCCATATCTGGACCTAAGTTTTATAATATCTTCCATTATTTCTTAGAATAAGCAATAAGACTTTCAAAGTCAAAGACATATTTATATTTTTGGAAGAACAGGCTGCCAAGGATACCATGAATCTGCACACCAGACTCTTCCTTAACAATAGCAAAGGCATCATCCAAGTTGTGAATACAGAAATCACCTACAAATTCTTGCCCCTTATAAGTGATTGTCATTTCACAGAACTCAGTATTTACCTTATTACCTTCAATTCCTGTCACATCCATGTCTTTTGCCTCTATCTTCTTATGGTCAAGAAGAGGAAGAATAGAGCTGTTGATTTGAGAGATATTACTTCCAGTGTCCAACAAGAAGTTAAGTTTCTTATCTCCATTAAGGAATGTTACTACAGGCAACTCTACCAAATCCATAGCCTCTTTGAAAGACATATTTACCCTTTTACTCTGCTTGCAATAATCTTCTACACCATTAATGATGATAGATAAGATGATTACTGCAAGCATAATACCAATTATTTCTAATACCATGCTTCATGCTTTTTTTTTTTTAGTTACTACTTGATGCCAGAAGTACCAAATCCTCCTCTGTTATCATCACCCAAGTCATCTACTTCCACAAGCTCAATACCTGAACTTAGCAGCCATTTAATCTTCTGCCACATAGTAGCTTTCTGACTAAGCTGTATCCTAAATTGACAGATTCTATCACCTGCTTCAATAGTGGTCTCTCTCATAGGAGAACATACATAGTGCCACTGGTCATCATTGCCATTATATGTGTTATCCACTACACCTTGACCACTTGGGATGAATAATCCTAACTTCTTAGGACCACTACTCCTTGAATCAATAATAGCTTCAAATCCTTTGGGCAATTGCATTGCCACTCCAAGAGGGATATAATAGGTAGGAATCTCTACATCCCTATGACCTACTCTCTCTCCTTCAATAGTTTTTCTTTTAAGGACATCAGCCTGTGGTGCAGGGATGGTGATATTTATGGCAGACCTCAAATCTATCCAATCACCATTCTCACTAATTACAGGCATACAGCCCCCAGTCAATACTTTTACTTTAATTTTCAGTTTCATGTTTCCAAAATTTATTTGTTATGTCTACCAACTCTCTACCACTGACCTTGTAAAATCTTTGATTGGTAGTCCTACTGTTAAGTGGACCAAACTCCTCCTTATAAGGTCCAAGTTTAATGTAGTCAAACCACCTTAATTGCCTTGCTACTATATCACTAATCTCTTGCCTACCACTATACCATGCAACCTTTAAGTTTGTATGAGTTTTTACCCAACTTGCCAAAGCTACTATATGTATAGTGTCCCTATCACCACCCATGAAAGACACACAAGATATTCCCTTGTTATCTTCCAAAAGTTTGCTGAGGACTGTCTTATTCAGTGGATTACCAATATCCTCTGCCAAGTAAGAGCTATGACAGCCCTTACATTGACATGGACAATTAGATATGTTGATAGCAAGAGTTACTTCATCTGGCACTTCAGCAAAGACTACTTTTGCATCCACATACTTTAGCATATCTCACTCCTTCCATCACTATAAGTTCTATGACTTGCCTCAATCTGCCTGTCTTTGCCAAATGATTTGATAGGTCTGAGATAGCCAATCACTCTTGTATATTGAGTGATATTCTTACTATGACACTTTGGACATTCAGTGATGGGATGCTTAGTAATGTAGCCACAGTCATCACACTTACTATTAGGAATATTAAATGTGAAGTAGTTGGTTCCATTAGCTATTGCAAAGTCTATCAGTTTGAGATACTGTTCCTTGCTAAGGTGGTCTTCAAGATTGATATGAGCTGCACTGCCTCCATCAGTATATTGGTAAGTCTGTCTTCCATGAAGTATGAACTTATCAAGTACTGAGGTGTCATCATGTGCATCATAGAAGTATGAATTATACAAATTCTCATCCTCAGGAACCCAATATCCATCTTCCTTATCCCAATTATAATTCTTTCCTCCTAACCCTTCAGCAGGAACTACCTCAGAATTGAATAAGAATGGTCTATTGGCATCATGGATAGAGTGTATCTTATTCTGCTCTTTGATAGTACCAAGAACCAGTTGCAGGAACTCAATATACTCCTTGTTGTTGCCAACAGTCATACCTAAGAATCTTGCAGCCTCATTCAAGCCATTGATACCTATAGTACTATACAATTTGCTGATGTGAATATACCCACCATTTGAAGCAGCAAACATACCCTTATCTTCAAGTTCATATAGCATTGTCTTAAATGCTATATGGTACTTATATACTCTCTCAAGTATCTTTACAAGATAATCTTTCAGCCCTTTAGTAGTCCATTCCTCATTATTAATAATGCTTGTGCCCCACTTGGGATAAAATTCCTTATTATACCAATCCTGTACAATTCTATTGATATTAAGAGTGATTACATTGCATGAACCAGTCATCACACCAGTAAGACCTGATGTAGGATTAAAAGTATTCTCTGCAAGCTCATTTCTCAATCTACAACATGATGCAAGACTATCAGCACTATCTGATATATAGGTGAAGAAGCTATGACCTTCTGCATACATTTCAGCAGTAAAGTCTTTGTAGTCTTTGTCTATAATATCATTGGTCTTAGGGTCATACACCATAGCCATTGTCTCTACAGGGAATGTAAGAATCTGTTTGGTTCTCAACTTATTGAAGAACTTCATAAACAGCCTTTGCAGACAATCTACTGCTTCCCATTGAGGCTTAGTACCATCAGGATAATAGAACTCTCCAAACAGTGAATCAAAGTAAGTATGGTCATAATAAGACACATTAGTAAATGGACTTTGATATGACCTATTACCAGCAGGCTGGTTTACACCATAGATAAACTGCTTGAATGCTTTATATATGGCATCTCTTACAGTCCTCTGCTTACTGCAATGGTCTGTAGTAGTTACTACATCCAACTTTTCATACCAATTAGGACCAAATTCTTGCACAATGTAATAGTTAAGGGCAATAAAGTATTCACCTACTGCCACTGCACCTTTACACTGAGAAGATAGCAAGAAGATAAGATTGGTTACTTGACCACTGAATGATTGCAAATCATTAGGAGGTGTTGGAGTGATACCATCAATATTGCCAACTCCTTCAGTCATAAGAGGATATAGACTCACAGCCATACAATACTGCTTCAAGACAGGAGTAGTTGCTTCATCATGTGTATAGATGATATGAGAGTTCAAATCCTCTCCATACTTCTTGGCTACTTCAGGGTACATTTCATTCAACTTGTCTTTCATTCTTTGCCTCTGAATAACCCTATTGGTAGTCTTATACACTTCACCCTCAAGATTAGCAACATTCTTCATAGTTACATTTGCATTGGCATCTGTCTCTGATGAAGTAGCTGCATTCTCATTGGATTGGCTATACTCATTCATATAGTCAATTCTTTCCCTAATGAATCTTGCCTGCTTATGCTGTTCCCTATAAATGATATATCTCTTTGCCACATCAAAGTGTTTATCATTCATAAGAACATCCTCAACCTTATTCTGTATCTCCTCAATACCTATAGTATCTCCTTCCAAAGTGCCAAATAGAGCACCCAGCATATCATACAAATATTGAGGCATTTTCTTGTTGCAAGACTTAAAGGCTTTTTCTACAGCACTTATAATCTTATCAACATTAAATTCCTCTATACTGCCATCTCTTTTTACTACTTGCATATTACAATGTATTTAACCATTCTCTTAAATCATTAGGACCAGTCTCACTAATTCCCATAGGCACCTTTGGTCTGGAAGTGAGATAAGAAGAAAGCTCTTCTCCTATCACAAAAGGACTTCTCATTTCTATTTGGTCATTCTTTCCAAATTTCAATGTACCTACTGCCTGTGTAAATGGACAAGTCCACACCAATGGGACAAGGATTCTCCTATTAACTACAATGAAATCATAGTCAAGCAGCTTGAAGTCTTTGAAGTACTCATCCTTATCCATATTCTGCCTTATAATAGCCCAATATAGTCTGGCTTGAATATCATATCTCCAATCTACAAAGGATTTATAGAAATCCCACTCTGTATGGGAACTTGTTTTCAAATCTACTGGCTTTACCCACTTCTCCTTATGATTGACTATGATTAAGTCAGCCATGTTTCTATACTTTACACCATTGAACTCTCCTTTGAACTTCAACTGATAGAATCTTTCAATATCTGGTTCAAATGGATTATCCTCTGCAAAGTAGAATTGAGTGGATTTGCTCTCTTTCAATGCTCTTACTGCATTGCACACATCTTGATAGGTCTGAGTATCAAGTATAGTCTTACTGCCTGCTATAAATAACAGGTTATAGTAGTCAGCTCCTTTCTCCTTGATAACCTTAGCTCTTGTCTCAGGCTTCCAGTTCATCTGATAACTCTGATATTCAGTCTCCTTAATGATTGCATCATCAGGAATTGTAATAAGACTCCTATAAGAATCTCCATACTGACTGAACAAAGATTTTACCATCTTTGTAATAGAGTCTGGAGTAGAAGGAAACTCAGCAACCATAAACCTTTCATCAAACTCTTCTTGACCACCTGTGATAATGCTATCTACAGCACTACCAAAAGTAAGAGAAGGTGTCTCTAACCTGTCAAATAATTTATCCAAGTTATTGAATCCCTCCCTCTCATATCTTGCAAGGGTTGAATAGCTTAATGCTGGGTCTGCTCTATATGTTTCCTCAGACACATCCCAAGATATACTTCTTAAAGATTTCCTCTCCATTAGTAATAATCTTGATTGTATTCCTCATTACTGAAATCCTCATATTCACCCTCCTGCTCTGGCAACTCAAGAGCCTCACAGTAAGTATCTATTTCTGACTTCAATTTCCTCATTTCCCCAAGGTCTGCTTTCAGATACTCCTCTTTAGGATTTTCCTTACTGAGACCTTTCTTTACTCTGACAAGAGATGAATCAACTAAGAGTTGGAGAGACTCAAAGTCCCTACTATTCAGGAACTTATGTGCAAGCTTTGCATCTCCCTCAGGCAATGAGGGAATCAAAGCCTTTATTCTGTCTATTGGTTCTCTATTGTCCATAACTCTTGATAATTTCTATTGCCTGCAAGAGTTGTTTCTTGGTATATACCTCAAAATAGATAGACTTTTCACCTTTTTCAGTGTACAGGTTATCAAGATATTTTATAAACATCTTTTTCTTGATATAGAATACATCATTCTCTATTCCTTTGGCTTCAATATAAACATTGAGGTCATTATATTTGAAATAAAAGTCTGGTGTATATCTGATACCAACAATTTTACCTGTTTTCTGAATTAGTATCTTTGAAGCACGGGTGTCTATACCCTCTGATAATCTTTTGATTTTCTGCTTGTCAGTCTCCTTATCATAATATGGGGTGATAGGTTCAAAACCTTCCCATAAAGTGAAGGTAGTTGGCTCATATTGAGGCTCAAACCCTTGTTGAAGAAGAGTATTGTATATGCTCTTCTCCAACTGGGATTTGAATGTTATACCCTTAGAACTACTCTGTGTGGCATTCCTAATCTTCTTATTTGCCACTTTTGAACATTTCTTTAAGAATGTCTCTTGTAATTCTGCAAGCAATCTTAGCATCCTCAATAGTCCTGAATGCTGCAAAGTTTCTGTAATTCTTGATATGGGCTTTGTTAGCCTTGGTAATCCTGCCATCCAGCATAGAGATTACATAAATCTCAGGACTCTTCTCAATGTGGTCCTCATACTTCTTGTCCAGTTCAATGGCTACTTCCCTAAGTACCATAGAGAATGCAGCAGCAGGAAGAATAGTATCTACACTATTGAGATAGTTATACACCTTCTCAATCTTCCAACCAAGTCTGTCTGCAATCTTCTGTACATAGAACTCCAAGTCCATAGACACCTCACCATCCTTCAGAACAGGCAATGTAGGCTTGTCTGCACCCTTCTTAACAGTGAGTACACCTGCCTCAATCAACTTAGGCAATACCTCTTTAGTAACAAGGATGTGTTCAACTACCTTACCCTTGCCAAATACAGGATGGTTAATTTCCTCTACCTTGTAGATTGTGTCACCAAGCTGAACTTCTTTACCATTTGCTAAATAAAACTTTTTCATTTTCTTTTTATTTTTAGTATTAATACTCTTTGTACCACTCTATTGGTACTCCATAAATTCCCTTTACTGTATTGCTTATATTAACAAACAGTTCATGTGGCATCTTCCTGCCATTCCTTGCAAAGTATGCAGGATGCTCCACTTCAAATACATGATTGAACTTTTCATTTATATAAGGCTTAAAAGTCTGAGCCTGCTTCCCAAACAGGACATATACTATCCCTGTATCATAGTCAGACAGGTTCTTTAAGAGTTTAGATATGAAAGGTCTCCATAACATCACATGGGAACCTATCCTATTCATTTCTACAGTGAGGGCAGAGTTTATCATCAGTATTCCCTGTTTAGCCCAACTCTCTAAAGTCTGGTCAAAGGTAATACAATAATGTGGAACTTCAAAATTAATTGCTGCTTCTTTAACAACATTTAATGAAGGAGATAAGTTATCCTCATCAACTTCCTTTCTATTCCCGAATAATACTCCAGTTGCCACTCCCTTTTGTGGATAGGGGTCTTGACCTAACATAACTACTTTCAAGTCATTGAGAGGACAAAGCTCAAATGCTCTGAATACATCAGATTGGGCAGGACACAATGGTTTCCTCCTGTATTCTTGCCCAACCTTAGCCATTACATTATTAAGCTCTGTCCTATCAATTACCTTCATCCAATCTCCAAAGTATTCATCTAATGTCATATCAACATCATTATGTCATCAATATTGTCAATAAGGCATTCATTCAGTGCATCATTAGAGCAGGCAGATGGAGTAGGTTTAATAGGTTCTACAAAGAACTTATTGAAATTATCTACTATGACCTTTACTTTCCTGTCCTCTGGATTACTACTGAAGCTGTAATTGCTTCTTGGGAAATTTATATCCCTACTTGTATAATAAGGAATCAATTTCTTGATGATGCCTTTATTAATCAACTTATCAGACTCTAAGAATACTTTGGGACTGACATGGCATACAGGTCTGTAATAGACCATAGCATTACCATTATCCTCAGTATGTACACTTCTTGCAGTTAATGTACATAATAGTAATGGAGTGTAGCTCTCATCAAAGATGATACCTTTACCACCATAATACACTTCGCCCTTATTGGTAGTTATCTTCTGCAATCTTTTACCATATCCTACATTAGTAAATAATTGAGCTATGATACTATCAAAGGTTCTTCTTTCTTGGCTTGGTGCATTATCATATAATGGCAATATTATCCTCTTGATTCCCATAATTGCGGGATAAGCCATATTGTCTGAAACCAGCTTTTCAAAGTGTTCTCTTGCAATCACAGGTATCTCTACCTCATCATTGTTTACTTCAATGACAAGGCTTCTTCTAAATACATTGTTACTATCAAGAGACAGATTCATTTCAAGCTGGTCTGGATTACCAGACTCACTGCTATTGAAAACATCCATTACATTATATGCAAATCTTGGGTTAAATTCCATTATACTTCAGTTTTAAGATACATTGTTTCTGCATTATATGTGGTAAGGAATGGCAGGTCTCTATCAATGAGAGGCTCACATTGATTAGCACAGAAGTTTACAAACAAATTAACCATATAAGATGCAATCATATTTGCACAGAAGGTAGTTTGTTTATAGGAGCAGATAGTTTCATCAGCTTCTGCATCAGAGAATAGGAACTCATTATTGTACTTACTGATGTTGTACTCATCATCTCCCTTGATGCACAATACCTGAAACTCTTCTGCTGCTAATCTACCATCAATAAACAGGCAATTCTTTCTCTCCTCTTCTGGTTTGGATTGAACATGATTTACCCATTTATTAAAGAAGAGTCTTCTTGCTGCCATATTATCAAAGCCACAAATCATGATGTCTGATGCCTCAGATTCATCAGTGAATCTTTCACTTATTGCAAAGACACTGCTATAGCCAGCATAGTTTCTAATCATCTCAGCCAGTGCAGATACCTTAGGTCTACCTAAATCAGATTGACCATATAACTGACCTGACATATTGACAGTTTCCACTATGTCATCATCATAAATGAACATGGAAGCTGGCTTCATTCTTGCCAATAAGAAGCCTACATAACTACCAATACCACCTACACCTGCCAAAATGACAGTCTTCTTCTGAATGTTCTCATACCAAATGGCAGAACTAAACCTACTTGTAGCTTCATCCACAAGCAAAGTTGCAGAGTTTGTAGGTATCTCTTGATGTGCATCTTCTACAGCTTGGTCAAGAATAGCCTGTTCTTCCTCTGTCAAAGGTGAATCATTATCAAGATTCTGAAGAGCCTCTTCATACTCTTCTACTGAGTTGAACTCTTCAATAGCTTCTTCTAAAGCTCTCTCAGATTCTGCTACTCTATTTTCTATTTCACTATTTGTCATAATACTAAATACTTTTGAAGTGCATCAATATACCCTTTGATATAATCATTTTCAGGGAGTTTTGTAAGCTCCTCTATCATATCATGGGCACAAATAGCACAAATTTCTGTTTCATCAAAGCCAAGCTCTTCTAATTTCTCATCTGTTATATACCATGTCAGATACTCTGTATAGGTCTCTGCCCATATCTTGAAATTATCCATGCCAACTTTGCCTTTACCAAACCTCTTTTCATACAGGGTAGGCATTGACTTAGCCCATTTAGTAATGTCAATCTTGCTATCATTAGAAATGATAATACTACCTGTAATCAATTGAAGTACAAGAGATTTCAAAGTAACCTTATCAAATGATACCTGACCATAAGGTATATCATATCCCTCTTCAAATGGCAAGTCATCTACATTATCAAAGAGAGTTGGCTGAACTACCTTAGGCTTATCAGCTTCCTTCTTGACAAGATTTGCTGGACCTGCCTTTGTACCATAGGAATTAGCAATAACAGGTTTATAGCCATCTTGATATACAGGTGTCTGAGCTTTCTTGGCTTTCTCTGCCCTTTCTGCTTTAGCTTGCTTGATTTCCTCAAGTCTTGCTGCCATGTCTGGAAAGGAATAATTCTCACCTTCCTTCTCTATTTTAAGGTAGAACCATTCAATTTCATCTGCACTACTTACATATTCCTTAGTATCATGCTTTTCACCATCACCAAAGAACTCATAAGACACAGATTCTTTGACCTGCTTTGATTTAACCCTCCTTGTAATTGCAGCAGTATAAGTACCTGCATTATTCACAATGAGAGATACAAAGTTATTTCTATCCCTACCTTCCTCCTTTAGAGTAGCAGTATCTGTCCCACTAAAGAAAGTACTCATATTGTTATGGGAATGTATAAGACCCATTTGGCAATCAAGTAGCTCAGGATTCTCACACATATAGGCTATCACATCAGGATTCATATCAAACTCTGTATAGGCTTGAGTACCAATATCCATAATGTAAATATCCACACATCTTATTACAAGGTCATTATTTTCAAATGAACCTTCATGTGTAAAGAATAGTGTACCTGACCATTCAGTACTCCACACCTTTTGGCAGGCAAATCTTATCTTTCTCTCCACTTCTGCTGGGATAATCAGCTTATAATTATAAGTACCTGACTTCTGTACCAAGCTGATTACTTTCGTGGGTTGCTTTACTTCTTCCATATCTATAATTTAACACTTTAAGTATTGTTGCTAATATGTATAGTGCAGTATGAGTATTAAGAATTATACTCTTATTCTCATTCCTTACCTCAGCAATATCTGTAATATCAACAGTAACCTCTCTTCCCTTGAACATGCAAACCTTCTTGCCTATATGTTGGGCATAGTTATTTACATTGTTCCTACCTTTATCATAGTAAATCTTCCCATTATCTATGATACATTCTTTCAAGATACCTTTCCTCTTCAATTCTGCAAACTCGGCAGTTAGCTCCTCTTTATTAAACTGGTCATTATACCACTTAATAAATTCATTGCTAATAAGTACAATAAACTCAATAAGTGACATACCAATAGAATAAGAGCCATTTACATAATTGAATTTAAGTTTCTTTGAATTGATAAAGCCTCTTACAAACTCCTTCAACTTATCAGGACTAAGAGCATCTCCATAGTAGTCTGGTGATAGATATGTAACAAACCTGTCTACACCCATCTCCATGTTACCAGTACCTAACTTTTCCAAATATTTATAAGGTCTGCCAGCAATGGATTCTACAGTTACATATTTACTTAGCTCAAGACAAAACATATTCCACATATCCTCATCATAATCCCTATTGAGGGCACTAATAGTACCATTGATGGGACCACTGCCTGTGCAAGGATTCCGAAAACTGGTAAAGTCATTTGTAGGAATGCCACTGATATGACTGTGCATATATCCACTGCTAATATGAAGCATAGTATATTCTGACCTGTTAAGTGTAAATCCACCATTCAATGTGCCATTATACATTACTTTTACCTTAGCCCACAGATGGTTAATATCCACAAATCTGTCATGCTCATTAGTTACTCTTACATGAGGAAAATGTACAAGAATGAATATGCCATTGAACTTAGCATTACCAATTCTTTCCTTTACTGTAGTATTTGTAAGCACATTTACAACCTTTTCTACCTGGTCTCCAGGTAAATCAGTAATAGCCCATGTTTTATACATGCTCCAGTCATTCCTGTTCATGCTTACAATATTACCATCAGGAATATAAGTAGATAAAGGCTCTATATTCATCCAAGATTTGAACTTGTCCAAACTCCAATATCCTTGCATATCAACTTTATCCTCTCCAAAAAAGTCATTGAATATGCTTAATACTCGGAGTGGTCTGTCCATCAAGGAGTTATATAGTTCTTCTATCTTCTCCTCAATTAATTTAATTGTTTCTCCACTCATATTACTGTAAAAAAAAAGTAGGTAAGGGGACATTTCTAACCTCCTTACCTACTGTTACTTACCCTTATTAATTGACACCCATTCCTGCGAACATATCATCAATCTCATCATCAGAGTAAGGAGAAGCTGACTTAGGCTTATACTCCTCAGATGGTGCAGCAGCTACAGCTACTTCACCCCCAAGAATATCAAGCACTTTCTCTTTCTCATAATCTTCAATTGTGCCATTGTCCTCAAGAATTTCCACCAACTTGCTGATAGCAGCTCTTGCTACAGTATCAACACACTCACCACCATTACTTGCAGGTGCTACAGGAGCACTTACTTCAGGAGTGTTTACAGGTGCTTCTACCTTTTCCTCCTTCTTAGTCTCAGCCTTAGCCTCAGCTTTAGGAGCAGCAGGAGCAGGCTTTGAAGCACCATTGCTCTGTATCAATGCAATAAGGTCAGCAGTCTTACACATAGTGAAGTTCTTGCCAAACTTCTTCACACAAGCATCCTGTAAACCCATAGATTTGATAGCACTGTATGCCTCAGCTCTACTCATTGCAACAGCACCACTTCTAATTTTCTTGTTGGTGTTAGTAAGCATGAAAACCAACTCATTTGTGATAGTGCCCTTGTAAGGAACATCATGTGGCAGAACTGAAGCATCATTCTTCAATTCAACCTTTGATGTACCTTCAAAGAAGGTCATACCATCATAGTCAATACCATTGGCTCTCAGGTCACTTTTCAACTCAGCAAGGGTCGTGGCTGCTGACATAATAACACTCTTCTTCTGATTCTTAGTCTGTACGACTGTAATTTTTCTTGCTTCCATGTTTTCACTTTTTTTTATAAATTGAACTTATTGAAACTTTAATCTATACAAAAGGGCAAATCATTCCAATCATTGTCCTCTTGTCTTGAAGAGTTGAATAAAGGCTTGATTATTCTAAGGAACTCATCTTTGCCCTTAGCCTTATACAAGTCTGAAATATCTTTCCCTTCATTAAAGGGTGGTAACACTACATTAGTAAAGCCTGTTTCCTCAGCTAACTTCTGAGCATCTTTTAGTCCTGGCTCATCATTATCCAAGCAAATGAAGACCTGTTTATATCTTCTTTTCAGTTCACTAATTGCAGTATCACTCATCCTATACCCCTCACCTTGAATGGCAAGAGATGGAATACCTGTATTAGCCCATAGACATAGAGCATCTTTCAATGAAGAGCAAATGCAAATCTGCTCCCCATACTCAGGTACTTTAGTCCATAGGCTCACTACAGAATTGTCATGCTTGTTACTCCACTTATAACCAGCTTTATTGAAAGGCTGATATATTTTTAGGGTAACTTTGCCTTCTTTGTGTTCTACATAAGCATAGGCATATTTATCAGCTCCAAATACATATCTATGACCATCTTTTATGACAATCTTATGAGATATGGGATAAACCTCTGCATACTTGAGCCATTCTAAAGTTATACCATAGGATGCCCAATATTCAATATCATAACTTCTCCAATCTCTGACTTTGCACTGCAAGTCTGTATCTTTGTTATAGCTATTTGTACTTCTTACAGCACAGGGAGTATATGAATGAACACTGGCACCACCACAGAACTTTGAAATGTCTTCATTAATCCTTGTTAGAACTTCCTTATAACCACAGTTCCACATATGACCAAGCAGGTCAAATAGACCTCCTCTATCCCTCGTGGATAAATCTGTGTAAAATATTCTTCTACCATCAGTAGAATAAAGACCAAAAGAAGGTCTCCTGTCCTGTCTAAGAGGACTATTTATAATACAAGGAACCTCTGTGACTCCTAAGTAATATGACAGAATATCTGCTTCTGTCACTTTACTTAGAATATCATCAAGGCTCACAGAAGATTTACCTTTGCTGATTGCCATTGCTTTTTTTTTTAGAAATTACTACTTACTTACCAAAATCCCAAGGTGTACCACCACCAGCATCACCAGCAGGGAAAGGCATATCACCTGCTGCACCAGAGTTACTGAGGTCTGTAGATTCTACATCATACTCCTTCAAGTCACCCACAGTAAACTCAGTAGTAGGATATGCACCAGCAGCCTTTCTTTCCTGCAAGTCTGCATCCAACTTACTGTAGTCAGTAATGTTGTTCTTCAAGAACATCTGATTATAAACAGCCTGATACTGCTTATTATCATCAGTGGTTCTTACACCAAACAATACCTTAACCTTGTTATTAGGCTGCAATGCAATAACATCTCTCAGCTCCTTGAAATTGCCCTTGAAGTACTCAGCAATATTCTCAAGTCTTGCTTCACAATCCTCAGGTTTGTCTACCATAACCCAAGTATTATTGACATACTTCATTACATTAGGAATGTTGAGGTATGCCTTAATGAAGTTAGTAAGCTCTTCCTCACCATGATAAGCAGGTCTGTAGTCCTTATCAATGTTGGCAGGGCCATTCTTATATACAGGAATCTCATGTGCCTTAGCCTGCTCTACAGTAACCCAAGCAGTTCTACCATACTTATCAATTACCTGTACCTTAGTCTGGTCTCTATTGTATCTGTATTCCTTTCTAATGAAGAAAGCTACCTTAGTGGTAAACTCAATACCACCACACTTTTCAGCATCAGTCTTAACAATGAAATCAAGTCTGACATTCTGTACCTTGTGCTTGTCCTCACCTACCTCAACTTCACCCAGATACTCAGGGTCATTTTCAAGCTGGGTATTATAGAGTTTCTCTAACTCTGCCTTGTTAGGATTTACAGCCAAAACAAATACAGGAGCTACACCTGTATATCTCTTTACTGCATTGCCTTCTTTACTCTCTGTTCCTTTACTGAATGCCATAAAAGCATATCCAACTTTTTTCTTATTCATGTTATTCATTATTTTTATATTTCCACTTATAACCAAATGCTTGATGCACAGGATATACTTTACCAGAATGATAATCCTTGGCAAATCCTCTACAACAAGCAGAGATAGAAGTATTTGAGAATCCAAGTGTTTGCTCAATTTCTCTTGTGGAAGCCCATTCTTTGACAAAGTTTCCATCTAAGGTTTCTTGTATAACTGCTTTGGACAAAACATTCTTTCTGCTGCCATAATTACAATTATATCTGTTATTGCACATTTCAAGATTCTCCACTCTATTGTCTTTCTTATCCTCATTCTTATGATTTACTTGTAAGTCATCAGAATAATTACTAAGAAAGGCTTTGGCAACTAACCTATGTACCTTCTTAAACTTCAACCTCCCATTTATATACACTCCAACATATAAGTATCCATACCTATCAGTATGTTTCTTTAGTACCTTATTAGTCCTTGTGCTATAAACTTCCCCAAGATTTGATACCTTGTATCCATCAATTACTTCTATCCAACTTTCCATATCCCTAATTCTTCTGATTAATCTTCAAAAGGCAGTTTGTCACCAGCCTCTGTGCCATCATTGAAGGGGTTAGTAGGGTCAAAAGGAGCCTCTTCACCAGCCTTTACTTCTGTCTCAGGTGCCTTCTCAGTATCATCTACTGTCTCAGGAGCAACATTGTCAATAGCAGGCTCCTCTACATGAATTTCATATACATTAGCCTCCTCATTGAACACTACTACACCAGCCTTAGGTTCATACTTAGTAACCTTTACAGGCTTACCATCCTTATCAACCTTACCAGTATCTTCTACCTTCTTGACAATCAAGTTCTCACTTACCATACCATCAGTAAGTTTCATTACTCCCATCTCATATCCTTCAATCTCCTCAACAAGGTCATTATATTCCTTATTGAGTTCATTAATCTTGGCAGCAATTTTGTTTTTCTTTACTACCAAAGGATTCACATTCATTGCCACTCTCTTAATAGCAGCAAACTGTCTTACACTTAATACTTTTGTTTTCATATTTTCTTTTAATTAAAAGATTTGTAATAACTTCCTTTCTTGCCCCATATTATTTAATGGATTGGGAGCACTCCATAGCTTACATACTATGAACTTTCTCTCATAGTACTCTAATGCAGCCTCTACACAAAATCTCAGCTCTATAGGTCTGCCTAATAATGCAGTTACAAATCTTACAGTATCTTCATAAGGCTTATTGTGCTCTGCTACACAATATTGTACTAACAATATACTAATATCAGTTGAAGTAAGTCCACCAAAGGCAGCCAACCTTGATATTCTTACAGTCTCATTCCTATCCATAAATCTCCCTCAATTTGTCTACTACTATAGACAAATCATTAGGAATCTCATCAGGAAGGTCATCCAATGCACCAAGACTGTCTTTAGCAGGATATTCTCCATCAAACTCCTTGACAAAGTGCTTGATAGGTCTCTTGTTTTCTGCATCATATCCTACCTTGCCGAAGAGGATAATATCAAACTTACCCTCAGGAGTAATATAGTCATCAACCATCTTTCCAGTGGTCTTGAACTTATAGGAAATGGAATCACCATTCTTATCCTTATACTCCTCATAGTGGGCACAGCAGATAATATTCTTATCCTCAGGAAGTCCCTTGAAAGCATCAAAGATGAGACCCATTCCATAGCCAATCTGCTTAGGAGTATCCCATCCACCTTTCATGGCATTTGCCATATAGAAATCCTGTGCAAGATAATTGAAGTCATCAATCACAATGTTCTTGAAAGGAGACTTCTTCAGCATATTGATAATCTCTGTCACTGCTGCAAATCTGTCAAGGCCTGTGAGACCATCTACTTGCACTCTATTGCCTGTACCAAGGGCATTTGCATTTACAAGTTTCTGTGTAGGCTTGCCTACATTCTCTACTCCAATGCTACCTTCAATCAGCTTAAAGTTAGGGTTAGGAACACCCCTACCAATACACTGGATAACATAAGTTTCCTTTGGGTCAAGCCCCTTAATACCTAATTTCTCCCTACCACAATAGGAAGTGGTTTTTCCAAAGCCTGACTTAGCCAAAACTAAAATCTTTGCCATTGTTTTTGTTTTATAATGTTACTTTTACTTGAAAAGGGTTGCAAACTTATGAAATATTTTCCACCTGTGCAACTCTTTATTCATTTTATTTATTCCATAACTAAAGAAAGTCTTAGCAGTTTTGCTCTTCCTTGATTCCATATAGTTATATACTCTTTGTAGTGCCTCCTTATCATCAGGTCTTGGGAGTTCATAAAATGTACTCACTGCACCATCAAAGAATAAAGGACAGATTTGACCATTTGCTCCATAGTCTCTATCTTCAATCACCTCCATGAACCTTATATGGTTCCTGAACTTGGTTATATCATATCCTTCATACTCTCTTAGTCCATACTTGAATGGACTATAGAGACCTATAACCATATTGGCATCTCTGGTAGTAGTCTTACAATCTGCAAGACCATCAGAAGATGGTTTAAGCTTATTCAGCTTTTGGTTCTCAATACCCTCTTGAGCCTGTGCTTGATGCTGAATCAATACAAAGATGAATTTCAATTGATTTCTGAGAGTAATACCATACTTGCTCATCTTATCAATAGTTTCCATCTTCTTCAATCCACTTTCAAGAGATAGATTTGAGGCATTATCTATGATGATTATCCTCCTCTCCTCTGGGTCATCTGGGGTATAAGGATTGTCATTGTCTACCACATCTGCATCTATGATTTCATCTGTGATAGGGTCTTTCCTCTTACCTTTCTTGAAGTTAAGATGTCCATGAGTTAAGGCATAATCCCTACAATACTTATTGATTCCTGTGGGATTCCTTTGGTCATCAATATACTCAACCATATCCTCAAATGCCTTGATATATCTCTGATATTTATCAGTCTCAAGCAATTCAAGAATCTTCTCATCAATGGGATGGTCTCTGTCTGTACTTTTCAGTTCAGTAGGAGATACCTCTATCCCATCCAATCTAAACAATAGATGACACAAGAACTCATTATACTTTTCCTCTGGACTCATCTCCAAAGTAAAGTAGAGAACCTTAACTCTCATCTCAGGATGCTCCAATATAAAGAACAATGGTTCATATACAAATAGGTAATCACAGAACTTTGATTTACCTACCTTTTGATTGGCAGTCACCACTATGAACTTAGCAGTTTCAATGCCTGGAACCCATGCTCTAAATCTTGGAAAAGGGAAAGGAATACAATTATAAAGTCCATTAAGAACTCTCTCCCTCCTTAACCTCAGATTTCCCATTACTTGCTTAAATCTACTCATAATCAGTTAATTGTAGAAGTCCAATCATTTCTTAAATTCTCTTCTTGACCAGCATTCTCAATGTAACTAATCAATTCTGAGTCTCCCTCAATCTCACCAGCAGCACCAACTTTCTCTTTGAATATGAAATACTTTAATAGCCTCATATATGTATAGTTTCCATTGAAACCTTCCACATACTTACTGGTTGCCTGTATGATTTGCTCATCAGTATAAGTATTTCCATACTTCTTAAAGAATAACTTTAATCTTCGTACAATCAAAGCTACTCCATCTGCCCAATAATAGTTAGTGCCATCTTTTTTGCCTTTAGGAAATATCTCTTTGAGCCTTGTAGCCAACTGAATTAACCTGTCATTAGGTTCCTGTTTCTTATCAGAATCCACAATCACAGAATCTATTACCTCAGTACCTTTATTAGTAAGTCTCCATCCAATCTGTTGGAATAAGTCATCCCTATTAGCAGTTATATAGCCCTTCTTAATCAGCTCCTTCTGAGCTGTATCAAGGTCAGCATTATTATGGATGGCAAGCATCAAGAGAGCCTCAGCAAGACTAATGTTGTTCTTCTGACATCCTTCCTTACTTAAACATATTGTCATAGCTTAATGTCATTAATACTATCAACACTAATGATAGAATCCTCAGAGTACTCCTCTATCATCTTCTGTACAAGTTCTTCTTCCCTTGTATCCTTGAAATAAGGTATGATGATAATAGGAGATTTGTGTCTAAGTATTCTACCAACTCTTTGCTTTACTACAATCTCCGAACTATTCAAGTTGCAGAATATGCCTATCCTACAATTAGTCAAGTTCACACCTTCATTGAGTATATTACAGGCAGTAATATGTTTAATCTTATTAAGATTAAACATCTCAAGGTTCTTCACTGAAGCCTTATTCTTCGAGGTGATATTATATTTACCTAACCTCTCTGACTGTTCAATACTACTACAGAAAGTCAAAGTCTTGTAATTCCTGAACTTGTCAAGAAGAGATAGTACAAGGGCTTCCTTCTGTTCAGCACACCACTTCAGCCTTTTGCCTGCTGTTGAAAGCCATAAGTTCTTTATCCTCTCATTTCTTGAGTTAAAGTACTTATTCTTGTACCACTCTATAAGTGAAGAGATACTATCATAACAACCTTTCTGAGTGGTGATTATATCACGACCAAACTTCTTAACCTTATAGGTATAATTAGACTTGTCTAAAGACAAGGGCAGTAGATATACTGTAGGCTCAGGTAATACTTCATCTTCTACAGCTTCCTTGAGACCACACTTAATGACCTCAGCCTTGTGGTTGTAAATGAAATAATCCCTCATGTCTCTCTTAATAGTGGCAGACAATCCAATGAAAGACTCATTGATATGGATAGTCTCCAATACATCAATTCTTGCTTCTGACAAATGCTGCATCTCATCTGCCACTACTACATCAAAGTATGAGTTCTCATAGTTCTTTAGTGACTCATAGCATTCAATGGTAATATAGTCAGACTTGATACCTCCCCATTTCTCAATCTCATCCTTCCAAGTCTGCTTGTGCACAGTCTTAGCTACAAGAATAAGTATAGTAGTAGGGCTTTCATCATTCCTGAATACCCTATCACATATATGATTAATGAGGTCTATTGCTATTCGAGTTTTCAGTTATGTTATCCTAAGAGCTTTTTATCTCTCAGTTCTTACATTTCATTTAATGTAAGCTCGGCGTACATTTTCATCTTTAGCTCTACCTATTAAGATGCAGGACACTCTTGGGTCTATTATATTTATTCAAGACCTACGCTCTACACTACTAATTAACCTTTCGTAATTTAATTAGTTAGCACGGTATTAGCATCTCAGCTTTCACCGTTTTTGCCCTGTGATTATATTAAGAATTTCTTCTTAACACGGCAAATCTTTTATATTTTCTATCCAAGTATATATTAGATTTATCATAGAGAATACTTGCAAATTTATCTGCATTAGCACAACTACAAGATATACAATATGTATTTGAAGATAGCCTTCTTTTATCTTTATGGTAAGTGTTCTTAAAATAATCAGGATATAAAGATATTATTTCTCCTAGAAATTCTTTAGTTCCCATTATTTCTACAACTAATCTACCTGTCTTTGTATAGCTAAGACAGCCATCTCCATCTACATACCCTCTTATAAAATGTCTAATAAGACTCTCTTCTGCAAATATATTTTTATTAGGAAACTTCAATGTTAAAGATTTTTGTGGTAGGCACCCCAACTCTACTAATCTATCATGAAAATGATTGTCAGTTACAGTACACCTACACCTACTGTATTCTTTACCTTTATTTACTATTTTACCAAATTTAATAGATTGAGTATTCTTTATAAAATTATTATATTTATTTAAATGGTCACTATCATCGCCTTTTAGACTTAATTCCACAGTATTTGAATTTTTACTAACATATCCATCAGCCATCAGAAAACCTAACCAGTAAGCTTTCTCTTCTGTATCTATATTATCAAATACTGTATTATCAAATTTCAAAGAATTATGATAGTTAGGAATACTCCTGTCTATTTTCTTTAGTTTATAATAAACTGTCTGTCTCCATACTCCAAGAATTTTTGCTATTTCGGTAGCAGTTAATCCTTGATTTGCTAACTCTACAATTTCATTTGTAATTTCTCTATATCTTCCCATAATCAATAATTTATTAATTATGCAAAGATATAAATAACATTTAATATATACAACAGGATAAGTAAAATACTTATTTTATTTACCCATCCCAGTGATAAGCTCTAAGATAAGGTACTTGGTCTTGTCTATCTTAGATAAAGCCAACCTATTCACTTCTTCTCTTGTCATTTTCTACTTACAATTTCTTTTAATTTGTTAATGTAGTCAGGGTCTTCTGCATACCCTATATCTGATAAAAACTCATAGTAGTCATTCGGAGGTTTGTATCTATATTGCACATAGTTAAGATATGCAATTATGCTTTCAGTCCAATGGTCAAATGTGTGATACCTGTGTTTCTTGCTATTGTATAAGCCAAACAGATTATTACCATTCAGACATAAGTCTGACTTAAAATGACCAGTTTCAAGTACAGCTTGTGCATAGACTATCTGAGGATGTTTAACCCCATAATATTCTAATGCTTCCATCAAGCCTTCTTGAGGTGATTTACTGAAGAAGTCTGGTTGCTCCTCATTAACTATGTGTACCACCTCTATTTCAGGTGGTTCATCTTCCTTCAAGTAGGAATGTACTTGAATTGCTCCAAGTACTCCTACTGCAAAGGAGATGAGTATGTTGAATACTCTCTGTTTCATACTTCTTTTGTTAAATAGCAGGCAATAGTGCCCAATATCCTATGTAATACATTCTCCTTGGATAGCTCTATAATCAAATATTCATAGCTATGATGGGGCTTTCTACTGGCAAGTATGGAGAACCATATATGGTATGCTATGAAAGCCATGATACCTATAATAGGAATACAATAGATTATAAAAGCTATAATTAGCATCCATACAGCAACATGATGCTCATCCACTCTATTCTGATAGTGGTATTCAGCAAAAGTAGTGCCCCTGAGTGACCAAATGGTCACTACAAGGAACACTATACCTAATATAATCCATCCCATAGCTTACTTACTAATGTCTTTGAATATAGTAGGAACTTGACCATATACAGGCAATTTACCATCCCATTTCTCAATCCACATCTTCTCAAGAATTGCAGGAGTAAGTGCCTGTTGCCTCAACTCATTGGCTTTCTTCTCTGCCTCAGCAGCTACAATAAGTTTCTTAGCCTGAGCTTCTGCCACTTTAACCTCATTCTCTACCTGCATAGCCTGCTGAATAGCCTTATTCTTGGCATTTACAGACTCTACAATAGTCTGGGGATATTTGAGACCAGAGGTTAGCTGCTCCAACTGAAAGTTCTCTTTAGCAAGTGCCTGAGTCAAATACCTTTCAATAGCATTCTCAATACTATCCCTTTTACTTACAATGTCATCAGTAGTAAACTTATTGAGCTGGATTCTAAAGGCATCCTTTACATAGTTATACAGAGTACCCTTGATTACCTCATTCAACTCTTTTCTGTACTTCTTAAAGACAGCAGGTGATTTACCATCAATAATCTTCAATGATACAGTAGGGTCTACAGTGAACTCTGAACCATCCTTTGCATTAATTGTAAATGGCTCATAGTCAATGGTCTGTACATAAGTAGGATACTCATATACTGTGGTGGTCCAAGGATTGTACCATACAATACCAGTTACCAAAGAAGCATCATCCACTCCCTTATCACTGCCATACAGATTCACCTTGATGCCTTCACAACCTGCATCTACCTTCTCCATACATGATGTCATTGAGAACACCATAAACAAGGACAGAAGTCCCAAAATCAATTTACTTTTCATGTTTTCTTTCTAATTTAATTGCTGTTAAACACTTTGTTCTGACTGATAGATATAATGTTGCCACTACCATAAAGAATCCTATCACATTCTCAATGGTATTAGGTGCTGAAATCATTTCAAGTCCTAATGTCAATAGGACAATGAAGATTACAAACCATACAGCAACTTTTGCTATTACCTCAGCTTTCATACTACTTCAATTACTTTCACATTATCAGGAAGTGTCTCCTTGTTCCAATCCTTATATGAATTGGTAAAGTAGACCTCCTTATAGTTTTCACTGAGAGTGGTAATGCCTTTAGGATTGACCATGTGAGTTACATAGATAGTTCTCTCCCTATCAGGATAATGGAAGCCAAGTAATTGTGCAATGCCTTTGAAAGTACCTCCACCATCACATAAGTCATCAATGACTACAAATGGCAGATTGACATTCTTCTCAATGACTTCTGGATTCTCAATCTTAAAGCCAGAGAGTTGTCCTGTCTTTGGGTCTCTCACTTTACTGCATATCACATCACTATTAGGGTCTCCACCATATCTCTGTAATGCACCTTTGTCAGGATACACCCTTAGGTATCCTTCAAAATCTGGCATAGGAGTAGCTATGTCTCCCCAATATTCATCAACAAGGTCTTGCACCTTATGTGAGTGAGGCTCAAGTACATGAACTGCTTGAGGGAACATATCATTTATTACTTGTGTAACTACACTAAGAGAGAATGACTCATCATAGCTGATTACTCTATCCATCCTCATACTCATAAGATAGACAATATCCAAGCCAAACAAGATACCTTGTCTATTAAGAATATCACCTACTTGCATAAGGATAAACAAGTCTGTAGGATTACAAATCCTACATACTACAGTTAAATCATCCTTCCTGTCAATACCATTCAAGACAATATGAGGTTCCCCATCAGGGAACTGTATAACCTCATACTTTACATCACTCTTTTCAGGTCTAATAAGATTCAATATTTGCATACTAATCCTCCAATACAATTGAGTTATCAACATTGGCTCTAATCTGACTTAGAGTCCACTCCTTAACTAACTTGCCATCTTCAAAGACAGTCTGCAAATACCCCTTCTCTTCCTGTTCCTTGGTTACTTGGTCCTCAGCTACATACTTATCACCATCACCTTGAACACAAATAAGACCTTTCAATGATTTCTTAGTGCCATCATCAGTCTTAGGGTCTTTGAAGATTTCCCTTCCTTCCCCATTAACCTGACACCAAGTAGCCTTCATAGCAAAGCCAAGAGAATCCCTACTCTTATACTGATAGGTATATGAGCCTACACCAAGCACAAGATTAGTAGCTGCAAAGCCTCTTTCTTCAAGCCTCTTGTAGATTTCTTTCTGCCTTTCAAGAGTAATAGAATCACCATAGATGATACCTACTTTGGGATTAAGTACCTTGTAGCCTTTCTCATTGACAGTACCACCAAAGATGTCCCACAGAACTTGATATGCACCTACCCATTCAGCAGTACTACTCATCCTGTTTTGCACTTCTGTTTGCTCCTGCCAAGTCTCAAAGTCCTCATGCTTATAGCCTGCAATGATATGTACTGGGTCTCCACTATCAGGTCTTATGACTAACCTACCATCCCTTGCAAGGATTTCATCCTTTAACTTAGGCAGATACTCTGTCATTACCTTCCAAAAATCCCAAGTATCAGAGACAATAGATACAAATCCAGTAGGATATACCTCTGTAATGAGTCTCCTAAATGTCTCCAATTCATCTTCCTTACCACCTGCACACATGACACTATGCTCTGTTGCTGGAATTGTAGCTGCAATAAGCTCCTTCTCAGCATCTGCATTGTAATACTCTTCAAGACCAGCAATAGCAGGAATAGTCTCACTACCACAGAATGAAGTCATATGACCCATACCAGACATAATGGCAGCTTCTACTCCAGCCATGCCTCTCATAGAGAAGTCATGTATGAGGAAATTAAGGTCTACATCCTTAAATCCTGTCTTCCTTGCATGTCTTATCAACTCCTTCTTATACAACCTTGCAGTAATTGCACTTGTCATAGGCAACCACAAGGTAGTTGAGATGAGAGTCTCAAAGTAGTTGGTAAGCCAAAAGAAATCAGGATGAGTGTTGATGAATGTCAATGCAGGTACTCTGATAGGACACAATGTACCCTCAGGCAATGCTTTGATTCTAATGGGAAGATAGCCAAGGTCATGCAACTCCTCAATGTGTTTTGTGCCCACATTGTTAGGTCCCAAAAATGTATCTACCCTTCTCTTAAACTCTGCAACTGCCACATCCTTAGGCTTATTGAAGAAGTCCTCTTGGAATTGCTTCATCAAATACTCTTTGATAAAGTATTGTATTCCAAATACAACAGCACCTTCCTCAGCCTCAGGGTAATAATGACAGCTTCTTGGAGTCCAATTAGAGTAGACATACTCTGTACCTTCAGGGTATTGCCTTCTATGGTCTAACTTATAGCCATCAGTCAATAAAATTGCTTCTTTCATGCTTTTTTTTTTGTTAAACTTATATTGCTTAGTCAGAGATTTTCTCTTCTTTAGTCAGAAATACATAGTCAGGCAACTCCTTGTTATTTGACCATTTGTATTCAGAATAGGTGGTATAATAAGGGTCAATTAGGTATTTCCCATCCTGAGATTTACTTACCCAAAATCTGACTCCTATACCTATTTCCTTTATCTTGGCAATCCTCATATAAAAGTAAGATGCCTTGTAATCTGACTTTGCTGCTACATAGACTGTAGCCTTTCTTGATTTGTATAAACCAGTTGAGATGTAGAATGTACCAAGAAGTTGCTTCTCATGTGTCTCCTCAGCCTTCTTACATATATTATACAACTCTCTTTTACTCGGAAGATTCTGAGTGTTGAATTGTGATAATATAAAAGGTGATGGAACATAAGGACCTTTAGGTCTCTTGCTCTTCTTCTTGTAGTTAATAATACCATTAGATAAGTAGAATCCTCCTCTATAATCTATGTTCTCTTTTTCTTCAAACATATCATAGAACCATTCTCTGAGATTATACTTCTCAGTGCCTCTTCTGCACCTCTGCAAGAACTCGGAAAATACTTTATCTACTGGTCTGCCTACATTCTTTAACAGGAATTTATGCAAATCTCCGTGGAAATAATGATAGCTATCATCATACCAATTGTGAAAATACCATCCAGCAGCTTTCTCACTGCCTCTCCTTAATATTCTCTTTCTTGGGTACTTCTTAGCCCATCTTGATTTCTTTCCATTCCTATTCCTATTAAGGGTAAATTCTATCATACTTCAAACAGTTTTATGTAAGTTCTCTTACACTCCCCACTCCAATACCATTTGTTATACCATAATAGCACAATGTATTTATTCCTTGATGTGACTATATCAATCTTAGGAGAATACTTATTATACATTACAATAATCCAAATACATAGCACAATGAGGAGTAACACATTAAATGCTGTCATACTATTCTGGTTTAGGGCAACATACTACATACTCAAATCTCGAACAAATTCCTTTCCACTTCCTGTAATCATCACATGAGTTCTTCTTTAATGCTTTTGCATCAATGAAGTTACTTACACAAAGCATATCATACTTATTAGATGGGTGATAACTCACCCCAAGCTGTCTATCTAAGGCTTGTATAACTGCTTCAATGGTTTCACCTGATGCTATAAAGTCATCCACAACTATAAACCTTGTAGTACCAACCTCATCAATTCCTCTTAATGAAGAACAATGAGCACTTGTATCTTCTTCCTTCCTGACAATCAGGATATAGGTCTTAGTAGTTGGATTAATGTTATGTAACTCATTAAGCATAGCACCTGCAATCATGGCTCCTGATGTGCCTCTTGCTACAAAAGTAATGCTTGTACCTTCCTCAATATCTTCTTTATATGTATTGAAGATTGCTTCTGCACTCTGTTGTATATAACTATGCTTCCAATAAACACCAAATGGATATTCTACGACAATAAAATGGTCAAGATGTATAAATTTAGGAACATATCCCATAGTCTCTTAGTTTTATCCCACTTAGTCAGTAGGTCGTAAAAAAAAAAGAAGGACAAGGATATTGATAATACCCTTGTCCTCTACTATGAGAACATATCCAGTTAGTCCTCAAACACTTGGTAAGTGTACGAAGTACCCCCAAGATGTTCTACTGTTCTCTGCAAATGAGCTTCAAGTCTTTCCTTTTCACTCATTGCAGCCCACTTGCCAGGCTTAGACCATGAAGGACAAGAATCCTTGTCAATCATATACTCATAAGCCTCTTTGCTCATGTTCAGGGACTGTGTAGCTGGCTTGCACTTCCTTGTATGGAAAGTGATAATCTCTGGATTGGTACCATCCTTGTCAGTCACTCTCATAGTGTGCTTCTCCATCTTGTCCCAATCCTCAACTACTTTTGTTACTGTTCTCTTTCTACCATTCTTTGTAGTAATGGTCTCTTGAGTTGTTTTAAGGCACTCCTCCTTGCTGAACATTGTGCTTCCTCGAAGCTCAATACTCAGACTTAACTTGATTTCACTCATGTTTATTAATCTTCTTCAGATTCTTTCTTCATAATTGCAGCAAGCATAAGAGCAGCCATTGCATCTCTTGCTGTAGCTTCTCCCTTATCTGCTTTTTCTCTCAACTCCTCTGCCATTTTAATGTGAAGAGTATGTTTCAAGGCTTCAATAGTGCCCATCAATTCTCTCACATTGAGGAATATTGCACTTGTTACAATCACCTCAACAGGTGCTTGCACTGTCTTACCTTTGTAGCTTTCCACCAAGTTTTCAACAAGTTCAACATTGGTTAAACCACCATTCTCTTTGCCACCTTTAATGGCTTTTGCAGCATCTTCAAAATGCTTCTGTTCCAGATTTCTTTCCAGAACCTTTTCTTCATTCTTTTCCATCTTTTTTTTTT